TGCAGTAAAATCAAGGTTTTCTGATGATTTTAAATGGGTTAAGTGTTAAAAATAACCCAATTATAACCCATTTAACAATTAGGAGTGAGTGATATTATTTGCATAGGGATAAAGATATAATTCTTTATCCCTATTTCTTTTATATAATATTTTTTCTTATTTTCTCTTTTACTCTAATTTTGTCTATGTATTAATTGTTGATATAGCTTTTTATAAGAATATAATTGGTTTATATTTTTACATTAATTGTCCATTATATTTATCATGTACAAACCCCTTAATACCCAAATACCTCCTAGCAGCTTCCTCGCTCTCAAATAACCTATTTAAGCGTACTCTGATTCCACCGCCTTCATCGAACTTAACAAGAGCCATATTACCAGTTATATGAGCTACAGTAATTTTTCTTATTTTTAGATTATTTTCTATGATGTAAGCAGTAATACCTTCTTTCATAACATACCTCCATTATAATAAAACGTCTGTTCTGATTATTATATAAAAATAAAAAGAAATAAGTCAAATAAGAATCGTAAAAAATAGGGATACCAGATTAATTTCTAGTATCCCTATAGTTATATATAAAATCATCGTGTTAAAACAATTTATAATTCGGCTTTTCTTCGTTGAAAAACCAAAATCTTATATAATCATCTAATATAATTGCCACTAAAGACAATATGCACCAAATTAGTGTAAATGGCAAGCATATTTGACCTAAAATATTAAAAGGCATATGAGAATAATCCCATATACCTAAATGTAACCAAATATTCAATATTAATCCAGTAATAAATTCATAGAAGGTTATTAAACAACCTCCAATGGCACATTGAATTAATAACGGTGTTTCCCAACTTAATATTTCATTAATTAACCCAATTGATATGAAAGACACGCCGCCAAGCACACCCATTGTCCAATGTGAATGTCCTCTATATATCAATTCAATACTAACATATATAAGACCTCCAATACAAAATAGAAATAAATATTTACTGAGTAATTTTAGTTGTTTCTGCATTTAGCACCTCTATAATTTTTCGAGAATGTTCCATAATAGTCTTATAATTATCAAGATATTCATCTGTTAATTCTTGCCCATATTGAACTGCTTGAACATCTTTAATATCGGTTAAGGTATATACATAAGCTTTTAACTGGTTTAAATAGGTTGTATTAGAAGTAACATTGATTTCTTGCAATATATATATATTATAAATATCTTCAGGTGTATATAGTCTACACAAACTTTTATCTGAATGATATGGCACATTCATACCAGTTGTTCTTGCCATACTTACAAGATTGCTAATATTATTTTGATCGGTAACAGTGTAAGAGTAGTGTTCTTCATTGTATACGATTCCTGCAACGATAACACTCTGACAAGCATTTGTTAATTCTTTTATTTTATTTTCAAGGGCAGCATTATAAGCATTTTGTCTGTTTATTTCCAAAATCTTATCTTTATCTTCTTGAGATATCTTGACTATTTGATTATCTACTAATTGATAGTTATATAATCCATTTTCGTCTACAATATCTAAAGCCTCAGGAAATCTATATTTCTTACCCTTTCCTGAGCAAACAAGATAACAATCTGAAATATTATCTTTTTCGCTTGAAAATTGTCTTGTAACATATTTTTCCCAATTATATTCATAATATATGTAATATACCGTATCTTTTTTGTTGTACTCAATATATTCGTCAGTAGAATCGTAAACATAATAATATTCCGAAAAATCATATACACAAGTTTCTTCATCGGAATATATTTTAAAACCAATATTATCGCAAAAGACGTTATCATCTCTGTAATATATTCTTACAATATTAGGAAATTCAACGAATTCATAATTTATAATTTCATATTTAGTTTGTCTTAAATCGTTAAATTGAATATACATAAATCCTTTCTCCTTTATATTTATAGTGTTACCTCAAATGTGTTTGGATTGAATTTCAGCTTTTTAATTATCTTCTTAGTTGTATTTGCAATATATACATCTTCTCCGTTATATTTTACAGATAAATTAGTTGTTATTCCTGCTGCAAATAGGTCATTATCTGTCAGCGTAGATTTAACTAATTTATTTTTGTTAAAAACATATACATTTAATGAACCCTTTAAGGTAGCGTGAGGAATAGATAAGGTAGCATCAATATCTTTAAAACTAAATTCAGCACCTCTTATTATATTAGAATCAGATATTTGTGTGGCAGATAATCCGCACCATTTATCAACGTCTTTATTATTAATTCTAAAAAACTCAATTATTTCGCCATCATTATCTTCATGACTACATATCTCATAAAAATCCTGCGTGTAAGTGTTGTAATACCAAACTTCACTATAATCTTCATAACTATCTGGTTCTTCAATTGTGTAATAATTATAAAAGTTATTAATAATTGTACTTTTGTTAGAATCTAACCCTGTTTCGTTAATAATAGGTATTTCTATTATAAATACATTAGTGTAGGAATTTTCCCAAGTATCTGTACCAGTATCATTTTCAACGTAATAATTTGCATGCATATTTAATACCAATTTATTTGTTGCATAATTTACTGCGTACATATCACAATACAAAGTGTTAAAATCAAGTCCGTCTATTTCCATATAATTGAGTTCAATTGTGTTCGCCGTATCTTTTCCTAATGGAAGGCTTATTGTAGTTCCTGGAGTGCTGCTGTTTGCATTACAAATACCTTTAATAGTCCATTGCATTAATTCGTTCACAGAATAACTGCCGTTATACTGATTACAATACAAAGCACCGCTTTTTATTGCCTCGAATTCGTTTTTGGCACCATATTTAAAGTCAAATTGGTTAAACTCACCTTCATTTCTAAAAGTAGATATATTTACTACGTCAATCATATTCGAATTTTTTTGTCTAAATAGAAAATGTGTAGTTCCATACAACCCTAAGAACGTGCCGAAATCGCTATAATCATACACTGCTGGGGCTTTCTCCCAGACAACAACACCGTTGTATATTACCTTAGTAAGATCAATTCCATTATATGTGATATTTTTAATGTCTGTATTATTATAAGATAAACTCATATAATATTCACCTCCTAAGTAGTAGTAATAGTTAGTGTAGTACCAGATAATGAAAATTTAGGTATTTTCTTATAGACGTTATAAAGTGCAGTCTGAGAAGGTGCTATTCCTGAATCGGCAGTACCTACAGCAGAAGTATAAGTATCGCTTAGCTTGGTATGACCATAATTAGTTGAAGTTGACTTACCATAAGTAACAGCGGAACTAGCGTGTGAAGTTGGTGGACAATAAGATTTGTAGCAAGAACTGTCTAATACTCTTGCCCATCCAATTGTAGATATCTGTGCGTCCGAATTAGCTGTTCTATAATACATACCAGTGCCATTATTAGTACCAATTGCAATTTGCGATGTCCACAACCCAGCACTGTTAGTCGTTCTTGTATCCCAACCCATATTAATAATGTGAAACCACGCTTGCTTATTACCAAGAGGATTAGAAGTAGCTCCTCGGATCATTCCTACGGCAAATCCTGCATTGGCAATATCATTAGCGGTTTTATCATTATTTTTACCTGTATTAGCAGTATAATCATTATATACTTTTATATAATTATTGCTATTAGCCTCTGGTGGCATCAGTCCTAAACTTGTTTTAAGATGAGCAAGACTTGTTTTTCTATAATAATTATCAGAATCATTTGTGACGATAACCTGTGATATCGCAACATTTTCGTTTTTGGCTGTATCAGAGTTAATATAATTAAGATTTACATATCTGTTTTTATCTCTAAGAACATAGGTATTAGCCGTATTGGGGATTGAGCCTTGATATCCATTAAGATAAGTAGAACTCCCCTGAAGATTGGCATATATATCAGATTTTTTCTTAAATGCTAATCCGGGAGGTGTTGTTGCTGGCGAAATGGTTTCATTGGTTATAGTTGTAGATTCTGTTATTATTGTCCATTCAGTGTTCCATTCGGAATATATTTGATATATACCACCACCTCGTAGCCACAAAACAGGTTTAGAAGAGTTAATCAACTGTTTGTAACCAATTGGATTTTTGGAGTCAGAGATGAATTTTTGTTGATAGCTTAAAACAATTTCATTTGCATCAGTTGTTCCATATCCACTTTGAATGGTTAAAAGATCTAAAATTGCAGTAAATCCATTCTTATAAGTGTGATTACTCCAATTTGGCATACAATTACCATCTAGCTGTGCGGCACACTTTAGACGATACATTCCACCCCTCGGAATTAATACAGTAGCCACAACTGGGTACCAAGTATCTTCATTATATTTAGAATCAGTTAAATTTATTTCTTTTGCTATGCTTAAAGTTGTGCCCCCAAGTGGAATAGAACAAGCAACAGGTTTGCCGTCACTGAAATAAATAGGTTGAGTAGCAGAACCTGCTGAAGTAGTTAGCTTAATTGCACTATTTGCCGAGGTTGCAAATTTAACACTTTGTTCAGAGATGGTATCTGTAGTTATAATTGTACTTCCACTTTCAGAAGAAGCGGCGGGAAGATAGATTGGAGCAGAATTGTTGACCCTTCCATTAAAATTTGCATCGGTAGTATAATTAAACACAAGATCTTCTTTTGTGGCTAAATTACCAATAGTCCAAGCACCATTTGGAGTTTTTTGTCCAACAACAGGGTTGTAACTATTTGAAGAAGATCTGCTACCAAAAACGGCTACATTTTCTCTATCTTTTATCCAAGTACCACCAGCCTCCCTAATAATTCTTCCAGTCATTGTGCCACCAGTCAATAGAAGAGGGTCACTTACAATCTTATCTAATATAGTCTTGTTGTTGTGAGTATGCTTCTTAGAATTAGCATCATCATAGTTTGTTTTATCTTCTTTAGATAGTAAACCATCAACAGATTGTGTAGCTTTTGGAATGGCGTTGGCAGAAATTGCGACCCATTTTGAACCACTATAACGATATGTGTAATCTGTGTCTTTTACATTAACCGTCCATCCATCTTCAGGATTAGGATAAGTTTTTGCAATATCTGCAAAAGTAGCAACAGATTCTTTCCAATCAATATTGTTTTCTAAAGTAGAAAATTTGTTGTCAATTTCGTTCTTAGTATATTTATCGTTCCAATTATTTTTATTCGAGTTTACAGTATTTTCAACTGATATAGCTTTGTCATAAGCTATCTTAACCGCATTTGCAGTAGGAGCGTGAACTGTAGAAGTAGAAGATACGCTATCTTCAAGTTCGTTAGTAAGAACAAAATGATGATTATCTAATTTATTTTGTAAATCATTTGCTTTGTCATTTGCATTTTTAGCTGCTGCGTTTGCATTTGTTATAGCTGCCGCAGTATCTGTTTGTCTTTTAGTCTCTTGTGCTTGCCTTGTATTCTCGTTTGAAATTCTAGTGTTTTCATTTGCGACCCTAATGTCTTCGGCTTTTTGCCTTTTATCTTCTTCATTTACCCTTTTCTGTTCAGAATTAATTCTTGACTCTTCATTAGATTTTCTTTCTGTTTCATTTTGCTTTCGTATATCTTCATTTGTGGTTAAGGTCTTATCTAATTCAACGACCTTCTTGTTGTTAAAATCTATCTGTGCAAGAGCATTGGTTAAAGCATTGAACTCATAAGAAGATTCTATTTGAGAATGATTTAGAGCTGTTGGTGTAATATTTATATAGAAATCCATAATTGATATAATAGGTGCATTAATCTTATATATATCATCTATATTTGTAGGCTTTTCATTAGAAGTGAAAACTTTTCTTAAAAGAAAAACATCTGCAATAGCCCTGCCTGATGCGGAAAGCATTTGTTCTGTTAATTCTATTTTAAGCTTTCCATCGGAAGTAATTTCAACTTCATTAAAAACACCATTATCATCAGGTTTTTTAAAACGAATAAAAGCACTCATTATTGATTTGTCAACTGTAAATACAATTCCATTTTCAACACAACTTATTTCAATATAACGTGTCTGATTATCATATTGTTTTGCGTTTACAGAAACTACATTTTTTGTATACAAATCAAGAGTTATTTTTGCTGTAGTTTGTTGTATACTCATTTACAATAATTCTCCCTTCTTAAAAATTAATGGTATTCTAACACCAAGTTTTATTGTCATTATCCCATGTATTAATAACAGTATCGTCTACCCAAAATCGAAGAAATTGTCCATCCCAAGACATGGATATATCTGAATTACTAGCTTCTAATCTATTTAATACAACTGCCATTTTCCTTTGTTCCGTCCCGTGCATACAATAAATTCCTGTTGCTTTAATGTCACCAAATACAGATAAGGCAGCATCACTAAAACTTCTAGTACCTCCGGTATCAATGCTTATTTCGCCTTTTCCAATCCATGTCATTTTTGTTCGATTGGGCATATGCCACATCTTAATTCCGTCACGAAGAACTTGTACTTCAGTACCTGATTCGCCTGTGATTGTCATTCCATCACCAGAACCATCTTTGGAATTAGATAACAAAGTTAACGTGTTAAAATTACGATTATTACGAGCGAAGACTCCATGACCTTGAATACTAAAATATGAACCATCTGTTTCGTTAGAAATCTTCATTTCACCACCAATGAGACTAGCAACCATTTTATATGTTGAACCGCCTGACCAGCCGTAACCTGAAGCAGTTAATTTCGTTGCATTGATTTCACCAGTTATTTTAGCATTAGAGGCATACATTTCACCATTCTGTTTAATATAAAAATTTCCATAATATACACCATCACGTTTCTCTTGACATGAAAATGTCCATGTGTCAGGAGATGTTGCTTTTTGAAGATAAACTCGATAATTACCTTGGTCATGATATATTGCTTCATCATTAATATTCCAGCCACCAATTGTAGCCTTAAATGCATTTAGGTCATCAATATTTATTGCGTTTGCTGTTATTGAATTGGTCGCAATTTTTCCTCCGTTTATAGTCGTAGAATTTGATATATATATATTAGAAGCTATGTCGTCCGCTGTTTTTTGGGCATTTGTTATTTTAGACTGAGCAGAGCTGTCGAAACATTCAAAAGTTACTTTTCCTTTTAAATTAATATTTTCTGCCATTAATTCATACAATTTGTCTGTTAAAGTCATACTTGCTTGAGAATTACCCGAAGCAACTAACCAATTGATTTTTCCTGCGGTTTGACTGACAGAAGTGATTGTTTTAGAATTATCTGCAATAGAATTATTTATTGAGTTGATCTTATCTGACAAACCATTCACATCAGATATATCAGGAGAAGTTGTTGTAGACCACTCAATATCAACATTTTTTATTTGTAATTTTTTATTTGTGGCGTTATAAGAAAAAGTATCTCCACCAATATTGCAATCACCAGTTGCCAAATTGAAATGTGTTCCAGCAGTACATATACCCTTTGAATCTGTTGTGTAATTAGCAGAATATATATCACCTGCGATAATAAGACCTGATATAACAAAGTCTGTATTTAAGCCATACTTCTCATACTCAACACCATCAAGAGTGTATTTTTGCTTGCCTAATGCCGTGACAGCAGTCCTCCATCTATCAGTTGTATAAACAAGTTCATTGACATTAATTCTAGCCTGTTCATCCTTATAATCATCAAGCACGTCATCATAACTTCTAATAAGAATGCCATGCTCATCAAATATTGCAGTTGAATTAGTATTATGAACATTATACAAAGCAGAGTCTAATCCTTCTTTTTGCAACCTTTCAAATGTGAGATTAGCTTTCTCACCCTGACTTGCCTGTTTAACAGTAGAAGAGTAGCTTGATGCCATAGATTGTGATTTTGTAAGAATGTCTTTAACAATATTAATATCTGGACTTCCGTATCTATAAGCATCGGAAAAGGTAACAGATAATTTGCTTAAATCTCCATATGAGATAGAAATATCAGCCAATCTCATTACATAATTTTTTCCATCAATTTTAGTTCTGATAAAATTACCAAGAGTAAAATCATCAAGAATGGGTTCAAAAATTCTATTTCCGTCTTTATCTGTTAATAGAAGGAGGTTTTGTAGTGTTCCTGAAATAGTGAATTGTTTCTCGCCAGATTTAACCAATTCCTTCTTGGCAACCACCAATAATTCATTTGCCTTGTCAATTAATTCAGTATTAGTTAGTCCATCAGAAATATAATTGTCATTGCTATAATCATCTTCACGTCTATAATAAGTGAATAACTTCCAATATTTTTCACCTATATACGATTCAAAATCAAGATCATTATGGGTTTTTGAAATCAAATCCTCAATGTATTTCTCAAGACCTGTAAGTGTATCTATTTGAGAGTTTCTATAAGATAATTCTGATTCTAAAGCAATAAACCGTTCATAATATGGAAGATAAATAGAATCGTGTAAATTAGAAGATTCAGATGCAACACCTTGTTCAGTTAAGACATTAATAGCAGTCTGATAAGCTGACTGATAAGAAGTTAATCTCTGTGCAGAATATTTATGCAATTCTATTTTAAATGTATCTAAAGATTCAATTTTATATATTTCTTGTAACCCTTGATCATTTACTTTCCCCATTGCTTTATCAACCTGCTGATTAACATAGGCAATATAATCATCGTTAATTGCAATACTTATTGCCGTTTTCATTTCAGCCGTATCTTCCTTATCTGAATAACTTGTTAATTTAAATCGACCTGTCCAAGTTTGTGATTTAAGAGTTGAACCGTCAAGAATTTCAACCTTATAAATGGATGTATCAATGATTGCTTTCGCCATTGCAAGAACTGCGTTATTAGCAGTATAAACAGATATTTTACTTACATCCGTTACTGCTACAGGAGACAAATTAGAAGGAGTAAGCAAAGCCAATTGAGATGCTGCCGTTTTATCTTGCTGTTTCCAAGTTGGCATCATAGAACTATTAAGATACGAGTATAAATCAATAATATTATAATATACAGATGTTATATTACTCCAACCTATATACTGCTGTTGAATAGAAGAATATGTGGTATCAGGATAATATTTCTTGATATATTCAATAATATCATTATATTGATTTACAAGAGAAGCTTCTAAGGAAAAAGATTTGCTATTAGAATATTCATTAACAAGTTCATCATATGATTTTATTTTAGATTGCAACTCATTTGGCATATCTAATAGGGTATCATTATTAAAATAATAAATATAATTGCTGCCATTAGGGTTAATATTCTTTAAAGTTGCGTTGATTAAATCGTCTCCACCGATGACTCTAAAACAATTCTTAATACTGTCTGTTTCAGAAGTCAACTGAATGTCTGAGCCAAGATTATTTTTATCAATAAATATTGATGTATCTTTTCCATATGGTTCATGTATAATTGTTCCTCCACACTCAGGACAAACAGTAAATGAATCTTCACTTCTATAATCGCAGCTCAAACAACAGGTTTCCATATCGTATACATAGACACTTCTTGTATTTGAATCGAATAAGAATATACAACCAATTTCCTGCGATAGAGTGGTTGTTAAAAAATCATAAACACTTGTACCATCTATACTGAATGAACGTTGAATATTTAAAAGAGTTTCATCAACGTGGGCAATAGTATAGCCAGGGACTTTTTCAAAAATTCTATTTAGCAATGAACAATTTTTCTTACTAGGATTATAGAATATGGTTGGTTCTGTATATTCTTCACGAGCAATATCACCTTCTGTATTAATTTCTATATCATGTAAAATTACTTGCCCAAGTTCGGCTTCACACAATGATTTGGCTGTTATGAGTTTCTTTGTATTTTTTTCTGATTCGCCTGTTCCGACTGTAATCTCGAACCATTCGTTGTATTCCTTGACGTATACAGTTTTAAAATCAATAATTTTCTCCCATAATCTTTCAATTTCCCCATTTCGTTCTCTATATATGTTAAAAGATAACTCATCCACAGCGTTGAATTGCGGATGATATGTTATAGAATCGGCAGGAATATTAACTATTTCACCGAATTTTTCAAGATTTCTATTACCTAGAATAATATGTAATGGTCTAATTGTCTGTCCAGTTTTTTGCATTCTAAGTAAATTTCTTACATTGATTTTCTGCATTAAATTCCTACCTTTCTAACAGGGAAGTATGTCATAATTACATTTATATTAAGTGTAGAAGAGTAGTAGTTGTCCCTGTTTTTATATGTATTTATTAATTTTATAAAATTATAATTAAAATCATTTGCTATGTTGTGAGCAAGTTTATCAGATGTAATTATTCGATGTTGATTATCAATAGTGATTACTTCACCCTTTATACAATTATTGATAATACATAATTCGTTATCTGCTGAGTTAGTAATAGTAAGAGTTCCAGCTTCATTACAAGTTATAACTGTATAAGGATATATTTCTCCAACCTCGTCCGAATCATCATATATATAAAAAGATTTTACATTAGAAAAAGTATGAGTTCTTTCTTTAGCAAAACCATATGGTGCATTAGAAGTGAACGTACATTCAATTCCATATATATCATCATTAATTTTCATAGCTTGAATATTGAATGTGCCATAAAACCTTATATTTTCGTAGCCTTCTTTATTTATTTTAAATTGATCAAAAGTCTTTCTATTTAGCCATCTGTTTATCGCTCCATATTCTTCTGGCATAAGAGGAATAGGATTACAATGATTGTCTAGTCGGCATAATTGAATAGTGAAAGAGTAGTCTTCATCATATGTACTTCCATATAATTCAGAAATATCTTGTCCGACTGATTTAACAGTGTTAAATGTTAGAGTAGAACCAGAAGATACAGTCTCAACACCACCAGACGAATCAAAAGTAGCAACCATTAATCCAAAATCACTAGCAAAATTATCCCCAAATTGAAAATCAGTAAACATATTTTCACCATCCTTTTTAATATTTTATTTTTTTAATAAGTTATCAAGCATTTTTTGATATTGTTTTTCAAATGCTTCCATTTTTTTAACATATTCTTTTTTAACTTTATCTGCTTCGGCTATTTCTTCGTCTAAGACTTTAATTCGGTCGTCATATTTCATACATAACATCTCATATACATTTTTAGCTGTTTTTGCTTTTTTAATTAAAATAGAGAGATTATCATAAGACTCAGAGGCATTTTCTTTAACGATTGAAAGACCGATTTCATTGTCAATAATTTGCTGTTTCAAGTCTTCATTTTCCTTTTCCAGTAGAGCGCAATGTCTTTCATAATATTCCAGCTTCTTTTCCATATTACTTTTACTCTTAACTAACTTATTTGACATCCTATTTCTCCAATCTATCCTTAATTTTAATATCTTTAATAATTCTTAATAATTTCTAACATAATAAAAGACACACTAGCGTGAACTAATGTGTCTTTTTGTGTTTTGTATTTAGTTATAATTGAAAAGAGTAGGAGAGGCTATTTGCTTTATTTTCTAAATATATAATTTATTTACAATGTTTTCAGAATATATTTTTATATTAAAATTAATTTTTCTAATAGTTGTTAATATATCTTTAAAAATAGGATATTTTTTAATGAATAAATCATATCGCATACATTCTAAATTATATGTATTTGTTTTACACCTCATCCAATAATCATTTGAAAATAATATCATCATCTTTATTTAATTTCCTAATGGTTTCAAAATTTAATTTATTATCTATAGTATAATCAAATTTTGAACCACAATCTACCACTTCTTGCATTATATTTTTAAATTGTCTAATTGAAAAATTTTCAGATAAATATTTTTCATGTAATTCATTTGTTAAAATCTCGAATTTATTAATATGTTTTGATAATCCTACCATTGCGCATTTATATGGAAAATCATCTGCTTTATGTATTATATTTATTCCATTGGGAACTCCAAATTTAGAACCAATAGAAAAACTTGTTATTTCAAATCGTTTACCATTATATCCACATATTATAACTCCAAATTCATATTTGCTAATTCCTTCTATATGTTCTTTAAGCATTTTATAAAATTTTGATGTAATAATACCTATAAATTCTATATAGGATAGATCATCAAACTCTTTATCTGAATTTACAAATCCCTTTTTTGTATCATAAAAACAATAGCCATCAAATAATTTAAAACAATGTATTGGATTTCCCGTAACCCCGAATAATATTTGATTATTTAATTTAATCACCTTATTAAAGCCACTTCTACACGTATTATTGTTACTATATGTTGCACGACTATCGCCTGACATTAAACAAAAATTATCTGTTATTACAGCTTGTATTATACTCATAATATATCCCCCAATTATCAATATACAATACAATATTATATACCAATAATCGACAGAATACCACAGAAACATACATTCGTAAATCTGATTTATTAATCAATATCACGGGCATACCAACATAAAGTCAGTACGCCCATAAACCTTATCTAAATGTCAACATATTAAGTGAATTACGTCCTAACACTTGACCCAATGTACCTTCCTGTACTGCTTTTAAAAACCTCTTATCACTTACCATCTGTTTCATAAAATCTTCATAATTTTTAACATTAGGTAATGATAATGTGACATCTCCAAATTCTACATCAACCTTATTAGCCAAGTTATTCGATATATTAGGAACATCAGGTAACTTAACACCCAAATTATCCATATACATATTCGGAGTAGTAATACCCTTAGAAAGATTCCAAAGCTTTTCTACTTGATCTGCATTAAATACCATATCGCCAGCATCTAACTTACGAAGAGTACCATATTTCTTAGAGAAGATAACCTCTGAACCAAGACCATCTTCATCTGTAAGAGTAAGACCACCATGAGCAGATTTAGAGCCTTTCTTTAGTCCGTGAGATTTCATATACTCTAACATTTGTATATTTTGCTCACTTGTTCCATAATAAGGATCATCATTACCCATCTGTTCATAATAACCAGCTCTTGCACTAAAAGATGAATCATAGTCATGCCACTTAATTCTATCTACGATCGAGCTTGATATATCCAATTCGTCCTTCGGGAAATCGTCAGGCGAGTATATCCAATTAACTCCATCAGACCCACCATTATTAGATGAGCCACTATCAGAGTTATCCCAATTATCAGACCAATCATCACCACTATCAGATGAACCACCGCCATCAGAATAACCACCATCGGTATTAGCATTCTGTTCTGCCTGCTGTCTAGCAATCTCATCAGCAACTCTTTGTGCTTCATCATTACTATTCTTCAATAAACCTTGTACAGCAGCATTAATGTCACCACAAACCTTATTAATAGCGTTGTTGCCTTCAACAAACTTGTTACTGAAGTCACCTAATACACTATTAATACCATTTGTTATATTACTAGCGTTTGTACTCCATATATTTGACATAGATTCACTAAGCTTATAACCATAGTTCTCAGCAGTATCAGTGATAGTCTGTGAGATATTAGAAGCGTTCTCATTAGACTGGTCAATAATTTCCTGCATAGTTATATCAAATGAATCAAGTCGCTCATCAAGCCACGTTTTTGTAGTATCGGCAAGATTATCTAAAATAGCTTGAGTATCGCTTATAAGCTTTTCGTATTCAGTATCTTTCAAATCATCTTTTGCACTGTTAATCTGATCTTTAAGTTGCTGAATATTTTTCTTGCCTTCCTCAGAATTATCTCCTTGAACGGCAGAATATTGTTTCTCTAAAGCATTAAGAGCCTTTGTTTTTTCAGCTATAGATTTCTCATAATCATAAGCATCCTTTTGCTGACTCATAAGGTCTTTATACTTTTGGATGACTTCATCAAGTTTATCAAGAAATGTATCATAACCTTCTTGAACTAAATCCTTAAGAGCATCCTTTTCAGATATACTTGAATTAATAGCATCCTGTTGAGCCTTAATAAGTTCCTGCTTCCTATCCAGTAATTCCTTATCATAAGGATCATTAGCCAACTCTTCATTAATTTTAAGTATCTCATCCTTATAAGCTTTAGCCTGATTAAGATATAATTGATACTTCTGTGCGATTAATGCCTGTGCAGCCTTGCCATTGTCATTCATATTACCATTATCATCAGTAATATCTTCATCCTTTAGTAAGTCAACAAGAAACTGAGTTTCGTCTATAAGGTTGCTGACATCATCCCTTGTTCTATCGAAAGCATCCCAATTAATCTGTCTTATAGCATTATCATACTCAACCAATGCCTTTTTAGCATCATATATGGAAGAGGTACAATCATCTATAGCAGACTGCATAGAATACCAGTCCTCAGATTCAGCCTCAATCTTACCTGAAGCCATAGCAGAATTAAGTGCCTTTGTAAGTGCATCTCTTTCCTGTTCAAGTTTTTCAAGATTCTTTTGTTCCTGTTCAATCATAGAACTGTTAAGCAGAGTAGAAGCGAACCAGCCCTGTTCTTCTAAGAGATCATTATCTTTGTTATATAAATCCTTAATAGAATTTACTTTCCCAAGAACTTCTTCAAACTGTGATTGAATATTATCGAATCTACTTTTAGCAAGCTGTCTTATCTCAATGTTTAATGACTGTACAGAATCAGCAGCATCTTGTGCCTTATCATATAAATCCTGGCAATCTTGTATAGCTTCTTTAAGGTCGTCATCATAGACAGTTTCTATATTAAATGAACCATTTGCAATCTGATCTTTGTAATATCCGTCAAGGTCATACGAATTGAATCTATTCATATAGAAGTCATAAGCATCTGATTGTGCATTAATCTCTGATAACAATGTTTCCATAGAATCAGAGAGGGCATTATTACGATTAAGCCATGTACGTGTTGTATCAGATACTTTATTCTTTAAACGGTCATATGCTTTGGAGATTTTAGATAAGAGAGGTTCTACCCAGTTGAAGTCCTGTGGCGATGGCTCAGATGATGAAGATGAATCACTTCCACTAGATGAATCGTCATCACCTAAACCACTCCAAGATAGGTCGGGCGTAAAATCAGGAATATCTATGCTATCTACAGATTCATTCATCTTTCTAATTGCTTCATTATAATCATCTATATAATGTTGCAACTTAGCCATTTTCTGACGTTCAGCTTCAACATTAGCATTCCCTTTGATTTCAAGAGAACTTCCAGCAGAAAAATTATTACCAGTAAGTTCTCCAAATTTTTGTCCTGCTTGTAATCTTGTAAGGTTTGAATCATTATCTGTTACTGAAACATAACCTTCAGCATCTTTTGTAAGCTTGAACGCAGCTAATTGGTTTTTAAAATATTTAGCCCACATTCCACCAAGGTTTTCTATAAGCTTTTGTTCAGATTGTGCTTTTGCTTGTTCAAGATTAGTCCATTTTTTCCAATCTTCACCATAAAAATTTGTTAAAGCGACTTGTAATTCTTCATTACCTGTGATTACTTTATTCCAAAAATATTCAGAAGATTTTATTTCTTCTTGATTTTTTTGTTTATAACTCTCTACATCGGAATTATAACATTCTTCCAGTTTATCAAATAATTCAGTTGTGCTTATAAGTCCTAATTGGTATTCATATAAAGACTTAGTTAATTCAGGATATTTGTCTTCTGGAAATGCCTCATTTATCTTTTTAAGATTTTCGGCAGATATACGACCAGATTCAGATATTTCCTTATTAACTTTTGAAAGGAGTTCTGCATGTTCTGTAAGAGAAGAGAGAGAATCATTAAGAGTTTGGAAATCTTCGGAATATTTCGGAGTATTATCAATCTCTTTTTTGTGTTCGTTCCATTTCTGAATAGCTTCATCAGCATTAGTGATACCATCAGTTACTTCGTTAAACTTATTAATAAGACTCTGAGTATTAATACCTTCCGTATCGAAGAAGTTTTTAATGGTTTGAGAACCATCAATGCCACCCTCAAAATTTTCAATTTGAGATTTAATCTCGGCTTCATTTGCATACATTTTATCTTGGAGATTGTGCATATCCACATCCCAAGCGTCTGCAATGCCGAAAGCATCTTCTAAGTTGCCATCGTTAATTTCTTTACCATTGATTTCGGTATCGACCTTATAAACAATACCTTTGCCACCATTTTCAACCTTATCAGCCTCCATTGGGTCGTCTGAATTAAGAATTTTATCAATGTATTCATTCAAAGAATCTTCATCTAATACAGTTCCATCAGGAAGAATAGGAGTAAAGTGTGCAATGATATAATGACCATTTTCTTCATCTCCAACCCATTTTTCTTGGAAAGCAGTAGAAGTAGTAGAATATGAACCATCATCGTTTATTACAACAGGACGATTATTAATATCTACATTGCCTACATAATTTTCACCAGAATAAAGTTCATTTCGCTTATCTATTGCATCTTGATAAGATTGCTTTAATTCATCAAGACTAGATTCTTCAGATGATTTGAAACGATTGATTGTTTGGGTTAGAGTTAAACCAACCGTTTCTTGAGCTTTCTTATATTCTCCAATATAGTTTAAAAATATTTCTAACCAAGATTGCATATTATCATATGTCTTTTGGTCAAAATCATCAGTTCCTTTAACCGCTTCCATTTTTTTAATTCCATCGGTTAAATCATTGTATAATTTTTCTTTATTACCCTCGAAATTTTCAGTTAAAGTGTCTAAAGTATATTTATAATTCTCAACATCTTCTTCTGTAACATCATTAACACCATTTACGAGATCGTGAACAGCTTGATTATATTCATCTGTTGCTAATTTAATTTTAGCTAATTGTTGAACGCCCACATCGTTTTCATTGCCATTAAGTGCAGCATTCCAATTTATACCAGTAGATTCACCATCTGGACTTGTGTTACTGTAAGTTTTTTTAACTCTTTCTATAACATCGTTAGCATTCGTACTTTGATTTTTATCATTACCCTCATTGAATTCCGTGTTAAACCTATCAGCTGCATCATGAGCTTGATTTTTTGTTTCTTGCTCATTTATGTCTTTAAGTTTCTGTAACTTTTCTTCAAGTAAAGCATTTTGGTATTTAAGGTTATCAATTTCAGTTTTTTGAGCTTCTGTAATAGTTCCGTTATTTTGAAGTTTTTGTAACTCTTCTAACTTATCTTTATTCTGAGAAAGTTCATTCTGGTATTCTTCCATTTGAGAATTATTATCAGAGACTTTTTGTTCAGAATCTTCCAGAGCTTTATTATATTTATTTATGTCGGAAGTTCCATTAGTCCAATCTTGGAATTTATTCATCCCCCATATGCCAAGTTTTATAGCTGCCAAACTTCCTGCGATTGCTAATAAGTATGGATGTGCCAGAACAAGTTTTTTAAGCGATATTCCAAGACCTGTAATTGCATTTTTAAAACCAATTGTAGTAGTTGTAGCTGCGCCCTGTGAAACAGCTACTGCATTTGTTGAAGTAACACTCGATAATTCAGCAGCAGTTGTTTTCAGCGTTTCGCCTGTAAGTCCTTTATTAGCTAATATTCCTTCAATTTGCTTTTCATTTAAAGTAGTTTGGGCGAGTGCTAATTTTACTGCTTCTACAGAATTGTCTTTAAGTGCATTTGAGTACCTATATATTAAAGTTGCTTCATCATTAAAACCATCACCTAATTTATTATAGAATAATGATACAGTATTTATCTTACTTAAAACATCTAAACTCTCTCCAAGTTTCTTTAGTTGCTTTGTTAAAATAAATAATATATAATATTATATAACGAAAAAGGAGGATAGTAATATGAGTGATAAAAATGACGATTTTTATGATAATTATGATGACAAATCAGGCAAAGGTATATTAATGGTTGGGGGGTGTATATTAGGTTTACTATTTTTAATCATATCATTTATTGGATTAATAGAAGATGGAACACCTTTCCCTTTAATAATAACCATTTGTTACATTTCGATTATTGTAGGATATATTTATTATCAAAAGAAAAATAGTAAACTTTCTGATGATTTTGTTCCTAGTGGAAAAACTAAGGAAGAAATATTAGATAATTATGTAACAATTCATAAAGTAAAAGAAAAAAGAGAAAAAGAATTTGAACAACAACTAGAACAAGCCAGAAGATATCAAGCCAACGCACAGGCACAGGAATTATTAAACAAGGTTCATTGTCCATATTGTAATTCAACAAATTGTAAGAAAATATCAGGAGTATCAAAAGCAACATCAGTAGCAATGTTTGGTATATTCTCACAAAAGGTTAAGAAACAATGGCACTGCAATAATTGTAGGAGTGATTTTTAGATAAGGGAAGATGATAGAAGAGTAGTGAGAATATATTAATAAGAGGGTTTGAAATATAACCCTCTTAATATATCATCATTGTATACTTTAATATTAAAGTCCAGTGTTTTACATAAATATAAAATATTTTAAAAAATGGATATTTTCTAAAAAATAATTTATCACGAATATCATTTAATATCATTGTGTAACATTCGCTATCTTTTTTACAAAATATCTCACCACATTGAATAGTACTTGAAATTATCTTCCAAGTTCCTATTGTTCCACTTGTATTATTATCTATATTATCACTTCCTTAATCTAAAAATTTACTATAATGTAAAAGAGCAGGAGATTAGTCCTGCTCTTCGTTGTTTATAATAAAAAAGATTGGATATTGTTTATCCAATCTTTTTTAAAATCACTTATTGCGTAGCTGGCTTTACTTCAAAACGAATACCCTTCTACAAATGTCACATAAAAACAGCTAGACTTACCAATTTTACTTGTGCTCTTCTGTTGATCTAATACTATCATACCACTTTTTGAAAGTCAATATGTTTTTATTATTTTTGTGTATTTTTATTGTTATTATATTCAATGTTTTATCATATGTTACTGAAACATCACTTTTTCCTATTATTGACCACAATATTCTTTTAACATCTTCAAATGACAGATTTGTTACATTATTTAATGAATATACTATAAAGATATAAGATTCATCTCTACTTATATCGAAATTTTTTATTGTGTCAATGGAAGGAGATGTAAATAAGTTCATAAAATCACAATATAATTTTTCATAATTTTTATAAAATTTGTTATAATCATCAAGTGATTTTTCGATTGATAATGATATATATTCACATACTCTATTATAAACTGTTCTAATTTCATTTGGTGTTGGAATTAATAGTCCATCATTCTCAAGCCATCTTTTTGGGATTTTATCTTTATGAAGTATTAATATTTTGTCAATCCTTGCTATTGAATTAATTGAAACAATTCTACAACATAATAATTTCCTATATTTTTTCCACCTGTCTTTAGTATATGTTGTTAGTGGAATTACATAATACATTTCTGTATTTTTTATACTCTTTAAAATTAAAGCAGGATGAGTGCCACTAAATTCAGCATTATTAGTACCTTTAAAATCCACTGAATATATGCCAGAATTTATTATATGTTTCATAAATATCTCCTAATTGCAATTTTATTGGTAATTTATACCGATAATACAATTATACGACAAGATATTACATATTTCTATCGGAACATATGTTTCAGTATTTTGTACTTGACAAGAAATTTATCTGAATGTAAATTTAAAAATACTAAGGAGTTATATTATGCTAAAAATTCATTATTGTCCAAACTGTCACAGAATTACATATACACATTATCTTACAAATGTATGCCGAGTATGCAATTGTGATTGCATAAAACTCGATATTGATTTTGAAAAATTCTTCTCAATGAATGAAGTTGAAAGAAAAGAATATATATCGAAACACATTGGCTTATAGAATACAAACTACTGTTCTGAATTGTATAAAATTAATAAGATGGTATAATATATTTGGGTGGAACATTTATCCAAAAGATAAATGTTGGAGAACCAGATAATATATAATTAAAAACATAGTCGGTCGCCTAACGTGTGTTGCTTGGGCAATAAACCCCTTCAGTGTTTCTGTTGTATGCAAGGCAGAGGAAACTAATAAAAAGGAGGAACGACATTATGAATTGCCATATTAGAATGAGCACATCTTTTGTTATTGCGCTTATAGCGTTGTTTATTGTCATTAAGTTATGTTTTTAATTATTGAATTTGGTGGGAATATTATTATCATTTTTATATAGGAGAGTAGATTTTTCTACTCTCTATTTTATTATTCTCTTTTTATAAGTTATTTTTTTGGAATTTTCTAGTTGAGTTAAACACACACTCAAGTACATTGCTGAATTCCGAAATCGCAATGTACACTATGCATTATAAGCGAATGTCATACTTAAGGCGATGACTCACTTAGAGGATGGGTATGTCGTTGGGGATTGCTCTCTTAGATAGATATTCTCTATATATGACCTTTCATTTCTATATATGATCAACATTATAAAATGTAGAGTACCGTCCTGCTCGTTGCCCGTTGTTAATGATACTTAGACACCTATCAAGTCTCCTCGATATTCTCATATATCCACATATACAATTTTTTCTACTTTCGCAACCTCATCTAATATAACCATATAGATTACGGTTTGCTATGTGATCCATGGGTAGTTTGTTAAGCTACCAAGCATTCAAGCATTTATTCCTCCATGTAATAGTTTATACTCCGCTAAAGTGTTTGCAGAGTTTTTATTAAGAATCCCATGTATCCATAGACTTGATTATAATGCCATTATATTATTCTCTTATCTATGATTGACCAACTAAAAACTGTTGGAGAGAGTTTTTATGTAAGGTTTGAAAACCCAATCAAAATTCTTAATAAATTTAAAGATACCTGTACCAGCACCACCGATACCGATAACAGTTGGTAATACACCAAATTTGTCAATAAGTTGATCTAGTACATGGATTGCTCCTGTACCAAAATCAACTATACCCTTCAGAAAATCAGAGCTTACCAAGTCAGACTCAAGTTCTTGAAGTCTATTCTGGAATTGTGCTACCTTGGCATCAAGAGATTCCATGTAAGAGTCAAGTTCCTTCATTGCCGCTCCGTCTGCGTCAAGTGCAGAATTGTACACAGACTCTAACATTTCTGGGTTGAGCAGGATACTAGAAGCAATGTTGGATCTGTTCTTACCTGCAATAGCCTCTACTAAAGCATTTGCTCGGTTTGTTCCAGCCTTTTTATCTTCTTCTTGAATCTCTTTATAGACCTTGGCGATGTCTAAAAGGATATCATATGTATTACGGAGATTTCCGTTAGCATCTAAAACATCTACACCTTGATATGCATTAGACGCAACAGCAGTATAATCTTTGATTATTTGCTGTGTTTTTGAACTGGTTTGTACAACAAAATCATCTACATCTTCGCCTAAAGAAGCTAATTCATCTTTCGCTTCTTCAGTTCCTGCGAGTCGCAGACTAATTGTACGAACACCCTTTATGTTTGATACAAGTCGCAACTCTTGTATCAGATACTATTATATTATTCTCTTTTTTATGATACTTCTTGTAATATATTTAAGTCTAATAAGTTATCAAATAAAAAACATTCAATATTATTCTTTTCCCAATATGGAATACGAATTAATTGAATGTTTTGTTCTTTACAATATTCAGTTTTTATTTTGTCGTGGGATTGAACTAATTCAAATGCTCTATTTAGTTCTTCGTCTGACATTTTACCATTCCAATTAACAGGCATATAGTGTTGTTCACCATCGTATTCTATGGCAACATTATAGTCATTAAGATAAAAATCAAATGGAAGAGTATTTATATCCTTGCAATCATCAAATCTTTTTTGACGTTCATATTTAAGCTGAAATTTATCCAATATTTTTCCTACATTGTTTTCAGAATTGGAAGCATTGCAATTTGGACAACCAAATCCAGTCATCAAGTTATATGCAAGCGGTGTCCATTCATGTCCACAAGTTCTACATCTGCATTCAATTCGTTCACCAGCTAATGTGTATTCGCCTGTAATTTCAATATTTGGTAATTTCTCTTTTATAATTTCTTTAAATTCATCTGTAGTTCTAAAATATCCGTTACAATATCTACAACAACATTTTGAAGATTTTATATTATGAAATGGTACTTTTTGGATACCTTTATCAATATGATTTTTACACAAGAAAGATATTACTGTATGCCCATTGACAACTTCTCTATCTTTATAAATATACCCATGAACATCTTCTACATAATATTTATATAAATCATCATCAATTAATTTTGTGCATCTATCATTTTCATACATACACATTGGACAACATAACGATTCTTTATATAGAAAAGAAGAAGGAGCTGCTTCAAATTCATAATTATGTTTTTTACAATAAAACTTCATTTTTTCTTTAATATTTATATATTCAGACAATATATTAATATTAGGATTTATCTCATTGATTTTTGCATACACATCTTCCTTGTTTAACCCAAACTTTTCTCTGGCTTTCTCTAATTGGCATTCTTCACAATTGGTAGCACCTTTTAATAATGTATGTATTTGAATTTTCCATTTTGTATCATGTTTTTTACAACGGCATAAAATTTTATTATTACTTCCTGTATATTCACCTAACACTTCAATTTCAGGGGATACTTCTAAAACTTCATTTATGATATCTTGGGTTGTTTTTCTACCTCTCGAATCCCATCGTTTTACATGTCCGCATATCTTACATCCATTACCATATAATAAACATGAAACAGTGCCATCCCATATGTGACCACATACCTTACATTTACATTTTACCTTTGTGTTCCAATTCTTATACTCAGATAATATTTCAATATCTGGATTTATAATAGTCATTTCCTCTTTAAATGTCTCTTTTAATTTTGAATGATTACAATATTGACATGGCTTTTTATTCTTACCTATTTTTTCAACAGGAATCCATTGTACTCCTTTTTCTTTATGTTTATTACATAAAATACAAGCACAACGTCTATTTTTACCGTTTACTTCTTTATTATCTATTCCAACTAAAATTAAATCTTTTTCATTACATAATTCTTTTAAATATTCTGTTGTATATTTCAATTTACTATCACCCATATATTATCTGTTCCTTTCTAATTTTACGCATAAAAAATCGCCAGTAGTTTAAATAACTCTGACGTTTTCGTATACTTATATGTAGTTACTTCATTTATTTCTTTTACAAAAGATGGTTTAATACCATGTTGTAATAAATACTCCTTTTCAGGAGAAAATTGAGTTGAATACTCCTTATCGAATTTCTTCATTCCTTTTATTCCTCATGTATAATAGTATCTCTCTACCTTTCGGAAGAGTAACAGATCATGTCTTATTCCCTTGCTATGCATTAGGGAACATACCTTTTCCATTTGACGGGTTCTCACCGACTTCATTTGCGATTAAGCCGTACTTCTTATGATTCAGATATTCAGGATTTCCACCTTTATTCACAAGTCTGAATCTCCTCATCGGAGAATGATCGTTGAGCGTTTACCCTCGACTCAAGTACCGTATGGTCTACGGGATACGTTAGGGTACTTCGTTGCAAACAAGCCATTGTAATATCTCTAATTTTTGAATCCATCATATAGTAGTTTCCTCTATATTGTGGCATAGAGCTTTAGGCTGCCCTTGCAGTTAAATATGTTCTATAAAATATATTTCTATATCTTTCAGGCAATGTTTCACCTGCGGTTTTAGAAACGTCCTGTGTTATGGCATTACCAGCAGTAATAAGAGCTACACTTTCAGCAAGATCGTTGCCTTGAGTTTTTAATACAGCAGCCGAATCTTTCAATGCTGTTGAAAGTTCATTGGTACTGATACTATACTCGTTGCCGATTTTATCCAGGACATCAATAATTTCCATTTTGTCAAGCTCTTTATAAGCTTGTGACATTGCAACTAATGAATCCGTTGCTTCATCAATATTTTCAAATTCTGATACATTTAATAAAACTGTTGCATCTTTTGCCGATTCCTTGGCTTCATCTAATGACTCACCAAGACGCATCCATGTTGCTGTGGCATCCTGTAATGCGAGAGCAGTAGTACCAACCGAGTCAGCGGTAGAAAAACTTTCTTTCTGAAAATTCTTTAATGACTGTGCAGATTCATTTGACACTTTACGCATTTCGGTATATGCAGTATCTAATTCTCTAACAGTAGAAGCAACCTGTTTCAATCCATTAATAACATCATAAACACCAAACATTCCTGCCATCTGAGCAGCAATCTGATGGAATCCGCTATTCTTTAAAGTGTCAAAGAAACTTTTACCAGCACGACCAGCTTCAACCTCGGCATTATAAATCTTCATGATCTCGCCATGAATTCTATCCAAACTCATGCTAGGATTACCACTTTCAATTTCTGCATAGTAAGATTTAATCTTGGCTTTAGCCTCAGCAGACATATTACTATTTTCATTAAGAAGCTTATGAATCTTGTCTAATTCTTTCTGAGCCGATACAAAGTTATATCCCTTCTCAGCAGCCGACATATTAGTAACAGTAGCGATAGTATCTTTGATTTTCTTTTCATACTCGTCCAATTTAGAAATATCGTCACTTGTCACCAAACTAGCGTCTTTGCCCTTTAATTCATTAAGCAGAGTTTCATACTCATGAACGGCATTCTTGACAGCCTGTACATTTTCTAAATATGTACTACTTGTCCAACCACCATCATTAAACCTTGCAATAGTGGCTTGATATTTATCAACCTTACCATTGTAAGAATCTAACTGTTTATCATATTTATTAAGGTTTACATTGGCATTCTGTTCTTTTTGAGCGTTTGCAAGTTTTTCGGTTTCATCAACTACTTCTTTGACATTACTTTTGACACTCTTTAACGCAACGCTTGTTTTTTCGGCAGAATTAGATGTAGCTTTACCAAAGTTATCAATGGCATCTTGTGCAGATTTAAAGGTCTGAGTAACAGAAGAACCTGCGTTCTCAACATCTGTCAACTTTTTAGTAATGGTTACAAATTCACTACTATCAACCTTGATAGAATACTCATCACCAAGATTTAAACTATTCTTGATTTTCTGAGCCTTATCTAAGGTTTCTTGATATGTAAGAGCAGGAGCAGTTTCACGACCAAAATTCTGTAATGCCGTTTCTAATTTATCTACACCATTTGTTACAGTCTTAAAACGCTGTTCAAAAATATTACCATCAGCATCGACTTTTGCGGAAAACGATTTCCATGCGCCATCAGCATCTTTTATTTTTGCACTTACCTTTACAAGACCATCAACAAGCTCTGTGTTTACAGTTTCACCAAGAATTGTATATCCAGAATTTGATAATTTTTCATTAATTCTATTAGGAGAGTAATTTAAGAAATCTTCTTCAGATATTTTCCTTCGTTTTGCGTATCTATCCTTTTTAGGTGGACTAGGTGGGTTTGTATTTCCAGATGAAATATTCGATTCTTGTGAAGTAGAAGAGAGGTTAGATTTCATTTCTGTAAGTTCACTATTAAGTTCTTTTACAGATTCCTTTGTCTTTTCAACATCATCTCGTACATTTTCAAAACCATTCGATTCAATAGAAGAAATTCTATCTTTTACATCACCAAGTTCAGTTTTTACCTCTTGAATATCAGATTTTAACTCTTCAATTTGAGAATTATTTGAATTAGAAGTATTAGAAACTGTTTCCTTTTGAGCTTCTGCTAATTTCTGTTCAGCTTCAGCAGTAGCAATGGCTTGTGTCTCTTCTTGTTTTAATGATTCAATATATTTTTTATTTTCAGCAGTAGCATCTTCTTTCGCAAAGTCAAGATACATATTTGCAAGATCTTTATCTGAATTGATATCTTCGTTTGAATAACCAAATAATTCTGCATCTTTTGCTCTGCTTTCTGCAACTTCTAATAACCTGACATATTCTTCAATGTTTTTTGTGATTTCAGGTGTAATTGGTGCATCGCCTAAATTAGCTTTTACTTGAGAATAAGCAGAATTAAATTTCAAAAGTCGATTTTCTAGTGATGTGATTTCTGCAATTAAATTACTTTCATCTGCATTACCATACTTTTGAAAATTTTCAAAGTCTTTAATTCTATTTCCTACGATTCTCTCTTTACTGAAAAATGAATCGTTTACATCAAAATCAATAGTTACTTTTTCTAATTTACTTTGTGCGACACCTTTTCGCAATGCTTCTTCATAGGCTTTGTAGTACGCATAACCAGCCTTTGCACCTGCATTGGTAGCCATTGCTTCTTCATTACCATAATAGTCTTTAAAAGCATCTGCATATTTTTTTAACTGGTTATAAGCATCTGTCTTATTTTTGGTATTAAATGATAAGTCAATTCCTTTTGATAAACTAATAATCTCATTAATCTTATTCTCTAATTTATCAAATGTCTGTAGCTGTTCTTTTAATCCAGAATTACCAAACTCGAATGTGAACTTGTCTAATTTGAGTTTCTGCAATTCCTTAATTTTATCAATTACTTTATCATCTTTTGCATCTAATTGAATTGTGATTTTTTGTTTACCAGCTTTATTACTAATACCATCGAATACACCATTTGTTTCCTTTTCAAATTGTGCAAGACTAGCTCTATAATCAAAACCAATCTTAATAATATCTGAATTAGCCATTTATTCACATCCTTTCTAAACTGTACAACGCTTTCTATATTCATCCTTTAACCGTTCATGATATTTATGTATTTCTCTATACACACTGAAACTAGCAGGAATGTTATACCAACCATGATAAGTACCTTTCGGATTGTAAATAAATTCCGATATAAGATCTGAAGGTGTAATTTGGTCATAGTTATCAAACATTCTTTCAGGTGTTACTTCAACGCCACCATAAAAAATAGTACCGTGGCTATTTTTATAAAATTTGTTATAAGACCTGTATAAGTTATGTGTTCTTACATACTGTTGTGGTGTGTAATCGCTATAATATAAATCAATAAACGACACATAACCATCTGTTAATCTCTGTTGAGCTTCGTGTGCCAATTCGGAAGCTTTTTTCTGAGCCTGTTTCTCCAAATATTTAATAGTGTCTTTATTTAGTCCCAATCTAATCACCTCCAAAAATTTCACTATAATTTCACTATTTTTACACTAAAATAGGAGAGCAGTATAACCACTCTCCATAAGAAAAGCTCTATACGCTATGACACGTATAGAGCCTAAAATTAAATTATTACTTTTTATTTTATTGTATTTATGATATAATCATACTAACATCTGTGGTAAGTATAGGTAGATAAGGAGAAACTGAAATGGAGTTTGCGTGTTCATTAGTTTCTGCCTGTGTTGCAGTCTTAGGATTTGCATATACAGTCTACAGAGACAATAAGAAAAAGTAATATGGTTTAAATATATTACAAAAATACAAGTACCTACTTGAATTGTGAATTTGATAGAACGTGAAGAAGATTAGCCACCTTCTTCTACACAAAACTATAATTATAAACCCTATATTTACATAGGTTCTTGAGGTATAATAAAACAAGTAGAGAAAGTATTTTCTTTCTTGACAACACTACATATAGTGTATATAATTGGATTCAGAACAAGCAAACAAAATCCATTACATTTTATCCTATCTAAAAAGACATTGCAATTTGGCTAATTGTAACTTCTTAAATAAATAACATTTATCTATTTACCAAAGAAGGGTTATGTTTATGGAAGGGAAATAGCATCGTAGAAATACGGTGCTATTTTTCTTTTATTAATTATGTATTATTCCATATATCATACCAACTAATCCAAACACAAAATAGTAATGTGCAATAGTTAATACAAATGGAATAATTGGTTGCAACACTTCAATACAAATTTCATCTACATTGAATAAGGTAAGAATCCATCCGCATAGAAGTCCGTATAATATTCCACCTATCATTATTCCACTTCCTTAAATCCACCAGCTTTAGCAAATTCAACGACCTTCTGTACATCTTCTTGTGGAATATCTGCAATTTTCTTCTGCACAGCTTCCATAAAAGGTTCAACGAGGGTATTAATTAAAGCTCCAAATCTTTCGACCTGACGACTAACATATGCGTGTGGTTCATACATATTCTGCATAATATCAGACTTGTGCATATCAATAAGAGTTTTTATTTCAGATATTTCACTTGCAGGAATAAGTGATGGAATATCTTTTCTATCTATAACTTCACCAATCATTAATTTATCAAGTAACCCAGAAGACTTTAATAAGTCATAATCTGTCATAAAATTAGCATCATCACTACAAATAAGATTTGTATACTTCTCAATAACTTCTCTAACAAATAACATATACTGAACAAATGAATTAACATGTATATTGTCAGTTTTTCGGAACTTCGTTTCGCCATCTTTATCTGTATATTTTTCCTGTTCAAACATAGTTCTATCTGTAATAACTATTGCAATAGCATCTTTAACATTTATAGGAATATAAGATATAACCTTTAACTTTTCTTGTATATATCTTTTCTTTAATGAATCTGTACAATTTATATATCCTTCAACAAATTCTTTAACTGTTATTTTATTCATAATCCTTTTTCTCCTTTATAAATCATTCTTCTACAATAGGCATAAATATAGTATATAATTCTGCGCTAAGTCCTAAACTAAACAATTCATCAACGGTCATTGAAGTAAATTCCACATCAATATTCTGGTTTCTGAGTATATTCATCTCTTCAACAAACTTATCCATATTTTCGGAGTCTTTCTTGATTTCTATATTTCCTGTCTTATTGCCTTCATCATCAAGAACTGGCTCACCATATTTCCTAATAAGATCCTGTCTTGTCTGATCGTAATCTGTATAGATACCAGAAAAACTTCTTATTATGCCAAGTAGCTTAAACTTAGAAAGAGATGTAATGTTAGAGTCGTTGTTCTCTATAATGCCTTTTGTTATCTCATATATGTTTGTTGCTTCGTAAAGCTTCATTATTTTCTTCATATTCAAATATTCTCCTTTATAATCTTGTATCGTTAAGAAACTTATTTATATCATAACGATAATTCACTTTTAATTTTTTCTTATTAATCAATATTGGATTACAATATTTCAATAAATCACTTTCATTGAAACTTTTCTTAGATAAAGAATTTATTAATCCATCCCATTCATCTATCATAAGAAAATATGTATTACCTGTTTTTCTAAAATCTAAAATAAACCCACTACAAACATTTTTATAAGTAGAAAACTTCTTTAATGATTCTACTTGATAGTGATGTATAATTCCTTTATCTTCTTTAGTTCGTTCAAACGAACAAGAACCTTCGAAACTCTTTAATTCTAATGTCCAAAATGTATTTCTGTCACCACTAAAAATCATAAAATCACATGGACTATGTTGACTGAATCTTAGCTTTGAACTCATATCAAATGATTGAGCAGCATCAGGAGGGCGATAAATTAATATATCTTCTGGACACGATTTTTTGAAATTCTGTTCAAAAACCTTACCTATATTTTTTGCTATAATTATTCATTCCTTTCTGATTAAGGGCAGGCAGTCTAGTCATCTGCCCTAACTAAAAAATGCCCTTACCATATGACTAGATAATGGTAAAAGCACTTTAATTTTCTATGAGTTTCTTCCTTATTAATATAAAGATATAACAAAAGAGCGATCTTGTATGAAATCGCTCTTTCATAAAATAAAATATGTAATTACGCACAAACAAACATTGGGTATAGCTCCCACTTAGCGTTGGGATATTTATCAATATTATCAAGTACGACTTTGTGTACTTCTTCCATATTGCCAATATTAATATCAATATGGATAATTTTTCCACCTGTTAGTTCAACTTCTTCACAAATTAAATTAAAGTACATCCTCATGTTAGATTCCTCCTATCTCTTTATACAAAATAATTCGTACAAGTCAACTTTTAGTATATGAGATAAAGTAATAGCGTGACTAAGTAGAATATCATTAGTTTGATTGTTTTCAATTTTTGACAGGGTGGTTGCAGAAATACCACTTCTCTGAGATAGTTCCTTTAATGTTATATTTTGCTTATATCTATATTCGCCAACTTTATTCTTCATATCATAAGTATTCTCAAGAAAAATTTTGTTATACATAGAATAACTGAAATTTAATAAACATTGGTTTATACAATATGTGATATAATGAAGATTATGGCTAAATTACCTAAAATCACCACTAACAAGTTTGTTATGATATATTTCTCTAACAGCTTTCATTGATTCTACAATATATCCATTAGTCATATGATTATCAGCAAGTATTTTTTCATATTGCTCATAAGTCCGAAAAATATGTTCAAAAGCTTCTCTATTATAATCCTGCCCACCCGTAAGAGCAGAACAAAAATTAAGAAGCTCCCATCGAATATCAGATATCTCTTTTTGTACAAGATTGTCCTTAATGTCATCAATACCTTTAGATATTTTTTGGATTTCCTGATACTGCCAATTGTCATGTTTTTCAAGCGTTTTAATACGATTTTCAACAATTTCTTTATCTTCTTCGTTTCCTGTTTTAATGCGATATTTTTTTTTGAAATAACTGAATATTTCAATAATTTCCTTAGCTGCAAATAAGATGGCAAAGAACCCAAGAATGACTAATAAATAATCAATTTGTGCAAGTTTTTCTATAGCTCCCACTCATATGTACCATCCCTTCTTACTTCTTCAAAAAATTCTTGAACGCTTCATATAAACCTGTAGAAGCAAGACCAGAGACAAGACCGCCAAGTAATATCTCAGGTGTAAAAGCCATATTCATCCAAATATTTAAAACAACACCTAACACACCCATGATTGCAGGAATATACTTATTAACTGCATTTGTTGTAACAATATTTTTTAATACATAGCCGATACATAAACAAATACCAACAATAATCGGTACTGCAAAATTTGTTAAAAATGATAAATCTGTCATAATTTTAATCCTCCTTATACTATAACTTTATTTAATTGTCTTAATACATCACATCAATCATACTAATTCATGATTGCACCATTTTTTATAGACTTCTGTTGTTTCTTCTTTAAGAAATACAACTGCCAAAATAATGTTGTTTGTATCCGCATCAATACTCGTATACATATCTATTGGATATACGCCATTTTTGATATATAACAAATATTGCTTTGGATTAACTATTCTTACAACTTCATATATTGAATAATCTCTTGGTTTTAAATTTGTTTTAATCATTCCTTTTTATCCCTTATATAAATAGCGTAAAAAATAGGGATTACAACAGTGAATAGCGGTATGTTATAATCCCTTATTTAAAAATCACTATTCAACATTACTTTCAGCCTCATTTTCGACTTTTGTAACAATATCCTTTTTGACAGACTTAACTTCTGTCTTTTTATTTTCTTTCTTAATAACTTGTGCTTTTGCTTTCATAATAGAAGCAATAGAATTCTTATAGCTTTCGCCAAAATATTCTTTCCTGCTTAAATCCAATTTTTCTAATTTTGCTTTAGCTTCAATATCTGTCATGCGTCCATCTTCAAATGAAGAAGTAATATTGTAAATGTCTTTGCAATTTTCACTACAATAAGCAAAATGCCATGTAGGTTTTAATCTGTCTTCTGGATTACAAACTGGACAAAATGAATACTCCTCATGACAAACGCAGCACATTCTTAAATCATTCTTGCTCATTCATTCATCTCCTTAATATAATAGAAGAGTGGAAAGCCACTCTTCTAAATATGTTTTGGTTGTATAAAGATTAGACTTCCTCTTCCTCATCTACAAAATAGATTTCAACCATATCCTGAGATGTAGAACAAGCATTTGTAAGGATTGCACCCTTATAATCCATTGTCTGTGAATCTCCACCCTGAAGGGCAAGGCTTACTTCTGGACTTGGCATAAATGATGAAATATGGATAATGCAACCACGATAGCTTCCAATTTCACATTTATCAACTGCAAGAGCCTTGAAGTATAACTCATGAGCCTTTGGATATTTATCACCAGAAATTGTAAGCTTAGCACCACTCTTAACATTCTTTTTAAACTTAACGAGGTACTGTGTTTCCTCTGGATCTGATGGTGGTGTAAGCTTATGATCTGTTTCTGTATCTACCTTAAATTCTGTTGCAGAAGCAGTAGAACCTTTTGTATAAGCCTTTCCAAGTGAACCATTTGCTGAAAGTGCATTTACAATAAACGAATCCTCAACAGCATCTGTAATATCAAGTGTTTCACCTGCTTTTACAATCTTAAAGATAGGCATAACAATTGTATTAGAATCTGAAGCAATCTCAGCGTCCTGAGCAGAAATAGCTTCAATTACAGAAAGATTCATAAATGCATTAGTGGCAGTAACCTCACCACTCTTACCTGAATACTTTCTATAAATTAAGTTACCATCTTTGTCTTTAATATCTGTTGAGTCGGCAGTGATATCAATAGTTGCATTTGTCAACTGTGTCAATGCATAAAGAGCTTTTGTCTTTGTAGCACCATAGCCGAACTGAAGACGGTCAATAATTACGTCACCAAGTTTAAATGCCATAATATAATTCCTCCTTATAATATAAAAATTTGTATTAAAAAAGAGCGATATAAATCGCTCAATCTTTCTAACTATTCATGTAATTTACGCATAAAATTAAATTGCTCTTTTGGAACTTTAGACATATCACACATACATGAATACATTCCACTCATTAAAGCACAAGTAGATTCATATATCTGTAATCTCTGTACAGAATCCATAAATTCATATATTCCAACATCTCTAAGTTCCTGTAACTTGTATTTAAAACCTGGGTGATTTATACAAGCCGATATAAGTGGCAGAAGAGTAGAAGTATTTTTCTCATCTCTTTGTGCCATATTCATTTTATCTTCATCTATCATCCATTGTTTTGTTGTCTTTCCCCTTGCTTTTTCTATTTTTGGATGGATATTAAGCAAGGTTCTGATATATTCAGCTATTTCCATATATTCAGATTCTTTTAAAATAAAATCATTTTCAGAATCATATAAACACAATTGAGGTTTATCAGAATCTTTTTCTTGAAACTGCATTAACTGCATATATTCAATTCTATAATCTGGGAATAACAATCGAATAGCAGAATTATCAGTATCTGTCATACTTTTTAACATACCAAATACTTCAATATCTTTAACTTTGCACCAATCTATTCGTTGTGGTAAATCCCATAACATTACACGAATAGAAGTAGAATTATATAGAAAAGGCGAAAGACCAGAATAAAATTTTGATTCACCCATATTGAGAATATCACCTATTGTTGGCTGTACAATACGAATGCCTTTAACAAAGTAATCTTCTCTAAAATACATTTTAAGGGGATCAAATTTATATTCTTGTATATTTTCTTTTTTCTTTTGGGCTTCGGCTATAACAGCAGCTTGAAGTCCATCTAGCATATCAGTATTTTGCTGTGACATAATATCACCGCCTTAACTGATAGTTCATCATCTGGGATTGTCCACCATAAGGTGTCTGAACCTTACTGTTTAAGTCTGTAAGTTGGAATACAAGAGTACGAACAACGTAATTGTTATCCGTAGTAGATTCACGATTTGATATAATGTGCGTTTGCATCCCAAATATATTTGACCATGCAAATCGTTCTCTTATAATAGAAGCAATAAGATCGTGTCTTGGAATACCTGTTAATTTGTCCATCCTATCATTACCATGGACAAAAATAGTAAAAGTAACCAACGTTTCTTTTAATCCAGGTTGATATCTAACTGTGTCTTGAAAACTTACTTGATAACAAAGATAATTTCGTACTTTTGTCTGAGTGTCTGGAATAAATAAATACGGAAGTATATTTCCATCGCCTGCTGTATCTGAAAAATATCTATCCCATTCTCCAAGAGGGTCGTATTCCTTCTTTTCTTTATTCCATTCCCAATTGATATTACCATCATCATCAAAAAGTTCAGGCTCTAACGTTTTTTCATTGAGTGCATAAAGTAAACAAGGATTTGATAATAAAGCCTTTTCTATCTTTTTTTTATATAAAATATTTTCATCATCAGGAGTGTTGTTATATGCACGAAGTTTATTCAACAAATCATCCTTTGTAACTAATTTTTCTTCCATATAACACCTCCTATTCAGTTAATTCTAATGACAAAATTTCAGATTCAATCGGCAAGTTATCCTTAACAATTTCACACTTAACAGATAATATTTTGCCGATAGCAGAAGTATCATTAGGAAACTTTACTTTCTTTTGGTTGTACTCTGTGCCAGCTCGCCATGTAACTTTATCAGTCCAATTTTCATTATCAATAGAGCAAGTCCATGTAAAGGTTGCATCAGCATATTCAGTTGTAATATCTTCATTGGAATCATTAAATAGATTTACTGTGAGATTTTTATAGCTGCCACCAACTTTAATAGTTGAAGTGGATGCTGAAATTCTTGCTGTAATAGAAGATGGGGGAGTGGTTGGAGTAGATGGATCTGTTGGGGCAATTTCTGAATCGAAATAGTTCGCATACATTTCGCCCGTTTCAAGATTGACATAATCCGTATGCTCGTTCCAAAATGCCGTATATATAGTAAGTTTTTGAATACCAAATGGCATTGAATTTTCAACCTTGGTCACTGTCCATACTGTAGGATGTTCTGTTAAAGCACTTACTACAACACGCATATTTTTAGAATCTTCAGAAGTGTACCAAAACTTCTCTGTAATAGAGTTCATTGGCAACCATATCTTATCCTGATTATCTGTATGTGTAAAATATCGGTCTGTGTAAGTCCCTATAGTGTAGGAATTCTGTTGTCTTAAACAACACCACATACGTCTCTTGATGCGCTTATCATTAGATTTTTCAATCCATGTAAGTTCGTAATTTACTGGTAAAATCAGATACTTTGGAAACTGATTTGCAGGTTCATCACGACAGATAATCCACTTATGATAAATTCCTCTATCATCTGGAACGTCCACGAAAAGTCCTATCGGAAATGTCGCTCCATAGCGTTTCCTAAAATCAGTCTCATAATAATAAAGGTCATCACCTTTATTGAATCTTACAGGCTGACTTGGGCGAAACATAAGATAATATTCCACTTGATCTTTGTCCATTGACTGATAAGATTTGATAATAAACTTTGCATCTATTTTTGTCTTATTGGTATTTCCATAAGTCATACCTTCAGCAAGTGAACGTGTAATTCCATGTTCATCTGTAAAAAAATCATCATGAAAATGGTCATAGATATAACAAGTCTTTGTGGCGATATCGTTATCCCAAGTCTGTTCCATCGCCCAATCAGACTGTTCCTTATAAATCTGACCAATCGTTTTAGCACCGTTGTTCTTGGCGTTTGCGACACGCCTAGCTGTTTGTAGACTCGGCATCGCTTACACCTCCCTCAAACATCTGCTTAATATATCCGTGAGAATCTAAGATTGCCCTACGGAATTTTTTATAACTAAAATGATCACTCTTAAAATTATCCATAGCACCTTGTAAAGTCGCCATAAGAGTTACCATAAGTCCGTTGTCGTTAAATAAGGTTTTTGTACCACCTAATTTAAACATAACATTTTCAAAGAAGATGAGAAACGCTTCATCATCTTCAAATATTTTCTCTTCAATTGTCTTGTCTTTATAGAGCAGTAGCTTGTGAATGTCGCCATGCATTGCACGAACTGCTTCATTGATTTGCTTGTCTGTGAAGTTGCCATATATGTATTGCATATTAGGACTCCGTGTTAATATAGGAATTATACATATATCCGTAATCACGAATACGTTTATTCAATTCAGTTTTCATGGAATCCAGACGGTCAATCATATTTTTATGATTGTCAAGTAGCTTCTTTTCTTCCTTTCCACCTATCATTACTGATGTGTGCATAATAGAATCAACCTGTGGCTGTAACCACTCAATCGTCATTCCAAGTACAAGAATTCCTACGACAAAATTCATATCAGCCGTTTCATCTACTGAATTATTCAGTGTGAAATCCAACTGTTGAATTTCATCATCGAGTGTGAGAGAAGAGAATAGTCTACGCACCCTTGGATTAGAAATTACATTGCTTAATCGCTCTGTATATATTTCAAGCAAATCGTTTTCGTCAAGAGAGAGTTCTTTCGGATCTGAAATTCGTCCTCTTGTTCGTGAAAAAATTGTTTCATATGGAAGCGTCATTGTGAGCCTCCTTTATTATAAAATAGAAGATAAGTCTGTACCGCAAACCTCATCAATTACTTTGATTTTCTGTAATGAATCAAAAGTTCCTGCTTCCATTTCAGTAGCAACTTCTGCACATACAGCTCTCTGTAATCCGTTTGGAAGGGTAGGGAATATACGCTTAAAGTCATTAAGATTCATATCTATAAGTGTTTCTACATCTTCTGAATAAATCTTTTCGTAAAGTGCTTTTACATCTTTCCACTTAGGATCTTCCAACAGTTCTTCATCTTCAATTACAAACAATGTTTCAAAAATAAATGGTGACTTTTTAGCTCTTAATCCAAGTAAATCCTGATATTCAATCTCTGTAATATCACCATAATCTTCCCAAGTGTAAACTTCGCCACTTTTCTTTCCTACATAAATAAGTTCTCCCTTTGTCATAGAACGACATGGGATCAGGTCATCAGACTTGTATTCCTTTACCTTTACTGGTTCAACAGTTTTTGATGTTGTTTTTTCAGTAGTAGTCTTTACGGTCTTTTCTTCTGTATTGGTCTTTTTTGTATATGCCATTTCCTTTTATCTCCTTGCATTAAAATAGGAGAGTGCATAATACACTCTCCATAAAATCTACACAGAATACTAGGCAATGTTCTTGTAGAAACCAAACTTTCTCTGAAGTACAGTTGCTACACCCATTTTCTGCTGGTATTCGTATTCAATTGTCTTATCCATATTTGTGTTGCCATCAGATACTTCCTTAACCTGTGCCTCACCCTCATCATAAATCTTGATGAATTTGTTGTCTGCAACAGGCATAACAAGGAGAACGTCATTTGCTACTAACTTCTTAGAAGTATCATTTGGAGCAAAACTCTGAGGAATCTCTACAAGACGAATTCCTTCCCAGATACCAAGACGACCAGTAGTATGTCTTTCCTCTTTCATAGAGTCTGAAATCCACTGTGTATCAGCAAGAGCATTAAGCTTAGAAAGTGCTGTCTTAGTACCCATAATTACAGCTTCGACACCGTTTGCTGTCTGTACGTCCTCAACAAGAGTAATAAGAGTATCCTTATTTAATGTACCTGTCTTTGTAAACTGGCTTGTAGGAAGAACCTTGTCGCCAGCAGCCATAACAGCAGCATAAACCATATCGTTTACTTTCTTGTCGAAAGCTTCATAAATCTTATTGATAAATCCTGCCCAGTCAACCTTACCAGCCATAAACAGCTCGTACTCGGCATAAATCTTAACCCCGTACCAAGATGTCTTTACAGAGAATGTACTACCAGCACCAAGTCTCTGACGGAAGAGGTTGTGGTGGTTTCCACTTAATTCAGATACAGTTAATACAGTCTCATCAGGAACATAGAACTCATTTGTATCACCTGTATTCATAGACTTAACTTCTACGAATTCGTTGAAGAATGGGTTATCTCCCCAACCAGAAACAAGTAAATTCTCAACTGTCTCTTCAATAACTTCGAAGACATCAACCTTATGTCTACGAATTGCCTTATGTAAATCCTTGCGAGAACATTCCTCATCTACACCAAGAATCTCAAACATAACTTCACGAATTTTAGCATCTGCATCTTCCTTAGATACATCTTTCTGCTTTCCGCAAGCAGTATCAATCATTAACTGAGAAAATTCAGTATAATCCTTATCAGCAAATACTTCTCTAGTATCAGCATTGCTAAATGTTAATTTCTTCATTATTCTTTATCCTCCTTTCGATTAAACCGCAGTAGCCTTTAATTTCTTAGCAGAAACAGCAACAGTGTCAGTTACAGCGGGTGCTTTATCAGTAGTGAATGCTTCGGCAGAAACAGTAAACACGTCACCGACATAAAGCTCGTACACTCTGAGAATGTCTCCTTTTGCATTGAAGAAATTTGACTCTTCCTGCATTTTTGTTGTGTACTCCTCATAAATAAGAGGTACGGAAAGAACTAATCCTTCACCGTCACCAATAGCAGTAACTTCTACTCTGAATCCACCATTGGCTGCTTTTTCAATAATCTTTCCTGCGAAAGTAACAGCAGTATCTTCCTCATAAACCTCTGGTCTGAGATACGCCCCTTTTTTAACAATAGTTCCGTTATCAATATCTGCTTTTGCTTCGATGTTCCAGATATTTCCAATCTGAGTAGCCTTGAGCTTTGTAGACTCAGCTACGGCATGTTTTGTACTAAAATCAATAAAACTTGTTGCCATTTTAATTTCCTCCTTAATATTTTTGTGCAATAAAAAAGAACGTCTTATGACGCTCTCAAAAAATGTGTTTATATTCTTTTTTACTTAAATAATGTTGAATAAGCCTTTGTCTTGCCAGTATCTTTCTTCATACTAAATCTAATCTTTGAAGTAGATTTCTTATTAGAATCATTCATAGAAAATGTTCCAACAGAAGATACATAGTCAGCAAAAATAACCTTTGCTTCTTTTTCAAGATCAGCAAGAGAGTAGTTGTCCATATTTTTCTTTAACTCAGTAAAAGCTTCGTTCTCAGCTAATACAGAGTATTTTTCATCAGATAACATAGCATCACGTTCTGCATGAATCTTTTCAAATTCAGCTTTATCATAATATCTCTGTAACTCATCAAATTCCTCGTTTGTGTGAGAGTGAGAATTCTTATACTCTTCGTACTTAGCTTTTAAAGAATCAAGTTCTGACATTTCTACAGTCTCTTCAACAGTTTCTTCTACAGAAGCCTCAATAACAGTTTCATCCTCCTGTACTTCTTCATTTTCAGATTCAGTATTTGTGTCTTCATTTACTTCTGCGTCAGGAGTTTCCTCAGTTGTATTTTCAACAACTTCCTCTGTGGACTCTTCATTTACTTCCTCAACAGTTTCAATTACTTCTTCGTTTTCGTTTTCGTTTTCCACAACTTCATCCTCCTTTCCGTCAGTGTTGTCTTTATTAAAATAAAAGGCTAATTCATTTTTGAGTTCGCCCATTACTTTTGAAAATTCTTCTCTTTCAAGTGAATACTGAACAGGAATTACTTTTGATTCTACAAAACATGGTTCTGTATGTTCTGGACTTGTTTTGTCATCTGCCTTGCCTAAAAGACAAAGAGCAGAATATGTAAAGTCTGTTAATTCTGTATAGTTACTATCTTCCTCATAAGGTCTGTATTCTGATACAGAAATTTCCATTGATTCATTAAAATAAAAGTCATCGGAATAAATAGCTTCCATTAACTCAGGATATCTACCAGTCCAAAGAACAATTTCGGCAGTAAGATATTCTGTTTCGATTTCGTCTTCATATTCTTTTACGGTTTCAAAGTCAAATGAATCTGCTTTTACAACACCATAAGGAACACAAGCACTTTTTAAATTCCAGTCATCATCAATATAGTAATCATGACCACCCATGTACTTTTCACCAGTTGGATTTCCATCTTCATCTAATTTGTCAATTAAATGACCAACAACAGGTGCGTATGATAGAGTTGGTAAACATCTCTGAATATTTTCTTTGCTCATATAAGAAAAATTTCTATTCTTTCCAACACCCTGTACATAACACTTGCATAATGTGAATTCATCATTTATTTTTTCAATAGGCGTGACTTTTGCCTTAAATTTTAGCGAAGTATGCTTTTTATCCATGTCTCCTCCTTTTCTAAATTTTTACAAAATAAAAGTTGCCCAAAGAGGACAACTAGAATGTAAGCATATTGCTATACTTGATTTTGTTTATATCAACACCTTCTGAAAATTTTAATGTTGTATTATTCAGAAACGTGTAGATGTTTTTATTACCTGTTTTCATTTCTCTGAAACCAGATTTGCGTAAAGCAGAAGCAGTATCTTCATCTGCCGTACAAATTAGTTTTTTGTCATTCATCCTTTTCTCCTTATCCATTACTCTGATCTCTCTTATCCTGCGAAGCTTCCCCATCGTCTGTAATAGAATCAGCTCCACCAATATCCTTGGTTTGACCGCCACCTTGATTATCCGAAGAAGATTGGGTGTGGCTCGACTGAAGTGGAACAAAAGAAGATGTGATGTCCAATGTATCATGCAATAAGAAATTCATACTTAGTGTCTCCAATTCATTAAATCCATTTAAATTATTTACAACTAATGCAGTAGGAAGACCATAAGTAGCATCCTCAAGCATTTCTTTTTTTAATGTACTTTTTGTATATGGGGACGTTTCTAGCATTTTAACTTTTGCTGGATTAGAAACTTGATAAGATAAAAATCTATTTAGATATGCCTGTGTTTGAGGTAGAAGAGAAGATGTTGCATATTTCTCATCGAATTTAATTGCTCCCTGCCAGGCAGTAGTTCCTGAGATAGAGCTTGAATTTAGTAACTGTGCACCACCAGAAGTATTGAATACTGTTTTTGTGGCGTTTTCAATTTTATTAACATCTGTTGCTTGATCATCACCAAATGTAAGTACATCTAATGGAATAGGCGTAATAGCAGCAGCTATATAATCAGGCAATGAATCAACAAATTTATTATAATATTCTATAGCAGTATCTGGATCTACTAAAAATTGGTCTACACCATCTTGGTCATTTGATAATGGAATAGTAGCAGTAACCAATTTATAAATATTAGCTTCGTCAGCTACAGCTTGAATATCTTCGAGGTCAGCAAGATTTATAAGAGAATTGAATAGATTCATATAAGGTGGAAGTGGAATTTCATAATCATCTATATTCACTTTGAAACATACACAGTATTCATCTGGCATTTGTTGCCAACGATTTTCCGTTGAATTGTTCTGATACTGACGATACATAGAAGTGAGTGGTTCTCCAATCCATTCAACCATATCCTCATGTCTTGAATAATACGACATATCCATTACATAAGATAAATCACCTGTCATATAAGCACCATTTACTTTTGCATAATCTGGATCAACAGGAAGAATAAAATATCCTGTATCATCATAAAAAGCCATTCCGAAAAATACATCTTCTCGCCAAGCAATTATATATGCTTTGAGAAATTCAAGTGCTAAATTCATATTATTTAATACAGACAGTGTATCATAATAACTTTTTAGTACCTTTGCTTTATCTCCACCCTTATTAATATCAATGATTGGAATTACTGCACGAGCATTTGTATCAATCATTGTTGCGTTAAACCAAACCAACCTCCTATAAACACTACTTCGATAATAAAGATATCTACTCAGATTTCGTAAGTTTTTATACTGAGCTGGTGGATTCTTCATATATGTACGAAGTTTTGTTTTATCAAAGGTTGAATAAGTTCTTGTTGTAGATTTTGTTGGATCTACCAACTGCTTCAAGGCATTTTGTGCCTTTGCAAAATTTGATATATTTTTTTCATTTTTCTCATACCACTCTTTAATTTCTGCGGCAGTACGAGTAGGTGTGCTTGACACCTTACTTTTTGTTTGCGCCATATTTGATAGCACACCTCCTTTTTAATTGTATAGGCTAAATCGTTTTGATTGACGGATTGGAAGCTTGTTGACTAATGATTGTGTATCTTGTGTCTTAGGTTTTAATTTTAATTCCAATTGACAAGCACACCAATAAGAATAGGCAATAGAAGAATACCTATCTTTCCTCATACCTTCAACTTCTTTAACCTTGATATTTCCGTTTTTAACTTCATGATCCAATTTAATCAATTCGTAAACGGCAAACGTTGTTTGTATATAAGACATTTTCAATTTTGCTTGCTCTGTTGGAGACATTTTGAAATATCCCTTATATGTTTCTTTTAATGAACTATCTGCATCCTGTTCAGGAATAAGAAAATTAATTTTTCCATTCTGTATACCATTTCTAAGTAATACGCATATCTCATTATTAAAATTAGCATTAGCTTTTACAGACCAAACAACCTTATTAGCATCACGAACTTTGCATCGTTCAGCCATATCTTTATCATTTATACAAGTCATTGCTTGGTATCTTTTACCGTTTTCTTGGCAAATTTGTTCCTTGGTGATAAAATCATATACTCCCAAGCCGATTCCGTTTGTATCTAAAACTAAATCTGTACATTGATACTCATAAAAATATTTCATAACAATCATTCCTAATTCATCTGTTTTCAAACCTTCAAAAGTTTCACCATATACGAAATTTGATTGATATGCAGTATCATTTACTTGAATTAAGTCGTTGATAAAAATAGCAGAGGCATCATTCTTTTTCTTTTTCGTAGATTGCATAAGAGCAACGTCAATAGATAGTATTCTTTTACCAGTAGCTGTTAATTTCGGAATTGATATTTTGTCATTGCAGAAACTCAATGGTGGAAATGCTTTGCGTAATCTTCTACGAGCGGTTAATTCATCAAATTTAAACAAACTACCATCTGTATCACCAAACCACAAACATTCCATTTCCATCTGCTGAACAAGTTCATTGTAATCAGCTTCACTCATTTCGTCCTCTAACTGAGAACGAGATAGCAAACCTTCTCTTATTGAAACTTGATAAGGTAATCCACAGATGAAATATTTCTTTGTATCATCAAAGAAATTCAACGTATAACTTTGTGCTTTTTTGTATGCCCATGAACTTTTAAAATATGCGCTGGACATATAGATTTCCTTATTTCTTTCTTGTAAATGTGCATATTCAGGCTTTCTTAGATATTTAGGTTGCCTAGGACTTGTTAAGAACTTTCGTAATACTGTATTAATTACAGTTTCGTCAACCATACGAAATTCATCCACGACTATGCAATTTGCTCTGGCTGATCTTGAATTTTCCGAACTGGTTCTTGTTTTTATCCATGAACCATTTTTGAAATAAATAGAAGCGTCATTTTGACCTATATTACATTTCTCAATTTCGGAACGTAATATAGAAGACTGTTTCATAAAATCATCTTGTATTTTGAGCAAGACTTCGTTAGCCTGTTTCAGAGTTCCAGAACTAACAACGATTTTTGTTCCAGGAAATAAAATACATCTTACACAGCAGAAGAGGGCGGTTAGGTATGTCTTACCTTGACCTCTCGCTGCCAGATACATAACGAAGTTATAGTGCATCATACACCATAACAAAATTTGTTGAAACCATTTTAAAGATAGACCCAACACGTCAATGACATACCTATGTGGGTTGTTACGATAATATCCTGCTCTCCAAGCAACAGTTTCCATTATCTTTTGTTGTTTATCTTTTTCTATCTCAGTCTGAGTTTTTAATTGAGGCATAAATTATACCTCCTCTTCAGCTTTCTGACCAAAGATTTTATCAAATAATGCTTCTGAATCAGTATCTTCATCATACTCAGGCTTTTTGACAGTATATTTAGAAATGAACTTCTCATAAGTAGAAGAAAATGCATTTTTCAATCCCATCATTTTAGAAAGATGCCCCTTAAAGAATACATCAATTAAGAGTCCAATTTTATCAGGATCTTTAAATTCACCTTCTGGTTCTGGAATTGGTTTTTCTTGTTCCCATTTATCAATAAGCTGCCCAAATGTAAGATTATCAGTTAATTCAGATGCAGTTTTCTGATTAGGTTTGATATTTAAACTTCCTAGCAGATTCTGTAAAGTAGCATCTAAATCTTTTGTATCCTTGCCATTTTTCTGAGCATTATCTATTTCAAGTTCTTTACAACATACTCGTTTAAATAAAAGTTCCTGAGATTTATTTTCACAAGGATAACGTGTCGTCCAGTCTTGGTATTCCGTCTCAAGATACATAAGTTCTTCATTATTATAGTTATTTCCAAAACGTTTCTTAGCAGACTTGAGAGTTTTTTGAACAATTTTCGTATTTGTTTCTGGATTATTATCTATATCATCAATAGAAAATTCAGAGTCTTTATAAGAAGTGTTATTGTACTGTGGGAGAGAAGCTACCATTACAATAAGATTTTGAACAGCCGTTCCACGAACTTTTTCACCAACACCTTCATTAATAGCTTGTAACTGTGCGTTATAATCACTTTCGCTAAATTTCCAATCAAGCTGTCTAAAAGTGTTAATTGTTTTTTCTCTATTGTCTGTTCTAATGCCAGTTTTAGGATCTACATCAGTACATAGATCTAACAAACACGACTTACACGCAAAATGTTCAAACCCACTTTTACTTTTACTTGACTTATAGAAATTTCCATTACCTTTAGTTGATTTCCATTTTCCACAGTGAGGGCAATAGATGTAATCTAAATCTAACAAATGGTTGTAGTCAATGGCTAAATCATGATATGCATCTTTGACTCTATTTACTGTTAGCTTCTTGACTTCATCATCAGTTTTGGCTTGTCTTAAATTAGCCATTGTTTCACCTTCTTTCCTTTTATTCCAATATAAAAAAGAGAAGCAGTAGCAATACCACTTCTCATAAAAATTCAACTTATAAAACACTATGAAAGTGCAATTCTTAATACTTATAACACGCCCTGTAGGACTCGAACCCACATCTTACAGATTTGGAGTCTGTCGTTCTGAACCAATTAAACTAAAGACGTATATAATAAAAGAGCCATCTCAACACATGAAATGACTCTTTCTTTAAAATATTTACCAATCAGTCGCCAAACTGATTATAACTGTATAGGGCGGTAGGGTAGTGATGAACTACCAGGGATAGAACCGTATGTGCACCACAGCAAAATCCTTCGACATCAGGCTTACCGCATAATACTCGGTATGGGATTCGAACCCATGTTATCCGATAGAAAGTCGGAGGTCTTTGACCACTTGACTAACCGAGCATATTTAGGGTGGAAGAGTACCACCCATTATTTTTTACAGAGTATATTCTGTAGTTCCTTCAAAAGTATTATTCAATGCACGAATTTCAGCCAACTTCTCAGTAACAGCCTCCTTAACTTTCGTAGCAAATAATACACACTGAGCCTGTGCATACAGTTCCTTCTTATCGAGAACAGTATTTAATACTGTATCAGGATATTTTGTTACATCTCTTTCAAAATGAAATGCTAAATCTTCATTGATAAGTTTTCTTTCATTTGTTACATCCGTAATCTCCAATTCAACAATAGTAGAATCGTCTTTTGGATCTGTTGTTACTTCTGGAACACCATTATTAAGTTTGATATTTCCTTTGAACTGAATTTTACTATACTCGATATACTTATTGTAATTTGCAAGTAATTCTTTTTCCTGCTCACTTGTCAAATCAGCAGTGCCAAGACTTGTAACCATAATGTCTACACTTGCAATATCATTTTCTACATTAAATTTCTGATCTAATTTCATGAATTTGTACCCTCGCTTTCGTTTGTAATTATTTGGTTGTATGCGTCTTTGAAACTGATTACTAAATCTCTTAAAGTATCTTTATCAATAGTACAGTCCAAATTGCTCATATCAATATTTGGATTTGATACCGTAAATTCCAATGTGTTTCCATTTGGTGCAAATAAAACTTCCACAGATTCATTAAGTAGAAGAGTAATAGAATCAATTTTATTTCCATTATTCGATGTTACTCGTTTTACTTGACCGACTTTTAATCTATCATTTTCAATAGATAATCTACTTGCCATTATACATACTCCTTTCTTTTATTTTTTCATTTTCCTTTTAATCATTGAATTGCGGAAGCAGGACTCGAACCTGCATACTCTTGGTTATGAGCCAAGTGAGCTTCCATTGCTCGTCATTCCGCTATGATAATCAGCATAAAGCACTAACTAGCTGATATTGGACTGTACACATCCAGTTTATAAATTAGACACACTAGGTATCCATGCTTTTCAAAATCACTTTAATCAGATTTACTTGCTAACCAACGCACGAGAAGGAGATTACTACCTGTGTCACCCAAAATATATTGCGCTTATATAGTGACACTCCATATTTATCTGTCTTTCCAGATGTCAAACCGCCCAGTAGTCATTCGCTATTGTCTATCTCAAAAATTCAGAAAATAAACTAGCGATAATTCCATTTCATATAAAAGCCTAATAGACATTGGTTTTTAATATTTAGACCACAAGCTCGAAAAACACTGTAGTACAAACTTGAATTTAATGGTTCTCATTAACGCAGAGAAGCACGATTACTTCTATGGTTGATATTGACCGTTTTAGGACTTACAATGCTATATGAATAGTAAATGCCAAGATGTGATACTTATATATTCTCTGTTTGGTTGCCCATTTAAGGGTTCTTTTATTTGTTCTCTACATTGTCGTCACCTTTATATATACCTTTCGTGCCTGTTTATAAGGACTTTATTGGGATAATGCAGTTATATCGGTCTGTTAGTCCGTCTGATTTTCACAGAACCTTAGTGAATGCGTAACTCAGAGCATTCGGCTTATAATTATTCTCCATTTAAAAGCAAAAAAAGATTAGGAAATTAATGTCGGTTTACGTTGACATAGGTTTTACGCTATTGAATGCCACCATCCAATATGCCTGTAAAGGCGCAACCTAATCTTTTTATATTTTATTATTCTCTGAATTAGACGAAGTATTAGATGAAAGTTTCATCGGGATTGTCTACAAATCAGAAAGTGATTTTTGTTCTACTTGTTTTATTTCTCCATTAGCAAAATATTTTGCAAATTGCTCATCAGCGTCAATATCCTTATACACTGCAACCATATCAAGCGAATTCCAACCAACTAGCATTTGAATTACATCATCAGGAAGACCGCTTCGAGAACAAGAAGTTGTAAAGAAGTGACGAAGACTGTGGAAATAAAAGTCTTCTCCTAAATGTTTACTGAATGTATCAGCCCAACTGTCAAGAGTACTTGAATCCATAGGTTCATCTATATATTCTCCATTTACTTTCTTTGGGAATAACCATTCTGATTCAATTCCATGTTCTTTTCTATAATTCATCCACAAATCAAAATATGGCTTAAATGGTTTTGCAAGTGTATATGCCACTAACATTTTTCCACGAGATCCTCTTCCTTTTGTTTGAATCTTTTCAGGTGTTTTATATAAAGAACCATATATAATATTTTCGTCATCGAAATAAGACACTTTAAATCGTGGTAATTCACTCTTACGTCTACCGCTAAATGCAGCTAATGCTAAAATACAAGCCTTATCATATTTACCTTTCTCAACCCAATAATCAAGCATACCTTGTACTTGTTCATCAGACAGTACAGTTTTAGTAAATACTTTCTCATTTGCAGGATTTTCAATTTTGCGTATAATCGGTTTAAAGTTTTCATACTCATCATCCAATATAGCTTCTACATAATTTGAAAGCGATGAGAGAGTAGACTTTACTCTACGCATTCTAGCTGGCGACCACTTATATTCAGTAAGACAAAAACTCTGATAACGAGCAATATCCCTCTTAGACAAATCAATAAAAAATTTGTTGTCACAATGCTGAAGTAAATAAACCCAGAAAATGTAAAGGTCACGCCTGTACGCATTGATTGTATTTGGTGATCTATCAACTGAACGAAGATAATCCAAAAAGTCATTTCCTAACTCTATATTCTCTTTATTACACTGAGCCAATAACTCATCAGTAACAATATTATTGTGTTGTATTTTTCTACCCATTAAATCTCACTTCCTTTCAAATAAAAAGAAGTGATATAGTAATAATTACTAAGCCACTTCTTTCAAATCTTCTATATGATTGAATAACTCCGATTTGTCCCATTTCATAAATCCCACAATCAGCTATGACACCAATCATGAGTACATATATTTATTCTCTGTTTTCATTCACAGAAACACAGAAAATTGACTTTAATAGGATTCGAACCTATATCCATTCCGTCAGTGGCTTTCACACTGGTGTCTGCGGTTTTACCTTGGATGCTTTAACCATTAAGCTATAAAGTCATACAAAAAGAGTGTGTAGCATACACCACACACTCCAAGTTCAAATGTTATTTGGAATCAGCAAATTTGTCTCTTAAACACTTACACACTGATTCTTCTATAACATATCCTATAATCTAAAATCTAAAATCCAAAAACCTTTAACATCTTCTGAATATCTTCATGACTTAACTCATCGCTAGAGTAGTAAGAATAACTCATATAAGAGTCACCATCTGACCTACTAGCAGTAAATCCGTGAGTATTTTCATCTTCGTCTTCAGAAGTATGTAAATAAGTTTCATTATGACAATTACAGTTCTCACAATCACCATTGCAATCATCATATTCATTGCCAATTTCCACTTCATATATCTCATCAGATTCAATCTTTGGAATAATCTTAGAATTACAATCATCAAAGATGTATACAACATCGGCTTCAATAAAGATATATCCATCATCTCTCTTAACTGGTTCGCACCAGATTTCATCATCTAATAAGCTGATAATGAAAGAGTCGTCATAACCATCCCATTCAGGATTACCAAACTTATCAATAAATGCAATACCATATCCGATTCCAACGAGTTCACGAATAATCTCTTTTACATCTTCATATTTAGCAACAATATCTACTGAATTATATTCATCATCAGATTTTACTCTGTCATATGTATCTGAAACAGCACAAGCAAAATCTTCATAATTTTCAAAATGTAATGTTTTTATAATAATCACGACCTTTCAGATTAGAGCTGTTTTGCAGACTTTGACATCTTAAAGCAAATCTCATCATGCTGTGGAGTTACATACTCCTCACCCTTGCGATCGCCCATCATAATTTTTCCTCTACGCTCTGGAACTGTCTTAACCTTAAACTTACCAAGTTTACCTACAGGAACAGATTCTGTAGTATCAGCTTTTAATGTATCTGTAATAACCTCTGCGTATGTATCAAGTATAAGAGCAATATCACCTTTCTTAGCTCCTTCAATTCTTTCTGCAATTGCATTAATTAACTCTGTTTTAATCATTTATAAAAAATCTCCTTTTAATCAATAATATTTTGACACTTTTAATGATAAATGCCGATTTAATAATAAAAGAGGGTAGCAGCCAATTTGGTCTACTCCCTCAAAAAATCTTATTCAACCCAAAGCTGAACCTTATCAATATATCTACCAAAACAACCAGCATATCCGTCCTGTCCATTTACAGTTTGATCATCTATCTGAACAGGGTAATATTCGTCCATACCCTGTGGCGATACCTGTATATATAGACACTTGTATTCATAACCATCAGGTGTATAGAATACTGCTTTTAATGCGTCAATAGGTGTTCTACCGTTACCTGCGTAACCATTTTCGTCATCATTGATGTCATAACCATCAACTTCTGGAAGCCAATCGCCATTAAGTAAGTGAACTTGATATCTCACATAACCTTCACTAACGCCAATGGCAATACCTGTAATTGCCTGATCATCATTGGCACCAGCCCAATCATCTCTATCATGAACTTCATCCCACCAACGATTTGTCTTAGCCCTATAGTAAACATCAACATGACCTAAATCATTAGTTCTACCACCTGTAGTTTCATTATTATCCGAACAATCTTCACTTGAATCTTCTGATACTACTTCGCCTGTTAAAGCTTCGACTATAGCATTGGCACAAGCTTCAGCATTCCATCTGTTTGCATCATCTCTGTCATCCACGAAGCAACATTCAATTAAGATAGCAGGGGCTTTTGTGTTTCTAAGAACATAAAGTCCTGGATTGGTTTTAAATCCTCTGTTTCTTATATCAAGCTTCTTGGATATTGCCTGACATATCTTTGAACCTATTTCCTCTGTTTCGTCATCATATCCATACACTTCTGTACCGCCAGTAGAATCATCACCTTCGTAATCATCTCTACCAGAGTTAAGGTGTATAGATATATCTAAATCAACATTATGTGAATTACACTTGCCAACAATTGTTGCTAAACAACCATTCTGCGATGTATTTTCATCACAAGTGCAATCGTAAACAGTATGTCCAAGGTTTTCTAATTTGGCAATTACAGCATTCTTAACAATTCTATCTTCAACAGACTCCTGTAAAATACCAACCGCACCATAAGCACCCTCATCCTGCGGACAGTGACCTGCATGTACATTATATGTAGACATTATATATTCCTCCTATATAAAATAAATAAAAATAAAAGAGGGTAGTACAAACTATCCTCGTAAGAACAAAATATAATTAACTAAGCTGAATGTCCTTTATCATTTCAACTTCGTTATCTTTTAAAATTGCTATTGTTTGAGATGCTACACTACTACAATAAAAATTTTTGGAAAAATCATTAAATCCGCTTAAGCAGCCTGTAGATATAGCATATCTACCATGATTTTCTGACTGAATGGAAAAATTGTGGAGATGTCCACTAAAGATTAAATCATAGAACTGATTATCACTAGAAATAATTTTTGCAAGATTATATCTATCATTTTTATATTTATCACCATGAATGAATTTACAAGATAAACCACAAACAGTAATATTTATTTCAGAATCATTATAGTTTGTATTTAATATAGAAATACGTTCACATCCACTTACATCAACCAAGTCTTTAATATGTTCAGTAATAAGCACATTTGCATTATCACCTTCATAATTTTTTCTCTTATCACCTGACATGCGATCATGATTTCCAGCAATACCACCGAATATAACATTACAATCTTCAGCTAAAGCGACTAATAGTCTATATATGAGTTTAGTAGCCTTATGTATCTGCATAGATTGTAAAAATTCACAATTATGTGCTTGTGTTTCTCTCATATATGAATTCTCAATCATATCACCTGTTGATATAACTAGAACCTGACGAATATTATATAATTCAATATACTTCTTACATTCAGAAATATATTTGTTTATTCTTTCATTTGCAATTTCCCAATTAAAATTATTACCATTACAATTGTTGATTATATAACCAATATGCCAATCGGTAATATGACATATCATAGTATAATCAGATTCTTCTTCAACAGAAGAGTACATATATTTAGGAATTTCCATTGAGAAATTATTATCTTTCATATACTGTTTTAATTCGTCTGCAACTGTAATACAAGGAACTAAATCTCTTTTTAACTTATTGAGTTTCAATCTATCATTATGTATTTGCTGTTTAACAATATATTGTTCACCTAATACTTCTTTAGCATCATCAAGAGTAGTACTTTTTTCTGTTATGTTTTTAGCTTTTAAATATTCTCTAACAAAATAATTGCCAAATATGGTCTGACTAGCCTTTCTGACGCTATCATAATGACATTTTATATCATATTTATCCACTATTTCTTTCCAATCCATATCTGATATTCCAGACATTTTATTAGAAATTTCTTGTAAAACCTGTTCATAAGTTGATTGGGTTAGCCCATATTTTTTTAATTCTTCTTCGAAATTATAAATATAGTTCACCTACTCTCTATTCTTCATTAGATTCAACAGGTTCATCGAGTTCACTTTCCTCTTTTACCTTCACATTTATTTCAACACTACCACCATTAAATACTGATAGAAGAGTAGCAAGTTTCTTTTCTCCACCATCTACTTCAACAGTCATATTATCTGTGTCAATGATACCTGCAATCTTCATAGAAGTCTGCTTGGTTTCCTTAAAAACAAAATTTGCCATAATCCTTTAAATCCTCCATAAAATTAAAAATTCCCACCAGAACGCTTTCTGCCAGGATTGTAATACATTTGTTTATTTTTATTCTGCTTTACTTTAATATACTCACGAATCTTCCTAATATAATTTTCATCATAGCTTAATCTAGCATGTGATTCTAAATAATAACATCCACAACGAGTAGGAATTTTATTTGATAATACATTATCTATGAGCCTATATGATGGATTAAGATTCGAGAGATGGGTATGCTTTTCTGTATCTTCTTGTCTACAGATACGATAGCCATTTTCAGTCTTGTCAATATAAAAACCTTTATATTCAATTCGATTTTTCATAGGCAGAACCTACTTAACGTATTTATCTTCAATGTAACGCTTTCCACCACAAGTTTTATAATACCCAATATGTTCGCCTCTGCAATCTACATATCCTCGTCTTGTGTTCCTAATTACACCTTCAGATAATAATTTTTCAATTTCATTTTTTGAAATGTACTTAATAATTTTCACTTCTTTCTTGATTTATTTCCTGCCTAATAGCAGAAGAGAGTGAGCCATGTGGGGTTCGAACCTACGACACCTAGATTAAAAGTCTAGTGCTCTACCGACTGAGCTAATGGCTCAAAGAGAAAATCGGCAACCATACTACAAGAGCTGTAGCACAGCCACCGATTATAGAAAGGTAAGGTACAATATGAATTACAAAATCTATCGGATATTTAAAATAGAACTGAAAATGTCCTCATAATTTCAATCAATTTGATATATCTATACGAATATAGATAAGCTTTATAATTATTAACAATTAAAAATTGTTCATTCTTTTATAATATTTTTATATCACTAATTATACTTTCAGTAAGTTTTAATTTTATTAAGAATCTTCATGACACGTATGACAAAATATCAAATTTTCAATATATCAAACTGACAAAATTACAAAATAACAAAGTAGCAAATAACAATACATATAACGACCTTTAAAGTAATTTTCCTCAAACATACAGGAGACTCAATAATACAATATTTATGAAATATTCTTGATTTTTGTTTATATGTAATATTTTGCATTCTAAACAATGCATGATTTACTCTTTTTAATATTATATGGCTAATATCCAGCCTTGCAGCATTATAGTTCATCTGCATCTGAACCGATTGACAATTATAAAAATCAATCTCAGCCCTATTGTAAATATCCGATAGAAGATTAGTGTGGGAATTAACCCACAACCAAATCCTCAAAGGAATCATTTACATCAAATAATGGTGTAAAATTAACCTGTGTTGTGATTTCAATTTCATCAAGTTTTGAAGAAATCTCATCACATTCTTTATTATATTTCTTAATCAGACCTTTGACGCTGTTTCGGTCAAAATCAATGGATGTTTTAGAAATAATCTGGTAAGAGTAAGGTTTCTGCTCATTATTAATATCAAATTTATAATCCTTTCCCATTGACTGTGTTTCACTAGGCTTAATAGAAACGATTGAATTTAGTGTATTCACAAATGACTGTTTCTTTTTATTCATAGCAACAGCATTGTCAATATTAATTTCTGTTCTCGCCTTTGCATCTGCGATTGATGAGAAAAGTTTTTCCTTCTCATTAATAACCTTAACCACAAAGTCGATTATATCATTTGGCTTAAAATCTACATCATATGGTTTCTGAACCGCAATTTTCTCATCCTGTGCATCTGGATTAGCCTTAGAGCGTAAGTGATTTTGTTCTGTAGTTGTTACAAATCCTTTATTTCTAAGATATGTGTCTGCTGTCATTAACAGACGGTCAAGATAGTTTGCATAACGATATGATTCCTTTAAATTCATGTTTATTTCTCCTTTTGTTCCAATAATGTGTTTACTTGTTACACTATTATATTCTCTGTTTTATCAGCCAAGAAAAGCTGATTTCATTGTTTTATATTCGGGGCAGATAATGATACGTCTGCCCCTAGTATACGTTTTAAACTTGCAAGCCCTTACTTATTACACGCATTGGCAATGGCGTGGGAGTTTACTAACGCAACTCTGCGCTTTCTTCCCTCCATATTACACCCTCATTTGATACCCATTAAACTATTGAAAATACTACATTTTCAACAATTTCGTTCCGCAAAAATTGTGCATTATTTACAATTAAAGTTGCATAGAAATTTATTTGGATTCATTTTGTACAAGAGATTCAATGTTTTTCTTGTATATTTTGTTGCTTTTTTGTAACATGAAGGATTGTTGTTTATGCTATTCAATCCCAAAGCAGTTTCTATAAGTCTATTAATAGTTACTATATTCCCAATTTTAATTCCTTTCAGCTTGTCCAATACTTCATCTGATTTAGATATTAACATTTCTTCATATTCTTCATCATCACAGCTTATTTTTATCTGCTTAACATAGGAATCGTAATCTTCAATAATCTGTCTTATTTTTGTCATTTGTCTATCATTTGCTTTTCCTTGCATTTTAATAAAAAAATCTTTTGTAGGAATAGCAATAGTGGTTTCCGAGGCTTGAATTTTATTAATCCAATCTTCAAGCCAGTTCATAGGACATAATAATTCTCTATTAATACGACTTTTAAGTTTGTTTTTCGATTCATCAACTTCCTCTTGTGGTAGTTCTTTACCATCTTTTGTATATTTAATTTCTCTTGTATATTTCATAAATTCAGGAAAATCATGTTTTTTATACTTTGGTTTACCTGACTCCGTATAACCAACGATTCTTTTAATGTTCATACAAGGGAGTTTGCTAATTCTATCAATTTCTTTGTTGCCATCAATTTCATATTCTCTTTTGCATCCATCAATAATAACCTGCGCAAGAACAGAAAGAATAATAAAATTGTCATAGAGTTCTTTAAGTTTTTTCTCATCAGGATTATCTTTTTGTAATTCCGTCCAATAATAAGTCATTGCCAACTGAGCCAAATTACTTGAATACCCGATTCCCATACGTGACTTTGAAAACTTGTTATCCATGGCAGCATAATCTTTTTTTGTATTATTGTATGTAATACCAGACTCTTGTAATGCATTTACAATAGTATAAAAATCTCTATAGCATCTTTCTGCACATATGACCATTGTTGATTGATTTGTGACAAGCATAAAATCCGAGTCTTCATCCATCCCATTTGCCCTGTCTTGAATATCTGTATGAATACAATTAACTGCTATTATATTTTTACTAAATGCAAAATACTTATCCATTTCTTTAGAATAGACATTATGTAAATAACATATATTGTTCGGGGAATTATGTGGATTTCTAAACGCTGCAAGATATTCATTATCATCAAAACGTTTAGTGTAACACTGAATACAATTAGATTCTTGAGAAAGCGTTGGATCTTTTTCAAAATCCTCACCAACAGAATAGAGCAGAAGTGCATAAGGATTACCACATACAGTCAAATTATCACCATTGACCATAATTTTTCCTTTTCTCATTCTAAAAACATATTGTTTAATTATCTCTTTCTTTTCATATCTAAAAAATTTACTATTTCCAAACTCATGATTTTGAGCATATAAATCAGCAAGCATTTCATAATGATTTACTTCATTTGCATTCTTTCTAAGGAACTTTTCAAATTCATCATTATCACGCTTAAGTAATTCAACATAATCAATGCTAATCTGAGCAATATCTTTTACATTATCCTTCGTACATGGAAGAGTATTAATCATCTGATAACTCAACTGTTGATATTGTCCTAATTTACTAGGGTGGTCAGTTTTTACAATGCCCCACATATCACCATCAGAATGAATTCTTTCGCACCAATAGTCATATGCTTCAGTAATATTATTACCCATTAAGTCTTGAAATTTCTTCCATTTAATCGCATTATCAGTGGTTATCATCTTAATATCTTTTAAATAATGCCATTTACCAAACATATCTTGAACCTGGTATGTATTGTAATTATATCCATTTTTATCACACCAATCTTTAAAGAATTTTTGAAGATAACTCTTAAAAGCACATGCTTTAAAAAGGTGATTTCTGAGTAATGCCATACCGTTAATATAAGATGGGAGACGAAGATAATTAGAATCAGCTTCGATTAGTGCCATACCATCCCAAATTGTATTTTTAACTTGACGTTTTTCTTCGGATACAACACATTTTTTACGTTTTTCAATTACCTTTTCGTTTTTGTTAGTTTCTTTATTTTTCTTTTTGACTTCTACTTCGTATTCTTCTGCTTTAACAACTTTTGTCATTGTTTCAAAAAAGGAATCCTGATCTTTGAGAATTAGAATATCCTCAACAGGTATATGAAGTGTACCAATAATTGTAGATGTGGTAAGTGGAGCATAAGCTGACATTTCAACGATTTTCGCATTGTCATGACTCATTTTTTTTCCAAGTCCAATTGTTAACCAATCATATGCAATGTCATATAATTTACTATTTATGAAAATAACTTGTCCAAGTTTAGCTTTGGCACTTGTACGAAAAAGCATTTCATAATGAATTGTTTCTTCTTTAATTGTTCCGTCTCTGCGTTTACGTTTATATGTAACATCAACACCATTCTCGTAAAAATATTCTCTAATCTCATCTCGTGATTTTTCATTATACAAGTCTTTTCTATCTTCAACTTTTTGTAATGCCTGTTTAATACGTTCCTTAGAATCGCCATCAGTATCATTAAATAACTTTTCTAATCGAGTATGCTCATTATCATAAGAGCGACTTCCAAATTCATAATCAAGACAAATTATATCTCGTGTACTTTCATTTTTTTTACCAGATTTTCCTTTATAAATATTTAATCCGTTCTTTTGCAAGAAAAAACTAAATAAACTGTTGTTAAACATAGCATCAGTATATGTAAAATAATCTCGTGTTCCAAGATTAACATCATACAACATACCAGCACTGATATTTTTTATTTTAATTCCATATTCACTCATTCAGTATATCATCACCGCCTTAACCTAAATTCTCCCAAAATTCATCTTCAAAATCATATCCACCATAATCTAAGCTATCTGCAAACTCGTGAGATGATTTTGTAGAAGCTTTGTAATAACATTGCTCCAATTCAGAACATTTTTCACATCTGAAATTGTTGTCAAATTCACATTCCGAAAGTTCATCTACGATCAATTCTTTCATTTCTTCAATATTGTCAAAATTATTATTCATATAAATTTACCTCCACTTATATATTCTCCAAATGAAATTTCTATTTACTTACACATTATTGAAAATAAACAGGTACTTTTCCAACGCTAAATCTTTTCATAATTAGATAACTTATATACCCATCAACTAATTCAAAATTCCTGTCAATGATAATAGGACTAAGCTCACCATACTTAATAAAATTATTAAGTTTTCTTCTATACTTAAAATAACTAGGTGGAGTAGCAAGAAATATATTCTTAATCTTTATTTCACTAATAGGAATCCAATATTCAATACTTGTTTTATAATCAATATCAAAAAATATTCTTAATTTATTAACTATCATAATATCCTTCCTTTCCCATTTCGTTAAAATCATAACCTAACCAATTAACTAAAAAATCATAGCTAAATATACAATCTCGATGAAGATATTCACCTTCAGAATTAACTATAAATTCATCTCCATTAAATATTCCCTCTTTACAGTAACAACATATGTAATTACTTTTCCTATCTTTGTGTAATGGACATCTTTCAGCATGTCCAGAATCTCTTCCGCAATATTCACAAGCCATTTTCATACCTCACATTTTATTTTCTCATAGCAAAATCCATAATCTGTAGTGTAATAGATATGCTTAATTCCTAAATCTTTAATAGCTGCCATACAACTAGTGCAAGGACGACACATGCCAAACTCTTTATCAAATCTTGTTCTGAAAATATACAATTTTACTTTGGAAAAATTTATATTCAGATGACGAATAGAATTAAGACAATTAATTTCGGCATGTAATGTTGGTTTAATGCCGTTCTTATTCCAAGACTTTCTATATCTGTTATAATATTTCTGTATAGGATGTGTTTTAATTGTATTACAACCAATTCCTATTACATTTCCTTGATAAACGGCTATACAACCTATATGTGTTTTTCTATAGTCTGATAAATCCGCAGCCGTTTTTGCTTTCTCATAATATTTATAATCACTTTTACTTAACATTTAACTTTTCTTTCTCATATAATGCATTGCCACGTTCAAAACAATCAAGTTCATACTTAGTACGATTGATATAACGTGTAAAATCAGTATTTTCAATATATCTTGTCACTTCCATACAAAGCACCTTTTTATCTGGCACATTAAATTCAATAACACAAGGCTCATCTATTAAATTAAACCCATCAACACTATTATTCTTAATAAATAGAGTAGTATCATATAAACTCTTTTCCTTATTCCATCTGCTCATAGCAAGTATTGAATATCCATTATTCATATCAACTGTTATAGCTGTGTCAGCAATTATCTCGTATCTCATTATGCAATTTCCTCGCTTTCTTTATTGTCTCTGATAATACATTCTCTTTTTCTATCATTATCAAATTTCAAATCAGTAAAAATTCTTGCAACAATATCTAAATCAGTTCCACCAAAATCTGCTCCTGATTTTAATAACAATGGTGAGCAAATTAACTTGTTGCGAGCCTTAAGTTCCATAGTTCTTGTCATTACATGATTTTCTGTTTCCTTTGTCATTAATTTTTAGTCTCCTTGTTAATAAAATTTTTTTAGCCATATCATCGCTCCTTTTAGTGTGATACGTGTTTTTGTTACATATTTATATTCTCTAAATGAGAATTGATTTAATGTTAATTAAAGTGGGGATTTTCTAATTCACTGATATGTGATATAATCAATTTGATGTGTATACACGATTTTTAATTGTAACTCGTAAACCAAGGTCACAACTGATTTTATATCAGGTACGAAAGGCGTGATTATGCACATAAAATTGATATGTCCTATCAGAGTTTTCTTGTGTGACTGCACATGTTTTCACAGAAGGGAGGTCTGGTTAGGATAATTAATTTAATTTTGACACCTGGGATTACCATAGCTGTTATAAATCTTGTTAAGTATTGTGTTAGAAAGTTCACAGAATACAAAGAATTAAAACTGCTTGTAACTTCAGGCAAGAAACGTGTTACCGTTACGAAAAACGGTATTTCGTATGAGAAGTAGAATAAAATAGGTACGTGATTTACTATTTTATTCATTCTCATGCTGCAACCTTATTTAATATATTCACCAGTGAATTAGAAGCCTCACTGCAAATTGGAGCGTTTAGTGTAACACTCATTGCGCAAATTTATGGTAAAGAGATATTGTCGTAGGAGATAGTATCTCTTTATGTTCTTACATATTAATATTCTCTAAAAGTTCTATCTGTTTTTGTATTTCTGTTTCAGGGTTATATTTATCATCAATTTTTTGTCCATTTTCATTATGTATAAAATGTCTATAATCAGCAAAAACCTTTGGCGTAGTTAAAAATTTTTTCTCACCATCCTTAATGTATTGTTCTCTTTTCATAGGTTGGCATTTTATAATTTTCAATGTATCTAAAATATCAACTATACGCCCAATATATCTTTCAGATAGTCCAATATCTTCTGAGATTGTTTTGAAATATCTGTAGCAGCATAGTGGTTTATCTTCCATGCGATTAAGATTTACACGAATATAGGAAAGTAGAAGTAAGATATAGGCAGAAGACATTCGTGTTAAGTCTACATCTGACTTCTGTAACTCTTCCTTAAAATTCAATATTTTATCTAACTCATCAAAATAGATAATCCCAAACTTATCAGGTACATCAAATTTTTCTATATTCAGTTGCACTTGTTGATATTTCACCGAATTGGTGTTTTCTTTTAGACTTTTTTCGAAATCAGGACACTCAATAAAGTATCCATAATGAGACAAGAGCAATAGAACTTCATAATATTTTTGATTGATTTTTCCATCTCTGTAATTAGGCTTCAGTTTAGACCAGTGACAAAGTTCTGTTGTAGAAAATGCCACTGTATCATCAAGTGAACGCCTTGCACAAAGATATGAGAAGATAATCACTCGTTTAGATGAGAGATCTTTATCATAAATAATTTCTCGTGGTATTTTTACATAATTCAAATTATTGTTTTCACCTTCTTTCTATTTTTAAAAATATTCTCCATCTTGACTTTCAAAAATCGTGAACTTTTACATTTATGAAATTGTCAAAAATTCATTTGGGTACATGTATGACGTACCCAAAAGTAAAAATTTTCTTCATTTGGGTACATGTCAGGTGTGGATTTGTGTAGGTCAATATCTATATAGACTCATATTATCAAGAGAGGAATATTTACAGCGCAATTTGTTTCACAAATTACTCTGTAAATAAAAAAACTTTTATTGAATATTGGTTGAAATATACTTTAAACCATTTTTGGATATGAAATATTGATAAGTATCTTTGACGTTGTTATATTTAAAAACTAGAAAATATTTATTCTTAATTGCAAATTCAGTTGCTTTTGTTCTTTTATTCTTATCAATGGTAATTAAATTAAGTTTTATAAGAATATCTCGAAAATCATTATATCTATTTTCGGAAGGCAAGATATGTTCATCCTTAAGCTTATGCCAAACATCCTGGATTTTATTTTGATCTTCTATCTTAATATTTTTCTCAATTGGATATTGTTGAATATGAATCTCAGAAATAGATACTTTTTTCCTTAATAAGAAAGAATCAAAATCATAATGATTTAAAATATATTCTCGACCTTCAGAATTAACTTCTATAATCTTTTGTTCCTGAAGTTTATAGCACAAATAAACACAATAAATATTTTCAATTACATATTTTTTGTATAAATTTTGTTCAGTTAACTCTTTTAATATTATATTTGCGACCTGTTTTGCTTTTTCCTTCCCTCTAATAGATGAATTAGATAATATTAAATTTTCAATGGTATCTCTTTGACGATAATCAAAAGTATTCGTTGTGCTATCAAATACGTATTTATTTTTTAAAAATTGAGATACTACAACAGAATTTGCAATCTCTTCACAAACCAGTAATTTTCTTTTATTTGATAAAACATCTTTTAATGTGTTTTCTATGTTATATAATTCATAATTTTCTTTTTTATATTTTTCTATATAAGCATTTTCCAACATTAATAATTTTGATTGAGTAATAGTGACACTATCTCTTTCAACTTCTTGCAAAACTTCAAATTTAAAAAATGACTTCCCAAACTTATTAAAATCTTGTTGAAGATAATAATTGGCGTGTTGATTATTCAAAAGATCGTTTTTATGATTAATCCATCTTTTATCAATATCAAGGCTTTCTCCAATATATAATTTATTCGTTTTTAAATTTGTTATAGAATATACTCCGATTATAATAATTCCTTCTTTCTTTTGTTTAATTGTTATTGGTTGATTTAGGTACATAATGTTTTGGATTGATATTTTTTATTTGGGTACATATATGATGTACCTATGTGAAATTATTCTCCATTTAATTCTTGAATTTCTTCTTCTGACATAGAATCCAATTTCTTTAACGCTCTTTCAATATAAATAAGTTCTAATAATGTGAAGTTATCTATTATTAATTTTGTATCATGGCTATTAATGATATCTATATAAATATGATTAGATAATTTCTTGGCAACGGATTTTCTTGTTCTCTTAAATAAAATTGATTTCTTCATAATATCATTCTCCTTTTGAATTATTCTTTTCAATTGTCTACCTAGAGATGTTCTTTTCTTGCTGACGCTGCGAAAAGACCGCCCTTATCAAAGGGCTACATCTTGTGCTTACGCACATACTATCTTTTTGAACTTGTGTGTAGTTTTCTCATACCCCTATCTGTGGGTTAAAAATGAGTTTTTGAGGGTGATTTTCAATTTTTATGTCTTAGGTGATAACTTATAATGGTATGAGATAAAAGTGGCTAATTTTTCTATGAGGTGTGATTTTGTCCCTAAATAGATTAAAATGCAATTCTGCCGACTAATTCATCAAATATATTTCTATAAAAGTTACATGATAAGTTATTAAATGTTTCTGTTGTAATATGTTAAATTGCTCATAATGAGTCCTCCTTTAAATTTATTATTTTTTTTGTTTGGCAAGAGTAGTGTGATGATTATTTACAATAGATTTTTCTCTTATATGACTTTGAATTTATGAATTTTTAGTATTGTATGGATATGTTAATTAATAAAGAGAGTTAATATAAAATTCTTTACATGGAATATAAGGAGAAAAATGTATGATTTTGAATCTATTTTAGATTTTTATATGTCAAGTGGCTAGTTGTTAGGGTAGAGAGAAAAATTGAAATTTGAGTTGTGAGAATGGATTTTTGTATAGGTGTGAGAATTGATAATATTATTTATAGTAAATATGATGAATATATATAAATAGTTAATGTAATTTTGGGTGATGTAAAAAATTGACCTTGTATTTTGAACATTTAGGTGGGTAAAAATGATTTTAGGTGTTATTGGTAGAGTAGAATAAAAACGCTGTGTATGGGTGAGATAGAGGGGTTAGATGAGAAATGGGATTTTTTGGTATTGCTATAGTAGGATTTTTTAATGGTTTATATTGGATTTTTGGTTATTTTTGTGAAGTATATAGGTAATTTTTGGTTTTTCTGTACCCCCGTATTGTAGATGAGAGAGTTGTAATTTGTGTGATTGATTATAATGATAGATTTTAGATTAAAAATGGTTATCGGTAAAAGTATTTATAAATAAGGAAGATTTTGGATTTGTGAATGAATTTTTGATAAGATGGAAGTTTAATTTTTTGGTTGTGAAGTGGCTAAAAGTGGCTTGGTTAGTGGGTTTGAGCGATATGGGGTACGATAAAGGGTTTGAGATGGGAAAATTAGAATTTTGCTTGATTTTATTAGGAATTTTGAAGTTGGAAAGAGGATGGATTTTTAAGTTGGTATGTAGATGAATCAGCTATAGGGTTTGCTGCATTTCCAGTCCATCAAGTTGGTTTTAAGTACCCCCAGTCAGTCTAAAAGAATGGCTAATAGATATATATTAACCATTATTTTTACTGATACTTTTGAGCAGAACCTATGTAGTTTTTAAAACTATGTTAGATAGCATTAATGTTATTATAATATATAGTTTTAAACTATGACATATCGTTTATCATAGTTTTTATTTATATCTAACAAAATATAAAAATTATTCAAAAAAACACTTGACATATAAATACAAAGCTATATAATGTAAGTATAAAGTAATACACTTTATATAACATTTATAGTACTTTGAAAATAAATTAAAAATATTTAAAAAAGTACTTGACATATAAAGCGTAAGACTTTATAATGTAAGCATAGTAATTAAATGCTATGTGGTAATGTACAAAAAAGTTTAGTCCACTAAACAAAAATAACAAAGTTTAGCGACTAAACAAAACAATAAAGAATAGGAGGTACTTATTATGAGTACAAAAAACACAACAAACCAGGAAACAAAAAACAATTCAATCATTAATGTAGTAGTAAATGGTATGAAAGCTTCAGAAGGGGTAAAAAATGTACAATCACGGCTTGAGTCTGTTGAAAAGTCTGCTTTTAACATTGCTTTAATTTCTGCTTATTCATGTGGTACTTGTATTCCTAATTATATTGATAATAAGGGCATAGAACACGGAGAGGCACAACTTGACAAAAAGGACGCTTTTAAACAAGTTGATTTTATCAAACTTGTAGGAAGAAGTAAAGCCACGCTTTCCCGTTGGATAGGTGCAATGAATTTAATCATTGAAAAGGGTTATTTTACCGACTTTGCAAGCGGTTTATATCCGTTTTCTTATGATAAAATTTATGACATTTTTAATCATGAGGATGTTTTTCAGGGGATGTTATTATCAGAATTGATGGAGTTATCAGCTAGTACACTTGAAAAGATGGTTAATGATTTCAAACCATCTAAGGAAGAAGAAAAGACTGAAGAAAAAATTTCTGAAGATAAGACAGCGACAGACAGCGACAGCAAGGAAGAAGAAAAGACTGAAGAAAAAGTTTCTGAAGAAACTGCGGTACTCACATACCAGGGCAAGGATTATACAGTCAATAAGGCTGTATTTGAAAAGTGGCTTGCTGAGAACGCCACACTTGCAAAATAATCAGCACTAACACTAAAACCAGGGCGGTGAAAATCCGCCCTTTTTGTAATGTTATCCGGGTATATTACCCGGTTTTTTAATGCTTTTATAGTTTAGTGACTAAACAAAAAATCAATAATCAAAATTGTTTAGCGACTAAACTATAAAACTATAAAACAATATTAATCAATGCCAGGAGGTACGAAAATATGAAATATTATGATGTGGCAATAATAAATAAAAAATGCAGTTATTTCAGAATAGGAGGTTTTGCGTTATGAATATTGAAATTTGCAAAGATAACAACACATATATCTGGGGTTTCCATGTGCCACTTAATGCGTGGTATGGTCAGGATGGCGATAACAGTTGGGATTGGTGGATCTGCACAGTACACGGCAAGCCTGAAAATGATAATACACTTGAACTGCGTAGATTTAATGGTGAGTGTTGGGTAAAAGTGAGTGAGAACTCCGACACCACACAAGCAATCTGTCAGTGGGCTACAGCTCTGCATTTATGGTGGACAAAATGTCAATGGTTCAAAGAAGAAGATAAGCAAAAAAGTTTAGCGACTAAACAACTTATAAGACAAGAAAGACATATAAACAGCTTAAAAAATCTAATGAAGCACGATAGAAAACATAAGTCAGGCGGTTCAGGTATCCGTCTTGATATAGAAAACTTTCGTGCGGATAAGACGTTTACCGATTATGAATGCACGAATAATCATCATCGTTTTCATGATTTTCAAAGAAGCTATGTTTAAGGAGGCAAAAATAACTATGCTTAACACATTAGATATGTATGGAATTTGTCACGAAATATACCGTGACTTAAAAGGCAAAAATGCCTACGCCGAAACTGATGAAAATATTCTGAATTTTATTTTCAGACTATACAACACAACTGAAATTGATTGTGAGGAAATAAAAGCATTATGGATAGAGTGGCTCACAAAAGGCACTTTGTCTATAAATACGCAAATTCAGAATGCAAGAAATAGGAGGTATAACTATGCTTAATATACAAACAACAATTCATTCAGATAAAGATGGCAACTATAAAGCCCAAAATATAATATCTCAACTTATAAAGGCAAATTTAGACATTAAATTGCCTAATAAACCACTAGAGGATATATGTCTTGCAGATTTAAAATGTGAGGAGTTACCATGTACATATTCGCATACAGAAGGTACAATATGGGATAATGAATTGTGTACTTATATCGAACGAAAAATAACATTGTGTTTTGGATAAAATGGAGGTAAATTAATATGACTTATAAACAGACTGCAACTACAATAATACGAGCAACGGAAATCTTCAATGATTTCTTTAAGCGTGATCCAGATATGCACAATACAAATGATGTAATGGAGTTATTATGTATTCAGGCAGATGTAATGTATGCAATGGAAAATATACAAATGCGTAATGAAAAGGCAGACTAACAATCTGCCTTCCGTCTTACGGTGTAAGTCCGTAACCGATGAGCAGAAGCGAAACGGAAATTGAAAGGAGGTTGTTTTTATGGTAACATTGTAGATAGGTACAGTGTGCCTAAAAATAGGAAGGAGGACATAATATGTCCGAAAAAGCAATAGTTCATAAAGTCCCAGAAAATGTCAGAAGGCAAAGTATAGAAACTCTAAAAGTACGTAAAGAATCATTGGAGTATCTGCGTAAGAATGGATATAAGACCATTGACGATATAATTGAAAGGCAAAATGATATCCCAACGGAAATTAGAGGGAATATCTATGCTTATATTATGTTTGGCATGGAGGGATAAGGCAAATGTTTAGTGGCTAAACTGAAATCTGGTTTAGCTGCTAAACTTGACAATGTAAGCATAAAGATTTATACTGTAAGTGTAAAACTTTGAAGGGAGAGTGATAACAAATGTTTACATTTACAGATAATGAAGCTTTAAAGAAAGAATTAAAATTATTTCAAGTTGCTAATAATTTTGATAATATAACGGAAATATGCAAAAAAATGGAAATTATACCACAAGCATATTACAATACTTTAAAAAAACAAGGCTTATCATTTAATGATATAAAGCGAATCTGTGATGGTATGGATACAGATTTATGTATAGAATTTAAAAAACGAAATTCAGAAAAGGCAAACGAAGAAAAGGCAAAACTTGAAGCTCAAATAGCCGAACTTCAGGCAAAACTAAAACAAATGTGAGGAGGATATTATGACAATAGAAGAAATGCGTAACTCTATGCTCAAAGCAGGAATTTACACAAAGACAGATATAGATAAAATCTGCGAACTTGAAAAGGCATATCAAGAAGAATGCCAGGAGATAGCCGAACAATGCGAAGCTGAAGGCTATCCATCAAACGGAAGTAACTATGAACTCCGTTGTGAATCTGCAAGAGCTTATTATGATGAGCAAATTGCAGACATAGACGCAAATTATAATTTTGAAGACTAACTGCGTCAAATATAATAACCACCCAAACCAAAAGCACCCAAACGCAAAGGGTGCTATTTTTGACTTGACAAATACAACAAATTTGATGTATTATAGGTGTATAAACAAAGGAGGAAATAAAAATATGACACGAACCTTTATTGAAACACCAATTTTTACCGCTAAATGGCAAGACTTAGGATTAACTGATAAAAATTTAAAAGACTTACAAGAAATTTTATTAGAAAATCCAAAATTAGGAGATACTATTTCTCATACAGGTGGATTAAGAAAAATCCGTATCCCAATGGAGAATAAAGGAAAAGGGAAACGAAGTGGTGCAAGAGTAATTTATGTAGATGTTGATATAAAAGAAACTATATATTTTGTCAATGTCTACTCAAAAGATGAAAAGGCAGACTTAACGCCTGATGAAAAGAAAGCTCTAAAGGCAGTAGTAAAAATTTTAAAGGAGGAATAATCATGAGCAAATTTTTTGATGATACAATGCAAGGGTTATTAGAAGCTGTTGCAATTGACCAAAAGCAAATTGCAGTTCGAGAAGTAAGTGGTTTACCAGCCACTACTTTTCGTGCAGAGGATATAGAGAACAACTTAATTGATAATGTTGTTAAATTACGGAAAGAGTCTAATATTTCTCAAAAGGAATTAGCCGATTTAACGGAAAGCAAACAGCAAAGTATCTCACGGTTTGAAAAGAAAACACATAGTCCATCATTAGTTTTATTTGTGAAAATTATTGATGCGCTTGGTTATAAAATGGAACTTGTAAAAAAATAATCTCATAAAGTGTCATATTTATATAGCATCTAATGGAAATAAAAATCTGTTAGGTGCTATTTTTATACCCAAAAAGGAGGAAAATGCAAAATGAAACGTAAAATAGCATATATAATCATCACATTAGCACTCATATTGAGTGCTTTTTTAATTGGCAGAAATATGCCTAGCAAATACGATTATCTGAATTTAAACCAGATAACATCAGTAACACAAAACGGAAATAATATAACAATCTACACAGATTCAGATTGCTATGATTTCACAATATCAAAATAAAGAAGGGAGAATATTAATATGTCAGAAAAACACAAACAAGTTCATACTGCCTACTGCGACTATCAGATTGCAAAGGCAAATAAACCTTCACGGGTTTACTCTGTAAAGACAGAAACGAAAGGCAACAAAGGAGTTAAGACAACAGGTTTATCAAAAGCAATGTTAGCGAAACAGTTGTCAATGTTGATTTAGAAGGGAGAATACAACTATGAGTAAAATAAAATATGATGCAATCAGAATTGCAAAGCAATTACTGTATTCAGAAGACACATTGCAAGCAATAGCCAACGCAAAAACGGAGAGTGAAATTTCACGTATTATGCGTGATGCAAGATTAAAGGAGGTATAAGGCAGAATGGAAGCATTTAATTTTAGAATTATCAAGACAGCAAACGGAGCTGAAATAATAGACAGTACTCTATCAACTCCATATAATTCATTAACTCCATTACAGATGATGGATTATATCAATGTGGAAAACAGTCTGTATTTTACAGAAAGAAAGAGAAGATTACAGAAGGCAACCGAATCAACAGTCATTGATAAGGTAAAGAATTTTGCAAGGAGGATAATACATGAAGGGATATTATAACGGATTTGCCTATATGGGATTTGTGCCAAGTATAGGCAAATATCAGCAGTTTGAAAGCGAAAATGCTTACAGAAATTATTTAAAAGAAAGAGGTGAAATATAATGAAGTACATAACCTATGAAGAACCGCTAAAAGGCAAAACATTCACAGAAAAGCAGACGCATGAAGTCTATAGAGACTTAGCAGATAAGACAGAATATCCAGACTTTGAGTGTTGGAAATCAGATATGCTCAAGTCAGGAGTATTTGAAAAGTTTAGCAACTAAACGGTTTGTCAAAAGGCAAGCCGTTATTTTTTACCCAAAATACATATCAAAAATATTAAAAGAAAAGAGGTAGTTAATTATGTGCAAAATTAATGGAAAGAAGTTAAAGGAGATTAGAGAAAGAGAAGGTTTAACATTGCAGGATGTCGCTAAAGGTTGCGGAGTCTCTTACTCAACAATATCAAAGTATGAAAGCGAGATTAATAATCCATCTGATGCAACAGTAGATAAGATATGTCTGCTTTTAAAGATAAACAAAAATGATATTGAAGTTGCTGATGTTGGATATAGTTTTACATCAGGCGAAGGTAAACTAACTGAAAAGATAAGAAAGAAGAAAGGCTTTATTCGTTATTCAACTCCACGGAATACAGAAGAGTTTATACAGGCTCACTCAAATGCAGGAGAAAGTATGGAAATGAAAGAAGTTGATTGTGCATTAAAGAACTCTTTCAGTATTGCCTCAAAGCGATACATTCTTATCAATCCAACATTCATACATATACCAGATTGGCAGAGAGATACGGATATGGCAAAGGTGCAGGAAATAGCACAGTATTTTAATGAAGATAAATTTGATCCAGTTAAAGTATATGTTAGGAATGGAAAATTATTTGTGGCAGATGGAGCACATAGAGTTGTTGCATTTGTAATCAATGGAGAAATAAAAATGCTTGTTGAAGTGCTTAATTGTTCAGAATATGAGGCAATTCTTACATTTTTAGGACAGCAATCTGCTAGGAAGTCGATGAGTGTAGCTGATACATATAGAGCAGGTGTAAAGGCAAATATAAGAGAATATATAGAGTTTAAAAATTTATTTGAATCATACAATATTCAAATTGTAACCGATGATAATAAACTTGAAAACCCAATAGGCAAAGTTGCACCATCAAGAGAATTATTAAGAATGGCTAAGAATAATACGGAATTATTAGAACTCATAATCAAGACAATTAAAGCAATTGATTGGACAGGAAGTGAAAAGAGTGCATTTACACTTAGGCTGTTCCAGATATTCAAGAAACTGTTTGCAAATTATGAAAAGAATACAGTTATTGAAGGACTTCTTGAAAACTGCAAGGGAGCTTCATATTTTGAAAATAAGATTGCACCTGTTAAGAGTAATGCTGAAATGTATGATATTTTGGCAAAGGCAATTTGTGAATAAGAGAACATATACATATAAAGCTGCACTATCAGGCTATACGGGTAACAGAAAGGAAGTGAGATTTATGCATAATTTTAGAAAGTCAAAGCGAATGCGTGACTTTGATATAGTTTTACGGAAGAATGGATATACACCGACAAGGTGCAAGGGAAGTCATTTCGTGTATATCAATCGTACAACGCATAGGATAATGCCTGTTAATAAGGATCTGAATGACATGGTAAGGCAGCGATTGATTAAAGAGTATAACTTGGAGGTGTAAAGAAATGAAATGGATTGAGATTTTACGGAAAAATGATTGTGCATTATTACAAAGCGAAAGTGATACACAGTATGCAGTTGTTAGTGGTTATAATCCAACGCAGCCAGAAAATAAACAGTGGGCATATGGAACTTATTTCACTTATTTCCATAATAACTTTAAGAAGATGTTATATCTTCAATCAGCTTATGATTGTTTCATGGAAAAGGTAAATGTGGATTATATTCCACGTTGCAGGTTATCAGAACTTGCAACACTTTTCAAGGACGGTTTAATCTCTGATGATAGAGAAAGTGCAATGGAATACTTTAATGAAGTTTGTGAAATGACAGATAAAGAGAAAGGGTGGTTCGGCATTGAAGAGAATAGTCCATTAGCAAACAGTAAGTTTGAGAATCCTATGTATAACAAGGGATATGACGATGGGTTTTCGGATGCAATGAATGAGAATGAAAGCGAGGACAAAAATTATGGTTAAATTTTGTGACGAATGTATAGATAGTTCGGATTGGATAGAAGAAATAACAGGATATAGACCTGTTGATGATTTAATTACTATTAATGAACTAAATGAGATTGCACAAGACCCAAATAAAAATGGAGGCGATGATGGTCTTGCTAATCATTGGGATTATCCTTTGAGTGAAATCCCAAACCTTGTATGTGACGGCGAAGATGGTACAGAATATGTAATTGTCAGATTTGATGACGGGTGCAATGGATACGAATATAGGGTATGTGAAATATGAGATTCGTTGAAATAAAGTAAATGGATATTTCATAAGGAAGGGAAAGGTGATTGATATGTTCTTGGTATACGAAAAAAATTATTTAAGTTACGGAGATGTAGATTGTGTTGAAGAAACTGATATGAAATTATATGACACAAAAGAAAAAGCAATAACAGAAATGGAACGGAGAAAGACAATGTATATTGAAGATACAGAAAATGACTTCACATATATGGAAAATGAAAGTTCTGAAAATTGTATTGTTTTTGCAGATGAATTGTCAGAAACAGGCGATGATAGAGAAGGTGAATTTCATATTTGTGTAGTAGAATTAGAAGTAGAGTAAATGCGTGTTTCCTTGGATTAGAAAGGTGGGTAAATATATATGAACGGAATGCAAATTTGGGAAGTAAATGGAATTGATGACTTAGAAGGCACTTGTTTTGCACAGTGTTCTACTAAAGAAAAGGCAGAAAAGGCAATCCAAATTCTTGAAGAAAACGGTTTTGAAGATATGCTTGAGGTTGAACAAAGTAGCTTACGATTAGACCAGTTATTGATTGAAGATAAATTAATTCAACTGTAAAAATTCGTGTTCTCTTGGAATGGAGGTAAGAGAAGATGATTGTAAATGCTTATTTAAAAGTAACTCAAAAACAATGGGAAGACATTAAAGAGAAATATGTAGAACCGAATATGTATCATATTGTAAGCAGTTCAAAGCGAAAGTGCAAGCGTTGTGACGGATGCAGTGCGTATAATCCTTGTACAACTTATGAAGGATATTGTACAGAAGTAGAAGGATTAGTTGACAGAAATTCTACTTGCGAAAGTTGGCACTAAATATGTGTTTTATATGGAGGAGAAATTAAAATGAATGAATCATTATTAGCATTATTGAAAAAAGAGGATGGTCTTGTAAGAGATGTACGGTTAAATAAGGAAACTTATGAGATGTTGAGAGATAAAAATAAGCATCTTGCATCTGAATACATGGAAAAACTAGAAGAGTCTAAAGAGGTTCTTTTAGAGTGTCGAAAAGAAATCTCGCAGTATTTGGATTTTTTGGAGGTTTTAAAAGAGAGCTAAATTCGCATTTCTTTAGAAGATTGGAGGAATCAAAAATGAAAAAATCAAACATTAGAGTATTCGGAGAAATAAGTATTGCACATGTGGAAAAGAGAGGTTTATTTTCATATGCGGTTGTAAGGGACTTTGATAAAAAGGTACTTGCCAAATCTTTTTCATTTAGAAAATACATAAACGATACTATTCGTACAATGTATACAGGAGAATATTACGCAACAGGTGATTACATATTGGTTGCTGACACTGTAAATGGAAATAAAGAAATTTATAGATGGCATTGAAACTAAGATTTCTTGGGAAAGGAGTGAAGAGAAATGATGAATGGTGTTGATTTGATAAACAATCTAATTAATGAGCTTGAAAGAGCAAGGGATTTGTTGTATTCGCAGAATCCCGAAGAATCATCAGAAGAAGCTGTTTTGGTTAATGATATTAGAACAGATCTTGATAGATATTATGATATGGCAGATGAGATTGATGATGCAGTGAGATATATTGATGTTTAGCAACTAAACAAAATAACGAGTAGACACAAAGGCAGTTAGGAGAATAAATACCTAGCTGCCTATTTTATTACAAGAAAGAGAGGAAATGAATTATGGAATTACGGAATAATTGGTACAAAGCAGACAAGGGAAAACATTTTGTACTTACAGAAAAAGGCAAAGAAGAGTGTGCAAGTTACAAGCATAAAACAGTTGGTGAGCCTGTAGATGAATATGATTATGAAGCAACCGAATGGTCAGTTGATAAAGGTTATGTAATCGAAACTGATATTCCAGGATGGATAAAAGGACTCAAAGGATATAAAGTTGTGTATTATCACAAAGGAAAATATAGATTATCAGCAGGTAATCCGCAAATCTTCCCAACACGCAAAGCAGCAGAAGTTTATAAAAAGCATTATGAATCATATACATGGTTCAATGATACCTTGGTAATTGAAGAAGTCGAATATGATGGTGTTCCATTAAGTGAATCTAAAATGTACAACGGAAAGGAAATTGTAGATAAAGAACATTACTTTGGACTTGATGCACATGAAGTTGGTGAGTATTTCACAGAGGATATGATTGATTCCTTTATGGATTTATTACCACCAACTTGTATGAGAAGTGATTGTTTACAGATTGGCGAGCCATGTTCAAGCAGAATTGATGAAAACGGAGAGAGCAGAACAACATATTCCACATTTAAAAAGGTAGATGAAGGAATTTGGGAATACTGTGGTGATTGTTTTAGAGGTGAAAATTATATGCATGGAAAAGATATTCCATATGTGAGATAAGGAGATGGTATAGATGTTAAATATCAAATGGGATAACGGAGTTACAGGATATTTAAGCAAAAGCGAAAAAGAACTGTGTGAAAAGATTGATAGAGAAATCAGTGCTATCAATGCAGTAAGCAAAGCGGAAATATCTGTAGTAATCAGTATTGAAGGTGGCAATCAATTCCACATAAAGAAAGATACTGGTTCATTGATTGGATATATGAACGCAGAACAATGTTGGTATGCATTGAAGGGAATTATGACAAGTTTGTTATACATGGAAAGGCAGGTTGATTAGTATGAAATATACAATAGATACATTAAGAGAGATTAACGCAAGATTTTGTGGTTCGCATATACTTATGAATTACGATGTAGATAAGGCAAATATGTATGTTGAACTTATAGAAAATACAAGGTCTGAAAAGAGTCCAAGTGTAGGTGATTGCGTTAGATATACAAATGAATATGGAGATTACTATGGAGCAGCTCATATTGAAAAAGCAGATGCGAATGAAATTTATATCTGTGAACGACCATATACACCTTTTATCCATGAATACGAAGGCAGAATTAATTGTAATACAAGTGGTGGAGCATGGACACATTTACCAACAAGAGAACTGAAATATATAGGTAAAATTGAAAAGAGATTTTGTGATTGGGGTAATTGTGGAGGCTGTGCAGATGGTGCTATTGATTTTATAGCAGAAGTAAGTTTATGGGAATATGTAGATAGTAAAAATCCTTTTGTAAGTGAAAATGGATATAAGTTCACAACAAAGGATTTTGATAAACAGTATATATCATTCAATCCTGAAGATAATTCACCTTATGTATATTTGGGAGATAGTAATGCATGGAAAAGCAAAACAGATTTATATGCTTATCTAAGAACATACAGAGCAGAGATTTTCGAAGGACATTGGCAGAATCAGTTTATTGTATGGACTTGGAAAGAGAAACAGCATCATGTATCACCAACAGAATTTGATAGTCTTAAATTAGTAGAAGATACATTCCTGATGAATGGTGACATCATGAGATGTAAAAGAAAATATGATGAAATTACTCATACTGTACACACATATTATGTTTGGTATTGGGATGATCCAACTAAAGACTTCTTTGAGGCAAGTGCGGAACAGAATAAAATAAGAGAAAAATATTATACACTTGATAGAAAAACTCCAACATATATTGTTGCAAGAGAAGAAATAAAGTCTGGAATTGAAATTTCAAAACATAAGGAGGTGTAATAGTATGCAAGTTATAGATAAAGCCATTACACCAGACGGAATAGAAATTGAACTTAGAGATTTAAGTGGAGAACATAAACTGCCAGATTATGATGGAATGGAAATTGTTTTTCATACAATTGCAAAGAAAACATTCCCACCCAATAAAGGATGGTATGCACAGAAAGGAAAAGAATTTCATTTATGTATTTGTTGCTATAAAAATTATACATCAGATATGTTAAAGGCAGATTACGAAGAATTGAAAAATGGTACAAAAACTCTTGCAGATTTGAAATCATATTTTTGGAATGGGTACAGGGATCGTTATGTACTCGGATTGGAAGGAAGTGAAAAATTATGCTGAAAATTGAAATTAAAACAGGCAATGCAGCATTTTGTGATCCATTTACAGGTGAACCAAGTGAATTTGATGAAGCTATAGAATGCAAAAGATTACTTGAAGGTATTTGTAGAGAACTTGAAGATGGTGTAACAAGCGGAAGCATCATTGACATAAACGGAAATAAAGTTGGTCAATGGAGCAGATAGGAGCGTGATTATATGAAGAGACAAGAAATATTTAATGAAAAAATAGAGCATTTTAAAAATCATCCTAAATATAAATGGTTAAGAAAATATGCAGATGATGCATTAACATGGGATACTATGTGTGGATTTTATCAAATTAAGGCAGAAGATTTTATTGATAGAATTATATCTGCATCATTAAATTATATAGAAGATTGGCTGAATGGTAAGAATCAATTGGAATGGAGTGGCATTGAAAATTAGCATGAAATTGGAATTTACAGTGAAATTTTAGAAAGGTAAAAGGTGATTTATATGAAAAAATATGTAGTAATTTGTTATGCAGTACACGAAAAAGAAATCGCAAGTCATGATGCATTCGATAATGAGGATGATGCTTATGCATTTCTCGAAAAGGATGCACAGAATACTTATGAAGAAGAAATGAATAACGCAAGCGAAGAAGATAAGAATTCGATTGATTTTACAATAAGTGATGATGGTTCAGCATATCTTTCATCTTATGATGGAGAATATGAATGGACTTGGGAAGTAATTGAGGTTTAATACAGAGAATAATAAGACAGACGCAAACAAATGTGTCTGTCTTATTTATTTGGAAGGAGTAAATGAAATGATTATATTGCAAAGAGATTCACGGTATGAGGTGGGTGATCCTGATTGTGTGTTTAAAGTAAAATCAGGTGACTTAATTACGCCTATAAAGCGAATTGGATATAAAACTACATTTGATGATTGGGAAGATTACGGAGAAATCACGGATGAAGATATAAAAGATTTATATATTTTCTGTTGTCCTAACGATGAAATTCAAACAGAAGTTTATATTTCAATTTGTTCAAATTGGGATTTAATTTTTGTTGGCAGATATAAAGGTATTTTCTTTGATAATACAGAGGCTATTACAGCAAAAATTAATGCATGGATTAACAACAATATGGAGGTGTGACTATGAATACATTAGAAGATATTTTAGTAGCATTAGGAAGTAAAAAACCATTCTTAGACAAGATAATAATTGATGAAGATGGTGGAAGGCAGCCATTCACCAAAGGCGGTGCTAAAGCATATGAAAAATTGACAGAAATCTTATATGCGGTTGGAGAACTTACTAATACAGATATGAATAGTATTGTTGAAGAATTAGATAGTATAGCGAATCAGGATATGTAGGAGGTAAGCGAAATGGTACAATTACGGCAATACAAAATGGTTGAAGGAATTGGAAGTCATTGGAATAAACGATGGGAAATCCAAGAGAAATATAAATATTTTGAAAATGGAGAATGGGTTTATTCCTGGCATTTAGTATTTTGGAGCAGTGATAAAGCGAGATGCGAAGAAGTGTTTGAGAAATATAAAAAATTAGGAGGTAAGCGAAATGATTGAGTTAAAAGATTTATTGGAAGAAAATGAAACACTTGTGACATTTCATCTTTGCAATGAATATTGGTCACGGAATGCAATCACAGTAAAAGGAAGTGATGATATTTCTGGTGCATTAGAAATGACATTACATAGAATACTTGAAGCTGGTGGAACAGAAAATGATGTAAAGCGAATTATGGGTGCGGAAATTCCAACAGAAGACGAACTTAAAGAACTTGAAGAGTTTGATGAATTTAGCTGGATAGACTTAGGTTATGTATTATCTGGTTTGATTGATTTATGGGAAGAAAGTGAGGTTGATTGATATGACAATAGAAATATTAAAAACCAGAATAGATGAAATATTAAAGAAAATGTTGGGTGTAAATGAAGATGGTGGCATCGAAATTTATACTGACTACAGAGAAAGAGAACTTTCTGATAGTTTCTTAAAAGAGATATTTGAGCATGATAATCCAAGAGAGGCATTTAATGATGAATTAGCTGATTGGGCTATGGATTATGCAATGGAGTATGGAGAAGATGAGTTTGAAAAGGATATTCGTGAAGAAATGACGGATGAAGAGGAAGAGTATTTTACAGATAATTTTAATGAGATATGGGAGTATGTAAGAGAAAATACATATTTTTATTACAACGCCGAGGATTTTAATAATGAAGTCAAAGTAAATATTATGGTGGATTGTGGTAATTGGAATTACGATTGCGTTTGCGATAATGTTCTGAATTGGTATGGAAATTCAGGAGATGGAAGTATTGACAAAGAATCATCTATGCTATGGTTAGCAAAAACACAAGGTAAAGCAACTGCATTAAGAAAGGCATGTAAACAAGTACATAGGGATGATGGATATTATGTAGATAGAGATAAAAACAAAGACAAATTTATAGAAAGCTGCATACAGGAATTTGAAAATCTTCTATCACATATGGCAACTGTAACATTTCTTGTAAAAATGCCGTTATTTGATTTGTTTGATTTAATCGAATTACAGAATAAAGAATATGACGAAAAAGGAAAATATGATCCACGAAAGAATGAAAAATCAAAATCTTATATAGTTCTTGGAAAAGAAACAATGTGTGGGTTGTATGATTCTTGGTCTGGTGGTGGTTCTGTATTAGAAGTAGAACTGGATAAGGATGTTAAACTTCCTATTAAATATGCAATCTTTTGTGTAGAGGGATGTAAGATGCATGGATATGATATTGATGAAGTTTATGGACTGATTGATAGTTGTTGGAAAGAAACAGTAAAGGAAATAAAAGAGGTTGCATAAAACCAAAGGAAAGAACTGTTTCTTGAAAAGAAAGTGAGGTAAAAAATTATGATGACAAGAGAAAGATTTGCAGAAACAAGCTGGAAAATGAGTTATGAGGAATATCAGAAATGCGATTGTACTGAATGCAAAAGAGAAGAATGTCCACATAGAGGAGCATATAGAAGAGTGCCTGAGATTGATGGTGGACTTGGTTTATGTCCTAATCTGAAGGGAGAGTGATTAAGATGTTTAAATATATTATCAGTTATGATGGTGGTCAGTTAAGAGACAGTGGAGATTTTGAATGGGGATTATTTAATTCCTATGGTGAAGCAGAAGAAGCTGCCAATGATGCAAAAGAAGAATATATGAATGACTGGGACGTTGAAGGCAGTGAATATGATCCTGATGATTTCTGTATTGAGATTGTGGAGGTGTAGGTATGGTATGTGTAAAAATATTAGGAATTGTAATCAAACATGGAAAGAATGATGTTGGTTATTGGGAAGGATTTAATCTTACTGAAGCCGAAGAAAATGCAATCTGGAATATCCTTAGTAAACATGATTCAGAAGGTTGTTCTTTGAGAGGGACACCAAAAGAAATCGCAGAAGAGATTGGAGAGTGATAAATATGGAAGAGAAAATTACTACAACAGAAAATTTAGCAACAGAACTTTTGGGATGTATGGGTTCGGCAATAGTAGATTATGGAAATTATACTATTGCAGTTTGGGAACATTGCCATAAGGGAAGCATTGCAGAGATTTATAAGCTGATTGAGATGCCAAAGGAATATGAACTAGGAAGATGTGAATGTAAGATTTCAAGAATTGAAAGAAAAGAAAGTTTTGAAGATCCGGGACACGCAATGAAATGGGCGCTTGATAAAGTAGTAAATGGAAATATGGAATACATTAAGCAAGAAGAACTACCTAAGTATTGGAAAACAAAAGCCATTTGTATCGAATTTGCAGATGGTTCTGATGCTTTAGCACAAGAAAATGGATATACATTAGAACAATGTATGGAAATGACAGATGCTAAGTTCTTTTTAGATTAGTTAAAAGGAGATAAATATGATAAGCACAATAGAAAGAGATTTTATAGTAAAAGATGGTGTAGCAAGTTTTCCGATGAAAGAATATCCAAACTATTGCGGAATTGAAGATATTGGATATATTTCACACGGAGAATGGGCAGACGCAGAACTTGAATACAAGGGAAAATTATTCAATGAAAATGTGGTGTCAGATGTAATGTGGGAAAGATTTATTGAAGAATTTCCTGATAAAGATGGAAATTATGAAGCGTTTAATCAGTATATGTATGACAATAAAGACGAAGTATATGAGTTATTAGAAGGTTGGAGTGATTAATATGGTAGATCAGTGGACAGGTGAATGGACGGAAGAAAAAGATTATAGTACATATCCAAAAGAAAAATGGTGCGATTACGATTATATGGCTGCATGGATCAGAGAACAGAAATACGAACCAGAAACATCAATGAAAAATTTAATAGGAATGATTTTTGGTTATTACTTTGAAAATAATGATGTAAAAGAAAGAGGATATTTTGCAATTAAGGATGAAAGAAAATATCCTGATAATCTTATGATATTTGTTCCAGATGTAGCAGAATATGTATTTGCAAGTGGTGGATTAAGTGAATTTGATTATGAAACATAGATTGGAGTGATGAAAATGAGAAGAACAACTAAAAAAGAACGAAAAGAAAATGCAAATAGATTTTATAATATGTTTATGAATAGTAATTGCAATCAGGCAGCTATTGTAGTTGAAAAAACAGAAAGTAGTAACCCGAATATCAATAGGTGCAGATTCATAGCAGTTCCATCAACACTTGCATTTATGGAAAATCCAATAGTAATCGCAGAGTCTGTATCTGGGATTACAGGTTGTTTTATAGAATTATTAGATGATATTAAGTCAAGAAGAGGAACAGAAAAAACATATTTTGATGATGGTTTTAATGATTGGCTTGAAGAAACGTATAAGTTCAGAATTACATATAAGGATGGACTTGTATTTATGTTGGAAAAGAATATTGAAGAAACACAGTAAATAGCAATTTCAAACGGAAAGGATGGTTGATTATATGTGCGATGAACTAAAAAAAGTTATTAAAAATGCAATAATCACCGCTACAAGGGTAGACGGATATAATCAAGTTATTATTATGGAAAACGATGGTAGTTATGGTTATACAAGAAAATATGAAGGTTGCTGCCCTGATTGGTCAGGGAAAATTATAGGTGAAATTGTTACGTTTTGGAAGAATGGAATATTAAACGCAAAATATGTAAGTAGATGAATAAGGAAGGATGGTTGATTTATATGAGATTACATTTATTCTGGCTTGATAAGAATTGGAAGAAACGTGGCGATTGTGCCAATAATTATAACCTCGTTATTGATATGGAAAATAAGACATATAAGGTATATACGAATGCCTTTTATGGATATTATCATCCAGATGATATTGAGGTTAAATATAAAACAGATATTACAGATTACATAGAATATTTAAAGAAAAATGGATTTACAGAAATGGAGTGATTTATATGTTAAAGGCAATAAATATTAAATGGGACACAGACGGAGATAAGAAAGTGTTAAATGAACTCCCAACGGAAGTACCGATTCCAGAAAACACAGAAGAGGAAGATATCTGTGATTATTTATCCGATGAGTATGGATACTGTGTATTTGGATTCGATGTTGTAACAGTTAAAGGATTCAGAGGTTTGTTTATTAATGGTACACGCAACGGATATGCTCCCGAACAGTGTTATAAAACAATGACAGTTAATCAGATGATAGAGAAATTAACTGAATTGAGAGATTATGACAATGCTGGTGACTGTCCGATTTATCTGTCAAATGACAACGGTTATACTTATGGGCATATAAATGCAGACACAATGAATCTTGGAACGTATACAGAAGATAATGGTATTGAGATTGAAGAGAGGTGGTAATTATGTTAGCAAGTGAAGCATTAGCAATAACAAATGTAAAAATTATAAGAATGATGCTATCCAGTATGGTATCAAGGAACTTGAAAAGAAAATTAAAGAACATGCAGAAAAGGGACATAGAAATTGTATTGTTAGCTTCTATAGTCATCCGTATGGATATAGGGATTTTATAGAAAAGTATGGTGAAGAAAACAAAGAGCATCATAAATTGTACAATATTGAAACAGAATTAAGAGAATATTTCACAAAGAACGGATTTATTTTTAAGAGAGTAACAGATGATGTTTGTGGTGGTGTTAGACAAGATCCATATTGGATAATCTGTTGGTAGGAGGTGTGACTATGCAAGATATTGATATTCACTTTAGGCAAACAGGAAACAATGAGTATTGGTTGCTATACAATCACGAATCATTTGTGATTAAAACATATAATGATGGAAAATTTCATAACAAATTATATGAGTGCGAAAAGGAAATTCCAGAAGAACTTGAATGGTTTGTTGATACTGTAATTAGAAGAGAGTTAAAAATGGAGTGATAAATTATGATTAACAGAGAAGATTATGATTTTACAAAAGGAAACGAATTGTATAATAAAATTGTTAGAGTGCTTACAGATTTTGAAAGTAAAGAAGACAATGAAGAATTAAACGCAAATGAAGCGGATATGTATGAAACATTGTGCGAAGCTCAAAACTTCTTGGAAGAAAATTTTGAGTGGATTTCAAAGTAAAGAATGGAGTGATGATATATGGCAGAGAATTTAGAAATAAGTTATGGCATTCCTAGTATAGAACATATTAAAGCATTATATGATGAGGTTATACCATTATTAAAGCAATTAAAAACAAAAGCAGATGTAATTGAGTTTGGTGAAAAACACAAAGTTACAATGGAAATCAATTATGATTTGGCTAAGTTATATGATGAGAAAGAGCCTATTAAAGTTATCCGTTGTGAAGCATGGGGCGATTTAGATTGTATCTATGTCTATACAAACGGAGATAATCCTATGTTTGATGTCTGGTGTGATTTTGGTGATTTTGACTTTATTGAAGGAATAACTATTAAAGATTTGGAAGAATCGTATACAGAAGGAATTAAGATGTTATGGTACATGAACGAGACAAGAGAGGATGATTTGAAAGCAATAGTTGAGATATTACATAATCACGGAATCAGTTATGATGAAATGGAAACTGATTATAAATTGGATAAAAATGTAATTGATAAGTGCAGAAATTAAATAGAAGTGGAGTGACAAATATGAATTATACTTATTTTGGAAACAGAATTGAAAGAAGCCCATTAGGAAATATGGGGTTACAGTTATTAGAAGCTCAAGAGAAATTAGTTTCTCAGGAATATGAAGTTGAGAATCTTAGAATTAAAGCAGCCATGTATAAAGCATATTTCTTTCGTAATTCTACTTTAGCAGAAAAATTACAAAAACAAAGTGAAGAAAACAGAAATGCACTTATTGGAGAGTTCGATGGTTTTTCATATGCAAGTTGGAGAGCCAATGCTGTATATAGAACAGTTGAAGATATGTTTGATGAAGGCTTATTAACTGAAAACGAATATAGAGAATGTAAGATATGAAATGGAGTGATTTATTATGGTAAAAATATTAAGAGATTTTTGGAATAAGGCAGATGGAGTTTATGATTTTGTAGATAAGAATGGAGTTTCTATTGATGATATGAATTATCCCTTAGAAACAGAAGTATTAAATGAACGGTTGATTGAAGGTGAACAGTATGAGATTACATTAAATGTAGAAGTAAGGGAGTGATGAAGTATGCAGATTGTAAAAGAAAGTATTATCAAGAAATATTCATATGAAAATGGAGATCATAGCACTTATACAGAAGTGATAGAACAGTACCATTATGATTCAGAAGAGGAACGGAATAAACATGCAGAACAAATGACCAAGAAAGGATTTAACGATAGTGGTCAGGTTAAAGAAAATGTTGGTACGATTATGAATCCAAAACTTGTATGGTTCGGAAGCTATTATAAATACAAGAGAGATTAACCTTAAAACAAGAGTTTCTTTAGAAAAATTAGAAAGGAATAGGTGATTATTATGAAAATATATGATTATAGTAATTTATTACAGGCTGTAAGGGAAACAAATACAAACAAAATCATAGCGGAAAACAATAGAATAGCAGATAAGAAAAATACTTTATCAAAATTGGAAATGGAATTAAAAGCAAGTGGTTTATTAGACGATTGGTATGATTTAAAAAGACTTTGTAGAGAAACTAATGTAAGATTTATGCCTTATGGTGGATGGGACGAAGAGAAACAGGGAGTATTGATGGATGACTTTCAATACTTTGAAGATAATGGAATGTTTATGAAGTGTATGAGTTCTGGATCTCATTGGTCTGATTACTTCGGATTTTCTTATAAGGATAGAGAGTTTAAATGGAAAATCTGTCACACTACATCATCTACATTATTCAATGACTTTGATGATGAAGTGAGTGAACTTAACACAAAAATTAAACTGATTGAATTATTCATGGAAAGGTATGAAGAATATAGAAATATTCAGTTACAAAGAATTTACATGAAGATAGGTAAAATCACAGAAGAAACTATGGCGATTAAAAACGATAGATAACTAATGAAATGAGGATTTATTGGTAAGATTGGAGGCTATATGATGAAACGTGATTTAGTAGATGAATTGTATAAAATAGCATATAAGCGATATAGGGAAAAATATCCAAATAAAGATTTTGCATCTATTCCCAATTTCTTAGATTCACTTTGGTTTAGTATTGAAGGTGAACTTAATAGAAATGGATACGATGCTGCAAGAAAATATGTAGAAGAAGCAGATTTAATTGTATTAAGATGAATGGTAAGAATGGAGGCTAACATTTGTTGTTTTGAATGTCCTGTTGAATAGAATGAAACGATGATTTTTTGACAGAATGGAGGATTAGAATATGACAAGAGAAAAAGCCACGAGAATTGTAAATGGATTTTTTAATGATATGAATCCTACTTTATGGAATGGAGAAGGTAATAAACCCGAAAGCTTTGATGAACGACCTTGGCAATGCAAAATAGTTGATGGTATAAATCTTGAAATTACTTTTGCTTATGACGAAGAAGATGGATGGCATCATTATTGCGATTTAGTTTATACCAAAGATAACAGTTCTTTTGACTTAATGAGTGGTTATAGAATTGATTCTAAACTAAATGTGATAGATACAGTAATGGATATATGTAGAGACTATGAGTAAGTATTGGAATCGTGGTTTAGATAGGAGTGATTGGAATGGATTATAAAATAGGTGATACAGTAAAAATATCTGTTTATGTAACAGAAAAATGGGGCAGATTAGTTACTTGTAAAATCACCAATAAGTATATAAGAAATAATACTACTTATTATTCTTTGCAAGAGATAAATGGAATTTATAGAGTAAGTAACGTAAAAGAAAACCGATTCATACTTGATTAACATGAAACAGAAATCTAACGAATCGGCTATTTAAATAGGAAGTGGTAATATGAACGAAACACAAGAAAAGATATATGGCTTGTTGGAAAGTTATTTAGAATACTGTAAGACAAACGGATATACAGAGTTTGAGGTATGGTGTGAAGATAATATTGATACTATTAATGAGGATGCATTAATACAAGATATATATCAGGAAGTAAACTATATAGCTGATAAATTATTTGAATAGAAAGTGAGGAAATAATATGGTAAGAAAAATTAACAATAGATTGTATAAAGTTAATACATATGCTTCTGCACACATTATTGAAGTAGATGATAATTATGATGAAGAAGTACAGAAACTAAGAAAAGAAATCCAACTTGACAGTATTGGATGCAAATTGAACTTACTTGCATATCTTGCCACATTAACGGTACAAGGATATGCAATCTTAAGTGTAACTGAGTTTAATTCAGATGGAAGCAAGCCTAGAGTTGCTTATGCAAGCAATAAAGATTTTAAAAAGATTGTTAAGTATTATCTTGGGAAGAAAGCCTAAGAATCAGCGATTTAGAAAGGAGAATTAAAAATGAAACAGAATCATTATATTGTAACTTTTAACAATGGGAAAACTGTATTTGCATCTGGGTTTAATACGGAGGAAGTAGAAATCCTTGCAAAAGCCGTAATGATAAAGAATGGATTATCTTATGACATTAAAAGTGTTAAGACAACAAGTAATTTATCTGATATGGCAGATACAGATTTTGTAGCATAGGAAACGGAAATTTCAAAAGGGGGAAGATGAAATGACAATCAAGGATGTAAAAGAAGAATATAAAAATAAATATATAGAATTAGAAGTATATGAAGCAGTGAGTAATGGAAAATATTATCCTAGTAATTTTCATACGGATAATTGCAGATCATTAGGAGAAGATTCACCATATGGAAACTATACTGAGGATATGGAAGTAGGTCTATATGAGCTGATGGATGAAGAAGAATACAATAATACTATAATGGCAAATTGTGATATTTATGCAGATTTTGAAGATTGGTATGGTGATAAATATGCAAAAGTATTATGTGTTATGATTAAGTAAACAATTAGATACTATTAGAAATGGTGGTAAAATTTATGGATAGGAAAGAATATTTATTAAGACAGGTACTAAAGTTATTTAAGCAACAAAAAGAAAGTCGTTATGTTTTAAATATTGAAGAGATGACTGTTATATACGATGGAACTGAATGTGATGGAAGTTGTCTTTGTGATGATATTATGGAAGAATTAGGAATTGACAGCTTAGAAGATATTGAGGATGAGAAATAAAGTGTGATATAATATGTAAGAAAGAAGGTTGATGAATATGGCAGGATATAGCGGATGGTCAATGAGTAACAATGCGGTTGATGCTTATTCAAATGGGGAGAAACCATTAAGTAAATGGACAAAGGCAGATATTTTTGATACAATAGAAGAACAGGAAATTGAATTAAAATGCTCAATGGAAAAATTTAAGAAACTACCTGTGAAAGTTTTAAAAGAAGTTTGTTTGAGGTATTCTTCGTGGCATCATACAAGTAATCATTATAATCAGACAGATTTTTATTCTTTGGATATAAGCAGAATAGAAAATTTAACAGATGAAAAAATTGATAGATTACTTGCAGATTACAAGGCAGAGAAAAAGAATGAAGAAAAGCCTACTGAAGAGAAATGGAGATGTGCTTTTTTAGAATGGTCTGGAACTAGAAAACATCCAGTTGCAAAAGAAATAGTCGAAGAGGGTATTGTAAAAGGCGATTGGTTCTATCGTAAAAATGGAACTAAAAAGAAAACAACAGCAAATGGGTTTGAATTTATTAAAAAATTGGAGGAATGATAATAATGGCATTTATAAATGAACAAGGAATAAAAATTAGCTTTGAGTGTTCAGATTTAATCAAAGAACTTAAAGAAGATATTGCTGAATTTGGTGGAGACACAGTTGTTGCTGTTTGGTGTAAGGATAATTCAGGAGTTACATTATATGTAAATTATGATTTTATTAATGAAGAACAGCCAATAACTGAAAAAGAAGTAGACAAAGATGAATGCATACAAAAAATGACAATGAGTGCATTATTAATATTACTAGAAAAACAAAATGAAATTTTGTAATTAAGAATAAAATATAATATTAATTAAATTGAGACGGATAATTATATATTATCTGTCTTTTTTATTGGATTGGAGTGATATTATGAGAAGAGAATTTAAAGTAAATAAAACAAAATGTGCGATAGTAAATCGTAATACTGGCAATCTGGAAATTAACAAATATAATCAAAAATATGAAGTTAGGTGTTTTTCACAAAAATATAATGGTTGGATTAGGTTGTGTAGTTGTGCAACTATCTCTGAAGGAAGAGAAAAGGCTGTACAAATATTATCATTGGCGATATAATATGTATATAATTATTTTTGGAGGTACAATATGACAAAATTGGGGTTATTAGAAGCGTTTCAATATGCTGTCGAAACAGTAAATGTTACAAAATTTGAAGAAGCTTTAATAATATTTTCTGTTGAGTATGGTGTTCAGATACCAAGGGAGGCGGCAGAGTTAATTAAAGCTCAAGATGATAATTTGTCAAAAGAAAAATTAAAGGAAATTATGCTAAAGATACAAATGCCTATCTATAATTATATTAAGACAAATGGCAATGTTAATGAGTTAAAGTAACAAATAGAATAATAGAGAATATAGTAAGAGACTTGTAAAAGCAAGTCTCTTATTTTTATGGAAAGAACGGTGATTACTATGTTTGATTACAAAGAATTTAAGAAGGAAATGTGCAAAAGAGGACATGAAGTACATAAACATGGAGATTATATAACTATTGAACCCAATAATAATTATGAAGGATATAATAAAGGATTTTTATATGCATCAGATGTCATTAAAGGATTTGAGCATGAATTAAGACTTATTTATATGCATCATTTTAACACTTGGATATATAGTGCAAGATTTAAAATTGTATGATAGAATTAAAATATAGTAACTGTGGGAACGGAATTTAAAAACGGAGGTAAATATTATGATAGAATTAATTAGTGTAATTATAGCTTGGATTGTTGTATTCACAATTCCAAACAGATTTCTAAGTAAATCAGAAGCTAAGAAGAGAGAAGAAAGATATAAAAATATGTAGAAAGGAGGTTGATGTAAAATGTTAGGTGCATTATTAGCATTAGGAATTTTTGGTGGAGCTGCTGCAAAAGCAGCTTATGATAATTATGATATGAAGAAATATTCTACAAGGTATGATGAGAATGGAAATCGTCACTATTTTGATAGACTTGGTACTGATTATATTAACGGAGAAAAAATTATAAGTGGTGGTTATACAGATACTAAAGGTATTTATCATAGAACGGAGACAGGTTTAAATAGTAACAAAGTATATACAGATTATGTGTGTCCATCTGAACAGCTAAAAAAGAAATATGATGAAGAAGATAAAGAATATTGCCGTAAAAATGGATTCCCCGCATATCCAGCTTATAATCCACGATTTAAAAGAAAAGTAACAACTGAATTTGAAACAGGCAAAGTGGTAGCTGCCGTAGTATGGTTTCATAATATATTTACTCAGGAAAATCATTGGGTTAAGTTTTATGTTAAATCTGATGCAAAAGAGTATGAATATGATACACCAGGAGAATACGACAAAGGAATTGAGATTACTAAAGAGGAAGCTGAGTTATATGATAGAATATTAGGTAAATCTCACAGTGGTATGGTATTCGGAAACAAGATTTGGGATGGATTTGACACGAGAAAGCCTGAAGGATGGGATGAAGCACATAGGAAGAAATAATAGTTTCATTGGAAGATGGGAGTTGAGAAATTATGAGAATATCTAAAGATATACAAAGAAAAATGCATAAATTAGCACAACTGACTTCACAAGCAGCTATGCTTGATAAAGAAATCAATGATTATTTTGAAAGTAAAGGATATGATATTGATGAACTTCGTAGTGGGGACGGAACAACGATTGACGAATTAAATTATGGCAATGATATTACAAATACTTTTGTTAATGATTTTGAAAATGGAAAGTATGAATATTGTCGGGATATAGGGTAACAAGAATCCAAGTTTTCATAAAACGGTAACGATGTCCGTAGGCAGAAAATCTCTGATGTGTTATAGTTAATTAAAAACACAAGGAGAATTTAGTATGAAGAATATTGATAGAATGAAGCTGGCTCTTATAGATCAGATTACAAATATGACAACAGAACAATTTGAAAGATTAAACGATATATTGTGTGAAGAATATGACTTTAATCATGGGTATGTTAATAAAGCTGCAATATTTACTTGTGAAGATTGTAGGAGATTATATGGAAAATGCGTTGAATCTGAACGAACAGAAGAATGCGATGAGCGATTTATAAAGTATTTAGAAAGTGAAGTGTAATTTAAATGAAATCTAAGTTTACTTACGAATGGAAAGGAGAATATTATGGATGGATTACATGGAATACATTATTTAAAGACCGATTTAGATAGATTAGATTATTATTCACAACATAATAATACTGATAAGGTAGATGAATATAAAGATTTGATAGTGGAACATTTGAGAGAATTAATACATAATACAGATCCATATTCAAAAGAGTTGCAAGTAAAAGAGATTCTGTCTAAAGAAGTGTTTGATAAAATGTCAGACCAGGGAGCTGCACAAGTATTAAGAAGTATATTATTTGCAGATAAAAATAATATTATTGATTGGACACAGGCATTTTATTATATACAGAAATATATGCCAGAACTGAAAATGTTCGATTAAAATGCCAAGTAAATTTAACTTTCTTTTGATGATTGGGGGTAGAAAAATGGAAAATAAAAATTTAGATAGCTATGGATATTTATTAAATTGCCCAGATGAAATGCTTGGCGATGTGAATAAAACGATGAACGATAAACGAGCCATCATAAATTGGAATAATTTTAATGTAGGTGATGCTTTTTATACAGAAAATATTTACAGATGTGTAATGGTAGATCACGTAATGAAAAGAATTATGTTTGTAACTGAAGAGGAATATAAAAATGAGTTTGAATTAAGATATAATAACAATAAATATAAAAAGCCAGATATGAGAGAAAAGATAAAAGAATATATTAGTGAACTTGACACAGAAATTGACAGGCTTGAGAATTCATTAAAAAATACTGATAGTCCATATGATTTACAGATTAAAGGTAGGTTGAATGCAATAATCGAAGTAAAGAATGATTTATTGGGAAGATTTGAAGAGGTGATATAAATGGTAAGATATATGGAATGTTCTACATGTGGCAAGTCATTACTTGAAAATTCAATTATTGTTGTAAGAACTGGGTTTACAGATAAATATTGTTCATATGGTTGTGCAGCAATTGGTAGTGGATTTTTTGAAAATATAAAATTAACTGATGAAATTGTCCAAGAACACAAATCTTGTGATGGAAAAGATTGGCTAATAGGAGATTGAGGTGATATAAATGTATGAAGAAGAAATAAATGCGGCATTGATCTCCATACAACAATTTAAAATTGCATATAGTAATGAAAATGGAGTTATAACTGTTGGTGATATTAAAGATTTAATGGCTAATATAGATACTATAGAAGAATGTGTAAGAAAGCAAAAGAGAATCCCAACAACTAACGAAAGAGAATTTGGCTTATTGGGAAAATCAAAAATTGTACATCGGTGTAGTATTTGTGGTAGTAATGTATATTCTACAAATACATATTGTCCTCAATGTGGGCAGAAATTTTGTATGTGAAGTATTAGATTTAATTGAAGAATTGATGAAATGAGGTAATGTAGATGGAAAATAAAAAAACATTAAAATATTTAAATGATATGAAGAATAGTAAAATGCCACCATTTGACAGTCAATATGAATTTTTCTTTGCTACACTGGAAGATTATTATATTGCAAAATCAAATGGTGCAAAGATAATAAAAGAGGAGCTTATGGAATGGGATTCTGAAGCACAAAAAGAAATTGTTAATATATTGGCTGATATTATAGAATCTGATGAATTGATTGGCTTTGATAGAAATGATATTTTATCGTTAGCTGATTAAATGACGATTTCAAAGTAAAATTAGGAGGTATAAGATGTATTTAGTAAAAATGAACGATGGCGATAAAATAATGGAAACAGCAAATGAAGTTAAAGCTTTAGATAAAAATAAAATTGTAAAAATTTATTCACTAACAGAGGTAGACTATAATTCAGTAGTGTCTACATCTGATATAAGGGACTGTATTTATAATTATTTGAAAGGAGAGCAGATGGAAAAAGATGCCATAGTAGATTATGTATCTAAAACTTTAGATGTAAAAAAGAATGAAGTTTCCAAAGTGATTACTGCAATGAAAAAGGAGAAAATCATATATATAGTAGAGGAATTTGGATGGCTAGGAATAGATTAAGATGATGAAAAATTGCTAATAGCAGAACGGAGGATGATAAAAATGGAAAGACAGTACACTGTAGAAATGACAATAACGGTTGATGAATTAGTTTTTGGATAGCTTAGAAGAAGCTCCTTTCCAAGTTGATACTATGTAAAATAAAGACAGTTGAAGATTGTTTTCAAGAGGAAAGTAATTATATGGAAATAAATATAGGTGATAAATTTGGTGATTGGACTGTGCTAGCTTTGTCAGATAAAACAGATTCGTCACACAATAAGTATTACACATGTCAATGTGTGTGTGGGACAATTAGAGCAATTAACAAAGGAAAATTAATTTCAGGAAAGTCTAAGTCTTGTGGTTGTAAAAGAAAATTAGATATGACTAGGAAAATCGTAAAAGATTTATTGTTTTTAGAGCCTTTTGGCTATGAAAATGGAAAAGTTATATGGAAATGTAAATGTCTAAAATGTGGAAGAATGTGCTACAGAACTGTATCTAAAGCAAAAGAAGTTGGTACTTGTGGAAATCATAGAGATGGAAAAACATTAAATGAAAATAGAAAAAAGCGTACACAGGTCGATGGAACCATTGTACAAACTTTAACTCAAAAAGTTTCAAAAAATAATACTTCAGGTATAAAAGGAGTTTCTTTTGACAAAACCAGAAAATTATGGGTTGCTCAAATTGGATTTCAAGGAAAGAATTATAGTCTCGGTAAATTTAAAAAAATTGAAGATGCAGAAAAAGCAAGAAAAGATGCAGAAGATAGATTTTTTAAACCGATTATAGATAAGTATAAAAAAGACTGATTTGAAAGGAGGGAAAAATGCCAAGAATTAGAGATTGTGTTATTTGTGGTAAGAGGTTTACAAGTTACCATGGAATAAATGTATGTAGTGAACAATGTAAAATAGAAAAAAAGAAACGACAAGATGAAAATTCGAATAAAAGAAGATATAGTAAGGAATCGAATACACCAATAATTAAAATCTGTCCTATTTGTGGGGAAAAGTTTGAAACACTTAGAAGAACATATTGTTCAGAAGAGTGTTCTGAGAAAGCACATAAAATACATGTAAAGGAAATTTCAGATCAATACTATAAAGATCATAGAGAAGAAATAATTGATAAAGTAAAAGAAAGAAATAATAAATATTAATTATAAGGAAGCAGAAATTGTCTGCTTCTTTTTTTTGTTACAAAAAAATGAGGTGAATAATGTTTGAGTAGATATAAGAACGGAAATCCAAAACATGCAAGTCGATTCATATGTTTAAAATGTATGCAAGAAAATATGTTAGCAAGAGGAATTCAGCGTAAGAAACAACGTGAGAAATTTCATATTAAAGATCTTACTTGTATATTATGCGGTGGAATTGAAACTAAAAATATGGAAGTAAGGTATTGTGATGATTATAAAGAGATTTATACAAAAGCATTAGAGAAAAGAGAGAATTATTATACAGGAGATTTTAGAAAGGTGGTTGATAATTATGTGTTATAAAATAGAAGTCCAAAATAAAAATGCAGAGAAGCTTAACAGGAAGTTGGATGAGTTGAATCTTCCTATATATACGAGAAAATATTTCACTGTTAAAATTGAAAGCAAAGCAGGTGCATTAAATTATCTTGGAGTTATTGTAGATTTGCTCAATTGGTTTATTGAAGAGAAACTTATTAATAAAACAAATATTTCAGATATTGAGCCATCGGATTTTACAGATATCATGGCAGAAGATATTACATTATATTTAAAGACAAAAGAACAAAATGGAATGTCGCCAACTACATTAGAAACAAGGAAACATATTATAAGTAGCTTTTGGGATTATATGAGTAGAGTAAAGGGAACTGAAATTAAAGATGGATTCTTTAAAGATGTAACCTATAAGGGAATTCCATCTGGAAATAATTTAACAAAAAAACTTCCAACAGAAAAGCAGCTTAATGATATGGAAGAGAAAATAATGTGGAAAAAGGATGAATGTGTAAGAAATAGGAATATTGCTATCTTTCGAGTGTTAAGAGGAACTGGAATAAGAGAATCTGAACTTGCAGGTTTAGATTTGTCTAATTTGCATTTAAAAGAAGAAATGCCATACATTACTATTCTTGGCAAAGGTGTGTACAGAGAACTGCAAAATAGAACAGTATATCTTAGTGGATCTGCTTTAAAAGCATTAAGAGAATGGTTAGAATACAGAAGTACATTGAATAATGTTGTAGACAAAGAAGCTGTGTTTATAAATAAAAACGGTACACGTACAACAGAAAGAAATATTAAACAGATATTTGAAAATTATGGCAATGGCATCACTCCACATATGATGCGACATTATTATGCCAGTATAATGAACAGAAATGGAAATCTTGCATTTGTACAGCAACAGCTTGGACATAGTAGTGTAAATACGACAGTTAATAATTATGCAAACGGAGCAGTGGGAATGAAAGATATATTAGACAATATGTGATATGTAAAGGACGATACAGATTAATTTGTGTCGTCCTTATTCTTACTTGCTTTATTAATTTCAGTTGCATAGGTTAGTAATCGCTTCATTTGATAGTCATCAGTATCTAATATTTCGAGTGGCGAACAATTAAGTTCTTTACAAATTGCCTCTAAAATATCAAATTTAATTGAAGTTGATTCACCTTTGTAGATTTTGTCAATCGTTGGATATGTTACGCCTATTTTTTTAGCCAGTTCGTAACGTGTCATATTTTTTTCTTTTAATTTGTTTTGAATAGATAATTTCATGAATGTAATCCTCCTATATACATAGAGTACCATATATAAAAGAAAAAATAAATATAAAAAATAATTGTAATAATACTTGACAATATATATAGTGAAGTATATAATACAAAATATCAAAGGAACAAACAGAGAAAGGAGGGCTAACATAGTGGAAATTAAACGTGGTGAAATATATTTCGCTGATATAACTAAATATGATTCTAAAGGTTCAGAACAGAGTGGTAGAAGACCAGTACTGATATTGCAGAATGATATTGGCAATAAGTTTAGCCCTACCACTATAATTGCCATCATAACAACAAAATCTAAAAGGGAATTGCCAACACATGTAGAAATACATAAGAACAAGCTTAATGGGTTGAAATATGATTCTGTTGTGGCATTAGAGCAGATTTCGACAATTGATAAAGATAGGATTCAATTTAAAATTGGTGAATTATCTGCTGAAGATAATTTAAAGGTTATGGAAGCAATGAAAATTAGTTTGGCTATGATATAAGAGTGAGGAGAGAACATTATGAAGACAGAAACTTATGATTACGCAAGTATAGATGAAGCAATTGAAAGATTACAAAAGTTAAAAGCTGAAGGTAAAAATCCTAAAAATGTTGTTATATTAACAATGGATTTTGATAATAATACCTCTTCAAAGAAAATCACAACTCCTGATGATGGATGTTTATTAGTAAGAAAATCAAAAACAATTATTGTGAACGAAGATGCTTATATCCCTCATATGCAGCTATTCAATACCGAACAGGATATAGAGAATATTATTAAAAGAGGAATTATGCATGACATTCTGTTAAGATAATTTATTCGAATATTTGTTTGGTTTTATATTGACACAAACGTATGTTTGGAGTAATATAATGGAAGAGGAAATAAAAAATGCTTGACTAGAAAGTTGGCAGCTGGCTAGTCAAGCAACATACAAAGTCTATTTCTTGGGGAAATAATCAGTATGCATTCAAATTATACATAGTAATAGTTATAAAAGTCAATTGCATATCAGCAAAATTTCCAATTTTTTATCACAATTTAATAGCATTTTTAATTTTTCTTTGGTATTTCCAAGGCTTATTAAAGTGCGCTAAAAATCAGAGAGGAGTGTTGTTTTGTTTATATTAACAGATGGAAAGAATTATGTTATGGAAAATCCTATGAAATTAGGTGAGTATATGATAACGACTTCAAGTTCTATGGCAAAGGAGTTTACCTACAAACAAGCGAGGTCGTTAGTGCAGAACAGTAGAAAGAAATATTCATGGATTAAGAAATATAATCTTATTGATGTGGATACAGGACAGAAATCTGATAAATCTCTTTATTATAGAGGAAATGCAAATGTTTATACAGGAGATGAAGGTAATTTTGATTATGCTTTATTAGATAAGATTGAATCAGAAGCCAATTCTATCTTAGGGTTAGCAGGCTGGGACGACAATCAACTTATTACATATAAAAATTTATTAAATACTGAACTATCAAAGTGCGATAGTGCAGAAAGTGATATTAATCATGCATTAGAAAAATATAAGAAAATACATAATGGCAAGAAGCCACAAGCTCATAAGGTAGCAAAGATAGGATATTTACTTGATGACATACGAGATAAACATAAACGAATAAAGCAGTGTATAAGGTATGTTCAGGTTATGCAAGATGCGATAGTCAAAGGATACAACATTGAGAAGATAAAATTGGAACTTAGTAAAGTCACTAGCGATGATTATAAAGGTAGAACGGAATATTGGAAAATGGCTAATGATATTTTGGAGGATTAATTATGGTGATATGTAAAAATTGTTTAATTGCTATGGTAGAGACTATGAGTTTTCAACCAGGAGAAAGAAATCGACATGATAGATATTGTAAGTGTCCAAAATGTAAAAGAGAAACTAAACATATTAAAGTTATGAATTCTGAATTGTCTTTCGGTGAATATATGAATAAAGAATTGCGAAAGGCAGGTAGATGAAATGATTAATAAAGAGATGATGAGGATTATTAATAGTAATCCTGAGATGATGAAAATCATTAATGATTATTCAGATGATGAAAACAAAAAATTAAAAAAATTATGTCACAAGATTTGGCGTGGGAAGATTGATATGTATGAATATGATGATTTATATGATGTCGCTATACAATGCTTAATGGAATCTGTGTATAGTTTTAATTCAGAGAAAGCAAATTTTGAAACATATTTAACAGGAAACATTAAAAGAAAATTTGATACATGGATGCGAGATAATAGATTTCGACTAAAAAGAAATAATCTTGTCACGGATGAAAAAGGAAAAATAATTTATGACGAAAACGGCACTCCAACGATAATTAAAAATATCTCATTAGATGCACATACGGAAGATGATAATAACTTAATAGAGAAATTAGATTCAGGAATAAATATAGAAGATGAATGTAAATTTAATTTTGATTCTGATGAAAAAGTAGAAAAGTTTCTCAATTCATTATCTAAAATACAAAAAAATATCTTGCTTATGCGGATGGAGGATTTTCCTTCTGAGAAAATCAAAGAAGAATTAGGTATTTCTAATGGAGAATATAACAGTGCAATGAAAGCAATAAAAATGAACAAAGGGCTTTCGATGTTCTCAATAAATAAAAATGATGGTGGTTATAATATGGAGGTAAATATGGAAGATAGAATTATTGAAATTAGCGAATCTGAAAATTACAGAATGGATAAATATAGTATGTACTCGTTGTTACAAGATAAAAAAAATGGGGATATGAATTGCAACTATATCTTGCAGCGTGAACCGTTTCAATGGAGTAAGGAAGAAGCAAATAGATATTTCTGTCGTATTCTTAGCAATCTTCCAATTCCTGAAATTATACTTTGTGAACAGAAGAAAAAGGGATTAACTATATCACATTTGATTGATGGATTGCAGAGACTTTCATATGCAGAAGCTTTTAAGGAGAATCGAATTAAGATTGGTTCGGCAGGAGCGGAAAGACACTTAATTCAGTATAGAGATTATGTTTTAGATGATAATGGAAATCGTGTGCCTGATGAAGAAGGATTTCCTGAGTATGAAATGAAAGTTTTTGATGTTATTGGAAAATATTATAAAGATTTACCAGATGAGTTAAAGAAAAGATTTAATAATTTTAATATTAATGTAACAAAGTTTTTTGATTGTACTGACGAGCAGATTGCCGATCATATTCGTGATTACAATAATCATGCAAGTATGAATAAAGAACAGGGTGGATTACTCAACGTATCAGCCGATATTGCTGGACATATTAAAAAGATTTCTCAAAAAAATTCATTTTTCAAAAACTGCGGTAAGTTTACAAATAATAATTCAATTAAAGGAAAACTTGAAAGAGTTGTTGTTGAATCAATTATGTTGTTATTCTTTCGTGAATCGTGGAGAGCGAGTTTAGATTCGATTTATAAATTCGTCAATGAAAATACAACAGAACAGCAATTTTTAAAATTGAATTCACAGTTTAACAGATTGGAACTAGCATTAGGTGATAATAACAAAGATTTATCAAAGGAATTATTTACACCTACAACAATGCCAATGTGGATTTCAGTGTTTGATAAATTTACTACATATAATATAGAAGATAGTCGTTTCGTAGATTTCTTAAATGCATATAACATAGAACTCAAAGACAAAGAAATCAATGGTATATCAATGGCTGACTTTAAGGATCAACAGACCAAGAAAAAGACAACTATTGTAGGTAAGATTGATTTACTTATAAGGCTTATGAATGATTTTTTACATATTGATACAACTGAAACAGAGAATAATATAGAGTCTTCTGATAATAAGGTAACAAATGATAATGAATCTGAACAGAATACGGGTTGTGATGATGAAATATTATCATTTGTTAAAGAAAATGTTGCCGATGATATAGAGGATATTGATATAAAGGAATACCAGGATTTCGTGGATGTGTATTTAGATATAAATAATCCATTATATATACAATGCAAGGCAGCATTAATGGCATTAACAGCATATGCTTACAGAACCGAAAAGGATGTTGAATTGGCGACCTGGTTGGAAAATTATCAGAAGAATGCTACTGATAAGAATTATAGTCCATCACAAGATGTTAATTATAAGTATATTAAGATGGATTTTGATAATTACATAAACTTCTTAAATAATGTGAAGAAAGGAGGGATAATTAATGTTAATTAAAACATTGTTCAAAAGTATCGTATTGAAAAAGAAGATAAAAATCGAAGTAGTGGAAACCTTATCTGATATTTGTTTATACATACAATTAGACGGATTCAAAAAAGATAATGGGTATGGTCAATTTATGTATGCACATTATAACAATTTACAAGATATTCTAAAAGAATATAAGGGAGAAAAATAACTACGCAGGATATTACAATGTATTTTAGCAAAAAGTGTAATCCTAGACAGAACATAAATCTACCACTGATTAATGAAAGGAGGGAAATTAAATGATTGGATTTATTATGATTATAATTATAGTTTCAATTATATGTAGCTCATTTTTATTCGGATTTTACATGTCTTGTTGTAAAGAAAATGAAGTTGGAATGTTTAAAAAAACAACTTATGATGAAGAGAGATTAAATGAGTTAGAACAGCGAATTGAAATGTTAGAAAATAGGAATCTAAGGGAGAATATATAAATGCCGGCATTTTTTATATTAGTCATTATAGGAATGATAATTTTATGGTTTCTACTGTCGCCTCTATTTTCAAAAATTGGTGAGTTTGTTACCAATATTATAAATAGGGTATTTTCGACAAATGAAATAAATAATGATAACGAAGAAAAGGAGACAAAGTGATGAAAAAAACAAAGAAAATTGGAGGAATTATAACAGTAGGTGTAATTGTTATTGTTGCAATACTATTGTTAATATCAAGTGTACGTGTGCCTGCTGGCTATATTGCCGTTCAGTACAGTATGTCGGGTGGAGTAAAAGGCGATATTCTTACACAAGGATGGCATTTAAAGTCACCAACTGTAAAAACGACACTTTACTCGGTGAGTCTTGAACAGAGTTATTTAACGTCTGGCAAGGACGGAGACTCTAAAGATGATGACAGCTTTTCAGCAAGTTCATCTGAAGGTAAGGCTATGCAGATAGATCTTACTTTTACATATCAGTATAGTCCTGATAAGGTAGCTGATTTATTTACAAGATTCAGAGGTCAGTCTGGTAAGGAAGTAAGAGATAGTTTCATCAAACCAAACATTATTAGCTGGACTAAGGAAGTTGTTGCAAATTATAAGGTATCAGACATTCTTGGTTCTGAGAGAGCAAACGTTAATACAGCATTAACTGATTATCTTAATAAGAAGTTTGAACCTTATGGAATTGCAATTAGCAATGTATCATTAATTAACATTTCTGTGGATGAGAAGACACAAGAAGCTATTAATGCAAAGATTACAGCACAGCAGGCAGCCGAAACTCAGGAAATTAACAATCAGACAGCTATTAATAAGGCAAAGGCAGATGCAGAAGTAACTAAGGCAGAAGCAAAGGCTAAAGCTGATGCACAGCTCATAGAAGCTCAGGCACAGGCAGAAGCTAACAGTAAATTAAGTTCTTCAATCACTGATGAACTTATAAGAATGAAGGAAGCAGAAGCAAGAGTTGAACATGGCTGGGTCGAAATTCAGGGTGTCAATACTGTAGTTAAGTAATTATAAAGTAAATAAGGGTGTGGTGAAATTCCGCACCTGACAATGGGCTGTGGTGAAGTGGTCAACACAACAGATTTTGATTCTGTCATTCGTGAGTTCAAGTCCCACCAGCCTAGTCTTGAATCATTAAATCAGTTGGTAGAGCATTTGATTTTTAAGATGTTGGAAGACAGAAATGCAAAGAAACTAATCAAGATGAAAGTAACGTAGCATTTCAGGAGGTAGAATTGTATGAAAAAGATAATTAAAAGCTATATGGAATACGGAAAACATTGTGGAATTGCGAAACAAGTCGAAGGAAAGGTCGTTGATGCAGAATTAGGAAAAGATAATCTTTGGCATTTTGAATTTGGTGGATATAAATGGGTAGCAAGCGACTATGCATTTAAAGAGTAAAATTCTTTTCTTTGAATTATGAGGTGAAATATGGAGATACAAGAAATGGAAGTACATCAAACAGTAAAAAAATATATCTTAACAGAGGACGAATATCATAGTTTAATAAACCAAAATAGAAAATATGGAAGCAGAAAAATTAAAGAGTATATTATTTTTTGCATAGAGTATTACAAATTTGAATTAAACATTCGTGGAAGGCAAGAATTAATTCAGGATATTATTAATTTTGTAGAAGGAAACAGAAATGATATTCTGAATTTATATGACAAGAATTTTTTTAAATGGTTGGATGAAAATAGGTAAATGATAACAAGAATTAAATGTCCGATTTCTTTGGAAGGGAGGTAGAAAAAGATGTTTAGAAGAAAAACAAAACTTGAGAAAATATTAGACAAGAGAATAAATTATGTGACATTTAGAGATTTTTTATCATCGTTATCACATAAGGAATTACATATCTTGGCAGAAGAAATAATCTGGAAAGATTATGATGGATATAATGGTTCATCTTGTTATATGGAACAAAATCATTATGACTTAATGGATAGATGGCAAAAAGAATTTTATATAGAGGAAAGAGAGTATTTATTGCCATATTAATGTTAGGTTTCATAGGAAGAAAGGTGAAAAGATGCAAATAAATATTAGTTATACATTATATACAGACGGTGATTACAGTTTAAGGAATGCCGAAGATTTTGGCTGTACTAATAGAGATGTAGTAGTTGATGATTCTGAATATTATGATTATATTGGTTCTATGGAATTTAAATATGAAGATGAGTGGCATTGTAAAAGCGAAGCAAAAGATTTTCTTTGGAGATTTTTATGTGATGGAATTCATATATCTTATACACATCCTTGGTTGCTTAAAGATTTTTATGATATTATGAAATATTTAGAAAATGTTATCAATGAATATCAAGAGGGAATATCTGTAGAAAAAAGGCAAATAACAGGTAATTATGAAGGTACTGAAATTAAAATAGAAATATCACAGTAAAGTTCGATTTCATAGGAAAGTGAGGAGAAAATAATTTATGAATGGTATACAAATTATATCGCAAGAAGCAATGACAACACTCAGAGTTATACCAGCTATCTTATTGGTATTATCAATGTTTATAATCTTACCAATAACATTCCGTATTGGAAATAAAACGAATAATTGGAAGTTGGCATTTAAGTTTGAAATAATATCTGGAATAATATATGGAATTATAATTATAACGATTTTATTTTTAGGATTGTTTGATAAGCCAACAGGCTATTATAAATACACTGTAAAAATTTCTAATGAATGTAGTTTATTGGAATTTAACGAACAATACAAAATTATCAAAGAAAATAGAGACGGAACATATGTTATTACTGATGATTTAGATTATGAAAATGGAAGATAAAGCCAAGTAAAACTTCGTTTCATGCGAAATTAAGAAAGGAGACAATATGTTAAACGTAGGAGATTATGTAGGGCAGATTAACAAAGATTCATCTGGTGTATGGAAGTTATATAAGGATAAGATAAATAAAATCACTACAACAAAGAAATATGGTAGAAGATATTTTACCAAGACAGTGTTTCGACCATTAGATGCAGATGATGTAGATAATAATACAAAAGACATGGAAGAGTCGATTGGTAAAGGATATATCATCACAAGAGAAGTGTTTGGATTAAATGATAAGACAAGAACATATGCTGAAAGATGGATAAAATGGGCTAATGAAAACCCAAATAAGGCAACTGGTTTGATATAAATGGAGAATATAACAGTAAAAACAATTAACAAAAATAAATATAAGAAAGAAGAGGTACAAAACATGGATGGATTTATGATGTTTAAGAAGGCTTTACAGAAGCACTTCGATGAAATGCAGAAAGAAGAAGACAATGACAAAAGACAATTATAGTATTTATAAGCATACATCACCAAGCGGTAAATCTTATATAGGAATTACAAAGCAAGGAAAGAAAAGATTTGGTAAAGACGGAAATGGTTATAAAAAACAAAGAAAATTTTATAATGCTATTCAAAAATATGGGTGGGATAATTTTAAACATGAAATTATAGAAGATAATTTATCTTTTGAACAAGCCTGTTTTGGTGAACAGCTATATATTGAAATTTATGATTCAATAAATAATGGGTACAATATTGCAATTGGAGGAGAGGGTGTACAAGAAATAGGGAATAGAAAGGTTGTGCATTTCTCACAAGATTTAAAACCTGTAAACATTTTTAAATCAGTTTCATATTGTTCAAATATAGTAGGATTTAAAAGTATCACAACGATTAGTAATTGGTGCTATGATGGAAAACTTCACTGTGGATATTATTGGAAATTTTTAGATGAATGTGAAAATGTAAAAATTGATTATGATTTATTTGATGATGTTATGGTGAATTATAATTATTTGAATTTTAATCCATATTCTGACAAAGAAGAAAAAATTCATAATTCTCAGAAAGGCAAAAGAAGCAATAGTAAACGAAAAATAAATCAATATGCAATGGATGGAACTTATATACGAACATGGGATAGTATTATTGATGCGGTTACATATTATAAGATGCCAAATGATTCAACAATTATAAGAGCAATAAAAAATAAGTACAATTGTTTTGGATACAGATGGACATATTACGATGGAAGTATTGCAGATATATTACCTAATATAACCAAGAATAAGAAAATCTTACAGTTTGATATAAATGAAGTTTTTATAAATAAATATAATAATTCCATACAAGCAGAAAAAGAAACTGGAATATCCAGAAAAAATATTACTAGAGCTTGCAGTGGTGGAAGAAAAACAGCTGGTGGGTATATATGGAGATATGAAGAAAATATGTCTGATGAGGATCTGGATAAGGCACTTGCAGAATTAAGTGAGTAATTGTTACAAATATACCATATATAGTATTAATAAGCAATATATACTATATATGGTATATATTTTACGCTAGAAAGAAATGCACATTTCTTGAGAAATTTTGGAGGTTAAGACATGAAAAATAGAAATAGTTATGAACGATTAAAACGCATTCAGACATCGTTATCTGAATTGTCAAAGAGTCTTGACGAACAGTATTGCAAGATGCGTCAGGAATGTATGGATGAAATTATTGAGGATAGAAAAGAATATGTGACAAAGAAAAATGAAATGTATTCACTGTATGAGAAAATTTCTGAAAGCGATTCTATGAGAATGACATGGATTAAGAATAAATTACCATGGTATATTACAAAATTTTGTAAGATTTCAAGTACAGAAATATCATTGAGAGATACAAGTATTTTAATTGGTGTAAATTTTGGAAAATCATATAGACCAAATTGTTATATTGAGATTACACCAAGAGATATTGGATGGATTTAAGGAGAATAATACAATGTCAAACTTATATGTATATCTAATATGCTCTCGTAACAAGGATAATAAGGATATTCCAAATTTCAAGGAACGAGCCGAGACAATCCTTGAATATAGAGAAAATGAAGATAAGGTAATTGATGCTTTTAAGAGTTTTGCAGTCAAAGGACTTACTGGCGAACAGACAAGGTTATACAGGTCAGTTAATTCAAGAAATGAAGAAAAAATCAGAGAAGAATTTATTATCCGTCTGTTGAGAGACAAACCAAGTATGACACAGCTTAATCGTACATTAGCATCCGTTGCACAGCAGGTACAAAATCGTGATGAGAGTAAATGGCTGTTTGATTTTGATGTGGATGATAGAGAAATGGCGGCTAATTTTCTTTCTGATATTAACCATTTTTCGGGAATTAAGCTCATTGATATGAAATGTCATAAGACTCCTCATGGCTATACTATTGTAGTTCCGCATGGTTTTGATACAAGAAAACTTATGGAAAAGTGGAAAGGTTATGATATTACATTAAAGAAAGATGGGCTGTTGTTTTTGGATATGATAACGAATAAGTGAGGTAAAATTGATGAAATATAGAGAAGAAAATAAAGACTTGTTTACAGTACCAGAAGATTATTATTTAGCACATTGTATTAGTGCTGATTTTGGAATGGGTAAAGGGATTGTAGTTGAATTCAATAAAAGATTTGATATGAAACGAAAATTACAGACAAAATATCCAGATTATCTTAATCAGTATACTCATAAGAGAATTGGTGGTGACTGTCTATTAGAAGGTAGAGTATTAAATCTTATTACAAAAGAGAGATATTTTCACAAGCCAACAATCGTTACAATGAGACTTGCACTTGAAAAGATGAAACAGATTTGTTTGGAGAATAATATCAAAAAGATTGCAATGCCTGTAATTGGTTGTGGTTTAGATAGGCTGAACTGGAATGATGTCTCAGAACAAATTAAAAATGTTTTTGCAGATACGGATATTGAGATTTTAGTGTGTAAGAGGTGAATTATGGCAGTATTTGTAACAGGCGATATACATGGAAATCCTGTAAGATTAAGTAAAGATAGTTTCTATGAACAGAAAGATTTCTCTGGAAATAAAGATGAGAACATTGTAATTATTCTTGGCGATTTTGGTCTTGTATGGAACAGAGATGGTGAAAGCAAACAGGAAAAATATTGGTTGGATTGGTTAAATCAGAAATCATTCACAACTATATTTGTTGACGGAAATCACGAATGTTTTCCAAGAATCTATAGTTATCCTATAAAAGAGTGGCGTGGTGGTAAGGTTCATGAAATTAGATCCAATGTATTACATTTAATGCGTGGCGAAGTGTTTACCATTGAAAATAAGAAATTCTTTGCATTTGGTGGTGCATCAAGTCATGATATTCAGGATGGCATTCTTGATTACAATGACGAAGATTGGAGAGAAGAAGCCAAGAAGCTTGATAAGCAAGGTAAGTATATGTATCGTATCAAGGATTTATCTTGGTGGAAAGAGGAATTGCCAACAGATGAAGAAATGCAGTATGGACTAGAGGTTTTAAAAGAAAATAACAATATAGTTGATTATATTATTACACATAGCCCTTCTACATCAGATTTGTATCTTATGGGTGGTAAAGGATTATATGAATCAGATATATTGACTAATTATTTGGAAGAAGTGAAAGCTACAACTGAATACAAAAAACATCTGTTTGGTCATATGCATTTAAATAAGGCAATCAATGACAGAGATATTTGTTTGTATGAACAGATTGTTAGGATATTGTAAAGTGAGGTGAGAATGTGAAAATAAAAGATAAAATACGAAATAAATTAAGAACTTGGTTCTTTGAGACTGAATTAAAGGACTTGCAAAAATCTACTATACAGATGCAAATGGCACGAAACCAATATTCAGACGCATATAGATTAGTCAATGATTGTCATCAATTAATAAATTCAATGATGGATGTCGGAACTGATATTCATTTACATAGCGACTATTCTTGGGCTGTTGTATGTATTAAAGGTCACCCAGAGTACGTATCATTTATGCCATTATCATCTGGTGATGCTCGTGATGTAATCAGATTTTTACAACAATTCAAATATTCAGATAGAGTAATTGATTCCCCTTTTGCATTTAAAAATATGATTAATGACCATATTATGGATAATCCATTTGTAAAGTAGAGAATAATCTAATATAGAAGTAATTCTATTCAAAGGCTGGTCAGCCAAATTTTCCAAATAAAAGTAACAAGAAATATTTTTTTCCTATGGTTTTAGCAGACGTGTTAATTCCATAGGATTTTACAACAAAATAATTAAGAAGAAAGGGTTTAACAGTAAATTCTAGGATAAATGATTGCGCAATCTCTGTAGATTAAAGGATTTTGACAGAGAATAAAGAAAAAAATAATTATTGTGAGTTAAATGTATTAAGTTTATGCGATGGTATGTCATGTGGACACATTGCATTAGAGAAAGCAGGATTTAATGTTGGTAAATATTTTGCATCAGAGATTAAGGACGTGGCAATTAAGGTAACAAGAGACAACTATCCTGAAACAATTCACATTGGAGATGTGAACAAGATTACATATAAAGATGGTGTATTACATACAGAAGTCGGAGACTTTGAAACAGATATTGATATTGTAATGTTTGGTAGTCCTTGTCAGAGTTTTTCAAGAGCAATGATTAAAGAGAGAAAGATTGGTCTTGAAGATCCAGAACGTTCAGGTCTGTTTTATGAGTGCAATAGAGTATTGAAAGAAGTAAATCCAAAGTATTTCCTTATGGAAAATGTAGTGATGAAACCTGAAGATGAAGCCGTTATTAGTGAAATGATGGGAGTAAAACCTATCAGAATCAATTCTTCTCTTGTAGTAGGACAGCTTAGAGATAGATATTATTGGACTAATATTCCAGGAGTAACAGTTCCAGAAGATAAAGGAGTTACTTTACAAAGTGTACTCAATGATGGATATGTACCAAACGAGAAAGCAAAATGCCTTTGCAAGAATGATTCTCACGGATATTACAACGGCTGTTTTTGGACACCAATTAAGAGGTTTCACAGATTCTATTATAAGTCGTTTGGAACAATGGTGTTCCCATCGAAAGAGTATTTTGATAACTGTTTAGAGGTTACAAAGAGAATATTAGATGGAAGAAAATCTTCTGCAAAAATCTATGATGATTACAATGGTCATGATTTTGATGAAGCAAGATATTTATGGAAAGAAGAGAGAGCAAGATTGCAAGGAGTTCCAGAAGAATATGTAGAAAATATGACTGAAAAAGATGCGGCAGATGTTCTTGGTGATGGTTGGACTGTACCTGTAATCGCACACATTTTCAGTTTTATGAAATTTTAACAGAGAATAACAGAATATGAAGTTCGTAGGAAAGCGGAATTTCTTCTGAGTTCAGAGAACAAATACATATAAAAATAAAGAAAAAGAGGATTAAATATATGAGTAAAGCTGTTTTAGTGTTAGATATGCCTGGAACTTGTTGTGATTGTAATTTTTGTAGAGAAATACAAGAAGGTATCGAAGCATGTTGTGAATTAATGGATGAGCCAAATGATAATACTCTTTGTAGAATGGTTGATAGTAAAAATGGATATTGTCAAGAAAAACCAAATTGGTGTCCATTAAAAGAATTACCAGAAGAGACTCACAATGATGAATATATGGATGAATATTGTGATGGCTATGATAATGGTTGGAACTCATTAAGAAAGGAAATTTTAGGCGAAGATGAGGAGAATAAGTAGATGACAGTTGGTGTAAAAATATATGAAGCAAAAGATACAATTAAGAAATACGAAAACCTTGGGTATAGATTTGTTGGTGAAGAAAATGTGGGTGAAGGATACCTAAAGCTCATATTCAGAGATCCTATTATTCAAAAAGAGAATTTAATTAAAATACCAAATGTTTCATCTACTGTTACAGGTACGATTCCAAGAGTATTTCTTTTTAAAACTGATTTACCATTTGACGATGCCGAGAAAATAGGTGAATGGATTTATAAAAGTATTAAGAAAGGTGTGCTTGTTATTCCAGAATGTGTTGAATTTATAGGTGTAGAAGATTTGTATAAGACAGAAAGGATAGAATAAATGAATAAAGAAAAACAAATTGAGGTATTAGAAGACCTGAAATCTTATGTAAATGAAAATTGGGATGAGTATGAATATGCAGATGATATAAACGATGCCAATGTAGCACTAGATGCAGCAATAACTTTACTCAAATCGTCTAAAGTTGCAGGTACATTAACCATAAATAATAAAAGTTATATAGTTCTTGAAGGGTAAGAATCATAGATTTCTTTTGGAGAATATATTAGCAGGAGGTGATGCGATGAGCAAGATATACGATTATGAAGAATATCAAAATCAACGAGTAAAAGTTACATATACTGATAAAAGAAAATACAGAGAAGAAAACATTGTTGGTCTATATGGACAAGTTATTAAGACTACAAGTGGATCAATAGCGGTTCAGATTGATGGAATGTATAATGCAGCAAGCTCCAATGGATTATATTGGTTTAAAAGAAGTGAATTGGATATTATTAGAGATGAAAGTGAGGATAATAAAATGACAGGATTTAATAAAGTGGCGATTGTAAATTTGGTAGATGATTACAATAAGAAGGATTATGGATTTGCTTTATATGATGAAGATATGAATGAAATTGTTAAGTACGATACAAACCATCCGTTATATGTGATTGTAAATGCAAGAGGAAAAGATAATAGAGTCCTTGGAATTTTAAAAGAAGTAAAGTCAGTAGAAGCATATGGCAAGTGCGTAACGGCACAGATCGTTGGAGTTGTTAATATGAATGCGTATAATGCAAGAATTGATAAGGAAAATTATCAGAAAGAAATCGCAAAGCAGAAAGCTTCTATTGAGAAGGAGTTAAAGTCTGAGATTGAAAAGATGAATAATATTGCTTTATATGAAAAGATGGCAAAGGAGCATCCTGAAAATCCAAGACTCACTGAACTTGTTAATGCACTAAAAGAGTTAGGAGAATAATATGGCAGGATTTATATCAAAACAGCCAAATGGATTATATTGTAGATTTTCGAGTGTCACGGATTGTCCTACGGCATGGAACATGACACGAGAAGATTATATCAATATGAAAATGCAGGAAGCAAAAGAAGATGCTGAAGATGTGTTGGATAATTATTTGAAGCCGTTTGATATGGTGGTAGATATGTATTATCCAAACAATATGACAAAAGAGGAATTTGATGAATTTCTTGAAGAGACTGGATATAACAAAGGAGAATAATCTATATGAAGAACTGTGTAATTTTAGAAATGGAAAATAGTAATGATTTTGAGAATGCTATGAATGATTATTTGGATGATGGATATAAAGTAGAATCCAGCTCATGTAATAGTAGATACTATAAAGCAATTCTTGTGTTAAAGGAGGATGAATAAAACATATGAAGAAGAAAATTTTATATAGTTTGGCTTTGCTATTAGCATTTATGTTTATATTAACTGGCTGTGCAAAATGCATTAGTACCGAAACATCTACAGTTCAAGTAAAAATAATAGATGAATATCACAGGGCTGCTTATACAACAATGTATTATAGTCCTGCGACTAAAACAATGATGCCACAATCGCATCCAGCAGTTTATAGAATCACTGTTGAATATAACGGTGTAGAATATAATATTTCTGGTAGTAATACATATAACAAATATTCAGACAAAATTGGAGAATATGTTGATGGAATATTAGAAACCAAGAAATATGACGATGGTACTGTTAGGTACAATATTGTTGACTTACCATAGTAAATAAATGATATTACAAAAGACATAGTAAACCGAAGTTTCTTTGGAGTTAGGAGGTAGAAATAGCAAATTTAAATTTAGAAGATTTTAGTGAAGAATACAGAAAAACAGCACCAATGGAATGTTCTTTGTATTTAGTTTCTTGTTTAGATAAAGATACACAAACGCAGTTAAAGAAAGATTGGAATGAAGCTGGTGGTGTTAAAGTAATTCCATATTGGAAATGGTGTATGGAACATATTGATGTAATCTATCACAAATAAGAGAATAATACATTGAAAGGAGCGAGAGATTTGCTGCAGCATTAAATCTGGATTTGCTCTGAGTAAGAAATGTTAGAGATTAACAAAATATACAATGAAGATTGCCTTGAAGGTATGAAAAAGATTGATGATAAATCGGTCGATTTCATCTTCACAGATCCACCTTATAATACGACTAATAATTCTTGGGAATGTGAAATGCCGTTAAATGATTATGTCGAGTTATCAGGACAATATTTCTATGAAACAGATCTATTTAATTTGGCTCAAGTAACAAATAGTAGTCTTGAGTATACAAGAGATTGGTTTTATGAGAACAAAAAAGATGGTTTATGGACTCATTACAATCGAATTATCAAAGATAATGGTTGCATTGCATTATGGGCGCAATCACCATTTGATAAGAGGCTCGCTTGTAGTAATGAAAAGCTATATCGCTATGAATGGATTATCGAAAAGACCAAAGCAACTGGTCATCTAAATGCAAAGAAAATGCCTATGAAGGCACACGAAAATGTCTTGATTTTCTATAAGAAACTCCCTACATATAATCCACAAATGACAGAAGGACATACGCCTGTTCATTCTTATACAAAGCATACGACAGATGGTAACTGTTATGGTGCTACAAAGACTGGTATTTCAGGTGGTGGCAGTACACAAAGATATCCAAGAGATGTTCTGCAGTTCAAGTGGGATACTCAGAAAAGTAGCTTACATCAGTGCCAAAAGCTTGTTGAAGCGTGTGAGTATTTTATTAAGACATATACCAATCAAGGAGATTTAGTTCTTGATTCATGTGCAGGAAGTTGTACAACTGCAATTGCAGCTTTAAATACAGGTAGAAATTACATATGTTTTGAGAAAGATAAGGATATTTTTGAGGTTGGAAGTAAGAGAGTAGCTGAATATGCTAATCAAGATTTGTTGATGAGTGCTACATAAGAAGCAATAAAGAAATCTTTCATGTGAAGATTGGAGGTAAACAATGGGTAAAATTAGTAAACAGACATTTATTGTAGAAGTTGCAACTGATAAAGATTCTTTTGAAGATTGGTTAGCAGAGAAGTGTTCAGAAATTTATAATATGGCAATTGATGATTTTATGGAAGCTATTGACGAAGAGGATAGAGACGAATGCTTAGTTGATGATATGAAAAGAATCGAAGAATTAGCAGAAAAGGTTAAAGGAAGTAGAGAATAATTAACTAAATAATACGAAAGGAGTGAGTGGCAGCCTTAAAGATATATCGCTCTGAGTAGATTAAATGGTATATCAAGGAAGTAAAAACAGGTTGGCAAAATTTTTAGTGCCGATTATTCAGAAGTATATTGATGATAATAATATTAAAACTTACATAGAGCCTATGTGTGGTGGAGCTAATCTTATTGATAAGATTAAATGTGATAATAGAATTGGAGCAGATATTAACGAAGAGTTGATTGCTTTGTTGAAATATGCTCAGATAGACAACGGTTTATCTATTGCACCTGAAGTATGTACATTTGAACATTATGCAGAGGTTAGAGAGGACAGAAAACTTGGAACTCATAAGTATTCGCCAGAATATATTGCATTGATTGGATATATGGCAAGCTATGGTGGCAGATACTTTGATGGTGGTTATGGTAGAGATTCAAAGGGTGGCAGGAGTATTTATAATGAGAGATTAAATAATTTCAAGGAACAAGCACCGAATTTGAATGATATTGAATTTATGTGCTGTGATTATAAGAATTTCTCAGATTATAAAAACTGTGTATTTTATTTTGATCCACCTTACAAAGATACAAAACAGTATTCTAAACAGTCAATTGACTACGATTCTTTTTACGATTTTCTTCGTAAACTTTCAGAGAACAATATAGTGTTGGTAAGTGAATATAATATGCCTAATGATTTTAAGTGTATTTGGCAGAAAGAGCGTAAAGTGTTGCAGAAGTCAGATAGAGTAACAGGCGAAAAAGCAGTAGAAAAGTTGTTTGAAATAAGAGAATAAATATCTGGGAGGTGACAATTTGATAGAACCACAGTTTTGTGTTGTAGAGGAATTAATATCTATGGAATATATGGACAGAAGTGTTTTAATCCTATATCCATATGAACTTAGCAATGAACCAATATTAAAAGACAATATTCCAAAAATGACAAAAGTGATAAGAGAATATATAAAAGAGTCTGAAATGTATAGCAAGTGTGTAGATACAATTCCAAATCTTATATGGGATTCTCAAAAAATATCTATGCAAAATGAAGCTGATGAACATCAAAGAAAAGCTGATGAACTTGCAAAAATAATGAATGAAGGTATCAGCCCTTATGCATGGTATGTCAAAGGTAGGTTTAATGGAGAGATAGGTGGGTTTCATTATAATGTAGATAATATAGTTTATTTGGATAGAAACTAACAAGAAATTTTGGTTTCATGGTTTGTCACGAAAACCATACAATATTCGAGACAAAAAGAGAATATAACAATGTAATTACAAGTTAAGGAAAGGAAAAAAGTTCACATGTGAGTAAAGCTGCGCAGCTACTATTGGTGAACAAATTTGAAAAATACATATATTAAATCGCCTCTAAATTATGTCGGAGGCAAGTATAAGTTACTACCAATCATTGTACCAATGTTCCCAGATAAGATAAATACTTTTGTGGATTTATTTGGTGGAGGTTTTAATGTTGGTATTAATGTAAATGCCGATCATATTATCTATAATGATATATGCAAACAGGTAGTTGGTTTTCTAAAATATTTACAAGGTTCAAATATTGAAGAAGTGCTACAGAAAATTGATTCATATATTGATAAGTATGAATTAACGAAAGAAAACAAAGAAGGATATTTACTGTTTAGAGAAGAATACAACATAGGTATCAAAGATCCAATTAAATTCTATACGCTTTTATGTTATGCGTTCAATAATCAAATCAGATTCAATTCCAAAGGTGAATATAATATGCCTTTTGGCAAAGATAGATCAAGTTTTAATCCCACTCTTAGACAAAAATTTATAGATTTTCACAAGCGACTAAATGAAATAGATTGTAGTTTCTTAAATATTCCATTTGAGAGATTTGATTTTTCTGATTTTATGGAAGGTGATTTTGTTTATGCAGATCCACCATATTTTAATTCTGTTGCTACATACAATGAAAATGGTGGTTGGACAGAAGAAATGGAGAATAAATTACTAGAGACTCTTGATACTTTGAATGATAAAGGCGTTAAGTTTGCATTAAGTAATAATCTCAAATATGATAATCCATTACTTGATAAATGGAAAGATAAATACATAGTTCATTATTTAAAACATGATTATAGCAACTGCAATTATCAGAAAAAGGACAAGAGTGCCGATTGCGAGGTATTAATCACAAATTATTAAAATCTCAATCTCTGAAATGCCCTAAAATCAAGGCTTTCAGAGGTTGGAAAAGCCAAGGAAAACCACGTTTCCTTTGGTCATGAAAGTAGGTGAGAAAAATATATTGGGATTTAAATATTGAAGAATGGGAATTTAAAAATAATTACGAAGACATCTATTTTCTGCTTCATTGTTTATACAATGCAAAAACTGAGTTATACGACAGAACTCTTACTGATATGAGAAGTAAGTATGATCCGACTGAAGCATTTATAGATGGCTGGAATGGCTGGAATAGAAGTAGATCGAATTGGTATTCCAAGAAATTATACGATAAATGTGTGAAATGTATTGAGTTAAAAACAAGAGGTCATTTTATATACAGACATTGGAAAGAATGTGTTTGGAAGTACGAAGGTCTTTCAGCACAAGAATGGATAAATTTATATCAGCAGTTGATTAAAGAAAATAAATACGACAGTTGGATAATTGAGTATATAGAAATTGGAGAATAACAATATGAACAAAAGACAGAAAAAGAAATTATTTAAGCAGACACTTATCAAGGTTAGAAAATTGCATCCACAGAAGGGCGATGTAATTTGTTTTCAGCTAGATTTAGATCGGGTTGATGCTGAAACTATGTGCCAGTTTATGAAAGTTTATTCGAATAATGATGTTTTCGGTGAATCGAAGTTAGCTTTTGTACCTGTTGATATTAAGCAACTTAAACATAAAAAGGACGCTCAGATATATATTGACAAGTTACAGAGTATTGTAGATCAGATGGGAGAATAAAACTATGGGTAAAGTTGTAGATATGAGTAATTTTGATCCGTTATTTGATAATTTGGAAAAGTATGTGAATAAACAAGGATGTACTCTCGGTAAAGACGCCGAGAGATTACAAAAGTTATTATATTCAATTCAGTATTGTTATATACATGGAGTATTAACAGATAGTCAAAATGAATCGGCTTGTAAGAAATTTAGAAAACAATTTCAGAAAGCTTTATATGAGAAATAAGAAAGAAGCATTTCCTGTTAATTTTGTCTAAGAGCATTTCTACACACGGTTTTCCAAAATAAAAAAGAGAGAATAACTAAATATAAGGAGGTATAGAACTTGCATATAAGAATTGTTGGTTTTAGCGACAGATATGATGATTATAAACTTCTTGGATATACAGAAGTAGAGAATATATCAGAAGTTTTTAAGACGCTAGATTATATGAGAAAGAACGAAATTCCATTAATAATCAATACTAATGATGTCATTGATACAGACGGAGAAGAATATTACATAGATAGTATTACAATGGTATTCCCAAAAGTGAGTGGTGAGATTGGAAGTTGTATTACTGTTTATGTTGAAGATGTTTAGAAGGATAAAGATATGAAAATAGAATTGATTAGATTAAAATTTAATGGCACTCATTCGTACAAGTATAATCCATTTAAGCATTGCTGTGATGAAATTCAGAAGGATAAAACTATTGTATTTACAGGTGAAGATATAAATGATATTGGTGGAGAATATGAAGATGATGGCATCTATATTCCACAATTTTGTACTTCCTATACACAAACAGTTGGTTCTTGGGAGGACGAATGGGAGCAGACAGACAATTTTCCAATTAAATTCTGCCCTCATTGCGGTGAAAAGATTGAGATTTCAGTTGTAGATAAGATTGATGTATCTGATAAATATGAAGAATTAACTAAGCAGCGTGATGAATTATGGGAGAGGTGTCAGAGAACAGATAGTAAGAAGAAAGAATCTGAACTAAGAGAGCAGGTTGGAAAGCTTGATAAGCAGATTGACAGTTTCTATTGGTTGGATGAGTGGAAAGGAGAATATTATTATGGCAGTATTTAAAAATTTTAAAGATGATGAATTGATTGTAAGTTGTAAGTGTGGATGTGACGAAGGTATTCATTTTAAAATTCATGATTATGGAGATGGCGACTATGCTTTCTTATCATATACAAATGGTAACTTTTACACTCAGCAAAGACCATTCTTTGAAAAATTGAAGAAGATTTGGGCGATTATTATGAATAAGGATTTTTATTATTCAGATATTGTGCTTACAAAGGAAGATTTTAAAGAGTTTAAGGAATGGATTAATAGAAAGTAAAGGAGATTGCTATGAATAGAAATTTGGATGGATATTATTTTAGAGTTAAAAGAGATGGAAAATGGGACAATGTTTGTTGGTCTGATATGACAGATGAAGAAAGAGACGAGCAAATGACTAATCGTAGTGAAGAATGGTTAAAGTCGCTATGTAAGGGACTTGGTAATGTTATTCATAAGATTGGTGAAGATTTAGATATTGCGTGTGAATAAAAGTAAATTCAGGTTTCTTTGGTAACAAAGAGAGAATATTAAAGTAAGGATAAAATCAATGATTTTTATGAACTAAGAAAAAATAAAAGAGGTGAACGATTAATGTCTTTAGTATATAAAAATGACACATATAACTATAATGGTGAATATGAAATGGGTTCATTAAATAAATTTGCACAAGTAGAAAGAAGATTGTCAGCAAAGAAACAAGCATTAGATGATATGAAGAATGAATATAATCTTATTGAACAACAGGCATTTCGCACTTATAAAGAGAATATTCAGTATATACTGCTTGATCAACCTTCTACGATTAAAACGTGTAGAGAATGGTTAAATATGTTATCAAAGAATCAGGATGCAGATGGTAACAAGCTTGATAAGAGAAAGAAATATAAAGAAAAGGAAACATATGATTGGTATATTGATTATATTAAAAAGCTTCTTGATATTGAGTATATGAATAACGTTAAATTCATTGATTATAATTTTGGTCAAGCTACTAATATCCAGTTTGAATATAAAGAGCATAATTGGTATTTAGAAATTCCTCATATTAAAGCTATCAAATTAGATGCATATAAGAATTATGGTGGCAGTGTATTTAAACTTGCGTTAGTACACAATAATACAGAATATAGTTGTAGTTGGTCGCAGTTTGGCTCTACATATGAGGAAGATGAATTAAGAGATATTATGGCACAAGGTATTGAGAAATATTGTAATTAGTTGAGGTAACTTCACAGGAAAGCAACATATCCTTGGATTATAGAGGTGATATATGAAACGAGAAAATTTAGAAAAAGCAACAAAAATTAATCAAGAAATCAAGAGACTCGAACAAGAAATAGAGTTTCTTGACGATGCAAATATGAGAAGAACACATTCAATAGTTAAGGCATTAAAACCAAAGGAGTATACATATAAGGGATATTTTTGCTCAGAGCGAAATATTGATTCTATTGGTTCATGTATATATTTAGATCATAAAGAATGTGTAGCTCTTGCAGATTTTAAACGAAATGAAATTGAAGAATTGCAGAAGCAATATGAATTATTGGATTCTGAATAAAAGAGAATAATACATTGGAGGTGAAATTATGTATCAAAATTGTTGTAAGAAATGTGGAAGCATTTCACTGCATACAGAATTAAAAGGTAATAATACAGGACTTTATTGTGATGATTGCGGAGCATGGATCAAATGGCTCGGAAAAAATGAATTGAGAGCTTTCGAACATGCAAATAAATCAAGAGGTTTAAGAGCAACTGCAAAAATATATGGCGATGTATTTGCCAATAATTCAACAGATAATGAAAACATTAGTGATTGTTTGATTATTGGATTTGATAAACATAAGGGTGAACAAACTTGGATGTCTATTGGTAGAAAAGATGGAGACGCATTGAACATTGTAAACATGATTAAGGATGAAAGAGCAGAAGAATTATATAAGCAACTACTTTCAACTCAAAAATCAGTTTCGCAGTAAACCAATCTTTCTTTGGAAAATTTTTAATCATATCTAAGCCATTCGGCTATGGGAATCCCAACAAATAAGAGAATATTACAGTATAACTAATAAAAATATTACATATAAAGGAGATTTTAAATGAAGAACACAAATTGGAAAGTGCCAGTAATTATTGGCGTAGGAGTATTAGCAGTTATTTTGATGATTGTATTTGGTGTACAGAGTTCGCAGAATAAAGCTATTGCACTTGAGGAGCAGGTAAATACAGCGTCATCAGATATTAAGGTACAGGAAAAGCGAAGAGTTGATCTTGTATATAACCTTGCTGATTGCGTAAAACAGTATGACAAACATGAAGCTGATACATTGACAGCAGTTGCAGATGGTCGTGGATCAACAGGAGATATTGAGAATGTAACAACAGCTATTACAGCAGTTGCAGAAGCATATCCTGAGTTGAAGTCAAATGAGAACTATAAGACTCTTATGAATGAGTTATCTATGACAGAGAATATGATTGCAGAGTATCGCAGCAATTACAATAAGCAGATTAAGGAATACAAGAGATATGTAAGAAAGTTCCCTACAAGACAGTTCCTTGGATTGCTTGGATATGAAGTGCAGGAATATGAGTATCTGGATTACAATGCGCCAGTTGATGCTCCACAGTCGTTGTTCAAAGAGGATTAGTATATGAGACATGGTAGAAAGGGTTTTGATTTTGGCGATTTTGAAATAACAAAACGTGAAATTTTGGCTAGTATTTCTATCATTGCAGTTATGATTCTGTTTGGTATTCTGATTTCTTCCAAGATTTCAGAATGTCAAATGGATAAAAATGAAATTTATAATAAGGCTGTTAAGATAGAAAGTCAAGAAATGTTCCAATACGGAATGGACACAAATGTTGGTAATGCGTTTGTATATGGTGATTTAAAAGCGGTAGATACAGTTACATATCCTGAAATCGGTGGAGAATATATGTATGTAGAAAAAATTAAAGAGCAATATACGATGCATACAAGACAAGTAGCTCATACAAGAACTGTTAATGGCAAATCACAAACTTATTATACAACAGAAACATATTGGACTTGGGATAAAGTTGGAAGTGAAGATATTAAGTGCAAAGAAATATTGTTTTGTGGAGTAATTTTCACAAGTAATAAAATTGATTTACCTGGTACTGATTATATTGACACAATTAAAGAGTCAAGTCATGTGAGATATAAGTATTATGGTGTTGACACTGAATATAAAGGAACAATTTTTACAGATTTGAGAGATAAAACCATTTCTGATAACACATCATTTTATAATAATTTGACTATTGACGAGACGATAGAAAGGCTAGAATCTGATTTTCCAATTATTATTTTCTGGATCTTTTGGGTTATTTTAATCGGTGGAATGGTATTTGGGTTCTACTATTTGGATAATAGATGGTTAGATTAGCAAGAAATTTTTCTTTCTTGTGAAGAGTGGAGGTGTGAATATGTATCAAGAATTAAAAGGTGATGAAAATTTTTCAGATAAATACGCAACATGGGTTATAGCATATTGTTTAGATACAGATTCATTTTTTGTAACGAATCAAAGACATTTCTTTTGGGAATATAATGATGAATTCCAATGCGAAAACGATGCGGTTAATTATTTCAGAAACCATTTGAATGAGTTTAGAAATGCTAGGAAAGAAATATTAAGTAATTGTGGTGGATGGAGCATTGATAAGGATTTGTTTTTAGAAAACACGAAAGAAAGGTTTTTAAATGCAAATAGGAGAATAATATCATGAAGTTGATTAACAAATATGCAAATTCAAGATATTCAAAAATGAATGAATATTATTGTGGAATCACAACAGAATTGGACAAGCTTGTTGTACTTGATCCTAATGGACACTGGAAACATTATGTGCTTTGTGATTATGAGTATGGTTGTTTGCCCATCAGAATTCCAGGTGGAACACTTGGAACTATTGAGTATGATGAGAATAAGATTATTACAAAAATTCATGTTTGCACTGATTATGTTGTAAAAACTTATCCTGATGATGTAAATGAACAGCTTCAGAAGTTTATTGGTCAGAAGATAGAAATGGAAGAATAACATTATGGGACAGTTAATTGATAAAACAGTATTACGAAAAGAATTATCTAAGCTGCCATCTGAAATGGGATTTGTAAGAAAGTCTGATGTAATGCAAACTCTTGGCAGTCAGAAATGTGCTTACAATATAAAAGAAGAGAAAAATAAAACACTTGATGAAGTCCTAAAAGCTTGTGACATTGAATGTGGATTTTACAGTGGCGATGTTAAAAATCTTACAAGGCACGTTTTAATGAGAGTGTTGGATGGATTGAGAGAATAAATAATTGTGAGGTGATGAAGTGAAATATACAGAGCGAAAAGATTACAACAAGGTAATAACAGTTAAACTTGTAATTCCAGGTGGCTGTAATGCGAAATGTCCGTTTTGTTACAATAAAGACAAAGATATGTCGTGTGATAAGCAACAGTTTTTAGATAATTTCATCGAATCACTTGATGATATTACAACAAGAATAGGTGATAAAAATCCTATATCAGTTGATATAACTGGTGGCGAACCAACTTTAGATCCTGAATATTTATCAAAAGTGTTTATCAAATTGAAAGAGTTCAATATTAAATCAAAGGTTCTTAGAGTAACTATGACAACAAATGGCACTCATCTAAAAGAAGTAATTCCATATATGAAAGATGTTGTTGATTATGTAAATATTTCAATTCACGATTGGCGACCAATAAGAAGAGAAGAAATACTTGGATTTTGTTTCAATGGGATTGACTACAAGGATATGATTCAGCAGCTTAACAATATTGGAATTACAGTATCAGCGTGTGCAGTTATATTTAAGAAAATTCCAAACTTTGTAAAGTGGAGAGACTTCTTCATTAATTGGGCGAAAGATGTAGGGTTTATTGCGGTAAGATTTAGATGTGATGTTTTCTGGAATGATTCTGATATATTTGATTCTTATTTAACAGAGTCGATGAGTGAAACTGATAAATTTGATGTTATTGATTATGAAAACACAACGGATTCTCATTGGTGTAGACTTCGCAGAAAAGATAAGATGAGAGTATTTTTCTTGCATGGTGTTTTAGACACTTCAATCAAAACAAAAGGTATTGAATATGTAATAGATACTGATGGTCACTGTTATTGTGATTATTACAGAAGGACTAAAGTAGAAGATTATCAATATGAAGTTGGAAAGATTTATGATGCAGTGAGTGATTAAATAGAGAATAACTTAACAGTACGAATGTTCTTTTGGCGATTACATATTCATTTATCCAGATTCTACGTAGGATATTAAAGATGAGGCTGTATCATAAAATAACTGTGTTGCTTCGTACATAGATAAAGTTATTGACAGCCAGTGCCACATTCTTTTCTTGAGAAAGAAGAGTAAACCAGATGAGAGTTTGGTAACGATTGAAACAATCATATTGTACAAGCTAGACGAAGATTTAATGATGATGTAACAGCAGAGGATCAGAAAGCTATTGATGCATTTAACAAAAAGTTTGTGAATAAGGAGGATAAAGCAGCGTGATTAAAGGTGATCGAATTAAATTAGTTAAGAAAATGGGTGTGTTTGATAACATTGGTGAGATTTGTGAAGTAACTGATATTCAGGAAGGTGGAGCAACCTGCTTTAAGTTCTGTGAATGTAATCTTGGTTGTATGTCATATGACGAGTATGAAAAGTATTTTTTTGAGAAGGTTGAGACACCTGTAAAGGGGACTTGGAGTAAATGGGGAGTGCCTCTTCCTATAGCTTTCTTTGATATTGGAGGTGTTAAAAGGATTATTAATTATCAGTCAAGAACTAATGGGAAAAAGGTGCAAGTAAGATATGGAGAGATTAAAGCAGAAGCTACTTGCTGCAAAGATGATGTTTTTGATTTTGAGAAAGGATTAGCACTTGCAAAAAGTCGTTTGATTGTAAAATATCTTGATAATCAGGTTAAGTCGATTGCAAAGGCGATGTAATGAGAAAATAAATATATGGCTGGTAAAGAATTAAGTAAAGTACAGTTTATGAAAACCTTTGAAGATTACTATAATTTTGAACAGAAAAACATTATCTTAAATTCAATCAGAGTAGCAGTATTATATGATGATAAACACTTTAAAAATATTCCATTTTATATTCAAGTAGCAGGTGAAAATGGATTTCGTGTTAAACCATACTTTTCAAAAGGAAAGTTTCTTATTATGTACGACTATGTGGTGGAAGCATATAAGGTTACAATTCCAGCTAATGCATTTTCTTATCATATGAATGAGAATGGAGATTTTGAAATCTGCATTCCGAGCGCAGAGAATAAATAAGAATGGTGTCAATGGAGGTAAAACAATGGAGAAGTTTTATATTGTAACAAATGAGAAATTCCTCAAAGAGATTGATGATTATAGAAAACATGGCGAAGAGAGAAGAATAGTAACAAATAATTTTTTCGAGGATAAAGGTATTGCTGGGAATGAATATTATATCGGTGGAGATGGATTTGTAAATCGTCCATTTAAAGAATATGAAAAGCATAATATTAGATTATATATTACCGATTGCAATGAAAATAATCAGAAATTTGGTAAAGAGTTACTGAAACCAAATAAATTATTCAACGATTCTGATGTGTTAATGAGGAAATTTAGAGCTAACAGTAAGACTTTAAAAGAGTTTCAAGACTTATGTATTGAAAATAATATTGTTATTAACAATCATCCCATTCGAGTAGGAGACTATTTCAAGGAATTGCATTTAGGTGGGTATTCAGTTTCAAGGTTTGAGTATGAGAATAAGTTATATTTAAATATTTCTACAACAAAATATGAAACTATTACACCAGACGATGATACAGGTTTTACAGAAATTAAAGGTAGTGAATTTTATAAAGTGCTTGAAGAATTTGAATCGAAGAATGAGTAAATATCGGTTTCCTTGGGAGGTAAAATAATGGAGATTTTAGGAAATAAATTAAAAAGATTTTTTGACATTGTAGATAATCCACCAAATGATGCTGAAATTACATATGCTGGAAATAGATATGAGGTATGGGAAATATCTGGAAACCTATTTAATAAGATGTGTGATATGTCAGAAGATGAATTTGTTAAATTAGCAGGCGAAGATGCATGGTGGAGACAGTGTGATGGTAGTGTACTTGGAGTACCTGATACAAAATTCATTATTAGTGGTGAAGAAATGGTAGGTTGGAATACAAGAGGAGAATATGAAAATTTTCAGTATGCTAAATTGACTGATTATCTGTGCTATGGAATTGGAGCATCGCAACCTAAAAATGTATGTGCTTGTTGTGTGGATCTTGCAAAATACAATGATATGACAATGGCAGAATTATTTGAAAAGTATGGAGAATAACCTATTAGGGAGGTGCATGACATATCGAAAAATATCTAAGTATCAAAGATGCGTCAAATTACTTAGTTGAAGAAATGAAGAAGCATGACGAGTCTTATGGTGGTGAAGTAAAAGATGTTGAGCTTGACAAAGAGCAAGCAGATAAACAGACATTAGGATGGATAAAATTGGCTTTATCTAATTCTGGTTATCCAAGTAGAGAATGTAAAGAAAGATTAAAAAGAATATATGAAGGAGTTAAACACGATGGAGAATAACAAAGTAAGACAGTTTATAGATTTACTTATCAATGAGGAAGTGACAATCGAAAATGCAGTTAAGACATCGGGTGTTGGCAATATGAAATTAGTTGATGTTTTAAAGTCTATTTCAGAGATGGAGTTTGAAAGTATTAAAGCCTTTTCAAGTGCTGTTTCTGGTATGAATAGTATGAAGGAAGCCATTCAGACGGTCAAGGATCTGGATGATGCGTTAGTAGAGCTAAAGAAATCTTCTGAAAAGTAGAGAATATAAAAACAGCAGAACAGATTGTACAAGTTTGGCGACCTAACAATCTGCTCTACAGAGAATAAAATATAGGATAAACTATATTTGTTCTATTGTAACAAATCTATTTGGCTAATTCAAGCCAGTTTATCCTATAACAAGTATTCCAAAAGAGAAATCAATTGGATAGTGGGCGTGGGTTTCGTCTATTGAACTTAAACTTCAAGAATACCAAGTAAATTACAAATACATATTTGAGGTTTTAGAACCATGTTAATTTATAAGGTAATAAACCTATGCTATTGAACGATATTAAGTCTGATAGTTTTAGAACCATGTTAATTTATAAGGTAATAAACCAGGCTTGCATGGTTGGCTTAATATAAAAGGATTTTAGAATGATGTTAATTTAAGGAGAACTCATGAAAGTAAGTAGAGTAGAACAACATCGAATAAAGAAGAGTAAGAAAAATAATAAAGATGATAAACTATTTAAAATCATAGATGATCTATGTTGGAAATCTAAAAATTTATATAACTATGGAAATTACATAATTCGGCAGGAATTTATAGAGTCTTCAAAACAAAAAGAACAAGGATTGATTGAGGATGCTCGTTGGATCCAATACAATGAATTATTTCAATTGTGTAAAGAATCTGATTGTTATAAATGTATAGGAAGTAATGTAGGACAAGCTACTTTGAGAAAATTAGATAAGAACTGGAAGTCGTTTTTCACAGCTATCAAGGATTATTCAAAGAACCCGTCTAAATATCTTGGCAGACCAAAGTTACCGAAATATCTTCCAAAAGAAGATGGACGATTTGAATTGGGGTTAGATAATATCAAATTCAAAATTGTTGATGGATATATTTATTTTTCTTGGACACCTCTTAAAATCATGAATAATATTTTCAGAACAAAAATCCCAAATGATTTTAAATTAATACAACTTCGATTTGTTCCAAAAGGCAATGAATATATTATGGAAGTAGTTTACCAAATAGAAGTTCCTGAAACAAAGGATATAGAATCACAGAGTATTGCTGCAATTGACTTAGGTGTCGATAATTTGATGACCATCACAACAAATTGTGGTGTGAAACCAATTATAATAAATGGAAAACCATTGAAGTCAATTAATCAGTATTATAATAAGAAGATTTCAGAAATGAGATCTGCATTAAAGCTGAGAAATGATAGTGATTGGTCAAATGAGATGCAAAGATTCACAACTAAAAGAAATAATCAAGTAGATGATTATATTCAGAAATCAACAAAGATGGTGGTAAATTTTTGTAAATGTAATAATATTGATACTTTAGTTTGTGGCTATAATTCAGGTTGGAAACAAGAAACTGATATGGGCAAGAAAGTCAATCAAAAATTTGTATCTATTCCATATTTAAGTATTGTACAAAGGCTTGAATATAAATGCGAGAATGAAGGAATTAAGTTCATTAAAACAAATGAAAGTTATACAAGTGGTACATCTTTTCTCGATGGAGAAGAACCTATCGAGAAGAATTACAATAAAGATAGAAGAATTTATAGAGGTTTATTTCAGAGTGAGAAAGGAGAATATATTAATGCAGACGTAAATGGAAGTTACCAAATAATGAAAAAGATATTCCCAAAGGCTTTTACCAATGGGATAGTGGATGCAGGTTCACATCCAGTAGTCGTAAATATACCACTACAAACGGCTAATGTTATGTAAAAAGCCGATGAATTTTCGATTTCTTGCGAATGAAAGGAGAATATACATATGAATGAAGAAATTAAGAATGACGAAGTAGAAGAAGTTAATCCAGTAGATGAGTATTTAAATGATTATAAAGAACAGAAACTTGCTGAATTTTGTGTTCAGAAAGATAAAGAGATTGCAAACCGTAAGGAAGAAAGACAGAAACTCATGGAACAGATTTCAGATATGAAAGTTACGGTTAAGCAGCATGACGAAACATGGAATAATATGGATAGTTTGTATGCCAAGATTAAGAAATTATCTGTAAATGATTATTTGAAGTTATATCATATGATGAATAACGATATTGCAGGAAATTACTCAACAATTACAACTGTACTTCCTGGTTATGTTGGTATCAATGGTAATCGGTAAAGTAAGAGTACATGAAACTGACATTTCTTGGTTGTGGAGGTGAGATTGTGAAATACAACATTAAAACAGTAAGAACATTAGTAACAGATAACAAGAAAAACTTTAGAGTTGGTGAAGATATTGCATTTACGTTATTCAATAAAGTGACAAATCATCATGATCACTACATAGGAAATATTGTAGAAATGACAGACACTTCTATTAAAATTTCTAATATTGAAATTGATAGATATCATGAAGATGGCGAAATGATTATTGACTTAGAAAATATTGAATCCAATAGCTGTAATTATGTGTATTGTGATTAAAACAGAGAATATATAGTTGGAGGTAAGAATGTGATATATACAAGTTATTTTGCAAAACTTAAATCGTTACCAGATAATATAATTCCAATTTCAATTTGTGGAAAAGCACCTAATTGGTATACAGGCTTGCAATATAAAAAGCTTGCACCAAAATATGACTTCTTTATGAAGTGGAAAGAAAATCATGATAATGATTATTATATAAAGTGCTTTAATGAGCAGGTATTAAATAAATTAAACGCTACTGATGTTGTCTTAGATTTTTCAAGAATTTGCTATGGATATAATGTTGGAGAAAATGACATTGCTTTGATTTGCTATGAAAAGCCTACAGATTTTTGTCATCGTCATTTAGTATCCGATTGGTTAAATAAAAACGGCTTTAAATGTGATGAATATTTATTTAGCAAGTAAATCTAACTTATCTATGATTCCTTCGAATCACAATTTCCAATAAAAATGAAAATCAAATAGAGAATAAACATATAAAGGAGGATTTTATGTTTGCAGAATTTGAAGATGATATACAGTTTTGGGGATGCAATATTCCGAATGAAGTGAAAATGGTTATAGATTCAGCAAATGAAAGTGTAGACAAATCATTCGATAATGAAGATCAAAAACAAGCTTATCATCTTGGTGTAGAAAATACATTGTCTGTATTGAAACAGTTACTTGATGAAGGGTTAAGTAGAGATAGCATTACATTTTATTATCCAAACGCAGCTACAACAGAAGAAATGGATATAGAAGATATTAACCAATGGCTAGAAACATTATCATATAAATAAATCACTGTTTCATTGGGAAATTTGAGAAGGTGACTATCAATGCAGAAAGATGGTACAGATATATCAATCGTTTTTACATGTAGGTTTGTTGATGGTACAAAATATGGTTTATCAGTCGGCGAAAAACATGGTTGTATAAGAGAGTTTTGTGATTTTGATAGTGCAGAAGAAATTGAAACACTTATGCTTGGATTGGCTGATATGCTTAATAAAATCAGATTAGAACATAATGGAAAATTCCCAAGATGGTAAGAGAATAACATTTTGAGGAGGTGAGAAAGATAGAGGATCTTATAAACTTATCAGATATTATTCTTGATAAATTAGAGAATATACATATAGATGCAAAAGGTACTGTCTTAGGAGAGCCTAAAAGCATAAACATTGGAATTGATATTTCAGATTTAAATAATGCAGAAATGGAAATTACATGTTGGGACGAAAGAAATCCTATAACTGGGAAAATGGAGCGTAAGAAAAAAGCAACAATTAGTTTCACAGATTATGAAATGGACTATAAATTTCAAGATAAAAACAAAACTAATATATTGGAATGTTTATGGGAAGCGAGTAAAAAATAAGAAAAGAGTGTACAAGTGGAGGTGAGAAAGTGGCAGATTTTAGATTTAATGAAAACTTTGCAAATAATTGGAAGTCAGGTCAGATAGTTACTTGTGAAGAAAAAGAGGATGGTTATTTAATTAATAAAGTTGCACTTATTGAAAAGGACGAACTTTTAAAACATGGTGAATTTATCACAATGAATGTTCAGATATTGGGACATATTGAGCAAGGTGAAAAAGGTGATTTGACGTTTACATATGATAGAGATTTTCAACCAGGAGACACAGTACAACATTTCAAAGGTGATTTCTATAAGATTGTTGCCATTGGAACTAATACAGAAACAGAAGAAAAGATGGTTGTATATCAGAGCTTAAAGGATCAGAGAGTATGGACTAGACCATATGATATGTTTATCAGTAAAGTGGATAGAGAGAAATATCCAAACGCTTATCAGCCATATAGACTTATCAAAGTAAAGATTACTGCTTAGTAATCAGTCTTGAACGATTCAGTTCAAAAATCCCAAAAATCAAAACTGAATAGAGAATATAAATATGGGTGGAAGAACAGCATACCCTTGGGTTTTTACGCTCAAAAATCACTGTTGAAGATAGATTTTACATAAATTTATTTTCTGTGTTCCGTCCATTTGGGCGTTTAGATAGATTGTTTTATTAACAATATTTACATAAATTTTTTAATTTTAAGGAGGACATTTTTAAATGGCAGAGACAACAACAAAGGAAACAAATTTAAGACAGGCAAATGCAAAGGCAACAGCAGTAGGTGTGGTTAGTGAGAAGGATCTGAAGATTATAACAGAGGATGGAAAGAATAAGGTAACAGGTCATATTACAGTTAAGACTTCTGATGTTAATTTCGTTAAGTACAACGTCAATGTAAATGAGAAGACTAAGACTGGTACTGACAATAAGACTTATGCAGGTATTCAGACAGTAATGAATGAGTACAAATCTATTGCAGAAGTTGGTGAGGAAGAGGCTACAAAGGTTAGAGTCACTGGTGATATTAGCCCATTTACAGGCAAGAACGGTGAGAGGATTGTATCTTACAAGAGCAATTTCTTTAATAGATTAAAGGCTGATGAAGAGTTTGAGCCACATGCAGAGTTCGCAGTAGAGGTATTTATTTCGGATATTAGTCCTGAACTTGATAACGAGGGAGTAGAAACAGGAAGACTTGCGGTGAGTGGCTGGATGCCTACATATAACGGAATTGAGCCAATTGATCTTGTAGCAGAGGGTGAAGTAGCACAGGCGGTTGATTCTGGTTTTGAAGTAGGACAGACAGTAGAGTTCTATGGAGACATTATTAATAACAGAATTGAGACTGTTACAGAGATTCCAGTTAAGATTGGTAAGCCAAGAAGAAAGGTAAAAGTAGATTACAAGAGCGATCTTATTATCACAGGTGCTTCGGAAGCATATGAGGAGGGCATTACACCAGAGCTTCCATATGTCGCTGAAACAATTCAGGCTGCAATTCAGGAGAGAGCAAATCGTCTTGAGGAAGCAAAAGCTAAAGCTCAGAGTGGTGCAAAGGCATCTGCTGCAAAGCCAAGTGGTGCAGCACATGGTAGAAGTTTAGGTTTCTAATCTAGCTTTGTTGTAGGTACGAATGAAATAGTTTGAAATATGTACCATTTTTATAAAAAAAATATTTTTAAAAATAAAGGAGAATTACATGAACGAATTAGATATTTTTAATCCACAGGTCAGCACAGTAGCAAAAGGTTTAGAGGGCAAGGTTATTCTTGTCTATGGTGGAAATAACTTAGGAAAGACTAAGCAGGCAACTCGTATGAAGAAGCCATTCTATCTTCCATTCGAGGCAGGTCTTAATGCCATTCCTGGTGTTCCATATTGTCCTATTACAAAGTGGTCTGACTTCATTAAGATTAACAAGCAGCTTACAGATCCTGCAACAGTAGAGAAGGCAAGAGAAATGTATTCAACAATTATCTTTGATGAGATTGAAGCGGCTGCAAATTACTGTCAGGAGTTTATTTGCCAGAAATATAAAGCTCCTTCAATCGGAGAAGGAAATGGTGGATATGGACTTTGGAAAGAGTATGAGACTGAGTTCTGGAAGCAGATTAACAAGTTGCTTGGTGCTGGATATTGTTGTTACTTTATTGCACATGCACAGGAGAAGGATGGATACATTTCACCAAAGGCTGATAAGAGAGCGTTAGCACCTATCATCAATAATACAGACTTATGTGTTTATGTTCGTTCTAACGGTGTTGATAAAGACGGTAAGGTTGTTAAGTCTTCTGGTTTCTTAGCACAGACAGATGAGTTCTTTGCTCGTTCTCGTTTCGATTATCTTCCTACTACTTATATTGAGGAGTTTACTGCTGAAGCTCTTGAAGATGTAATTATTAAGGCTATTGAGATTCAGGAGAGAGAAGAGGGAATCACAGCAGTTACATACGAGGAACAGAAAGCACAGAGAACAGTTGATGTTAAATCATATGATGACCTCATGGACGAGCTACAGAAACTTGGAGAGAAGCTTGCTGATAATGGATATCTTGAGGATTTACAGACAATCGTTGCAAATCAGTTAGGCGAAGGCAAGAAGGCTAGTGATCTGAAGAAAGGTCAGGAACAGCTTATTGAAGCAATCATTTATGATATTGAGAGTTTCATTGAGGAGAATAACTTATAAGAGGTTGATACATGGCAGCTCGAAGAAAATGCGTAATATGCAATGAGCCAATTGTAGATGAGGATGGCGTTCCATACAAGGGACGCTATGCTCATAAAAAATGTTTTAATATTGCAATCAAGACATTGCAGAAAGATAAAACTGAACAGATAGATAAGGTTGCTACAAAGAAAAAAGTCGGTAGAAAGGCTAGACCTCAAGCCGAATTAAAAGAAGCATTATCCGAAGAGGAATATGCAAAAAAGCAACAGTATTATAAGTATTTAAGAAGTCTCATCGAAGGAGAAGAATTAAGTACAAAAGTATATGCCCTAACAGAAGATTATATCAAGCGTTATGGATTTACATATGAAAGCATGTATAAGACTCTGGTTTATCTGCATGAAATCATTGAAAAGGATTTAACTGGTGATGTAATTGGTATTGTTCCATATTATCACACAGAAGCAATGCAGTATTATGAGTCGGTTGATAAACTGGAAGAACATAATGAAAGTATGGATATTTCAAATATGTACAAAGAAAAGACCATTATCGTTCAACCTAAAAGGAGAAAAATAAAACAGATTGATATTCAGTCAATTGGGAAAGAGGTGAAATAATGGCACATGAAGGACTTGTAGATAAAAGAGCATATTTGAATACGATTGGTTGTTTAATACAAGATTCTTCCTTAATAGATGATATTGATAGACCATTAGATAGAACTGATTTTAATACAGAGAACTTCTATGAATTGCTATTTGTTGCAATTTACAATCTACATATGCAAGGTTGCACCACAATTGATGAATTTAGTATAGATTCATATCTAAGCAATTACAAAGAACAGTATTCAATTTTTCAGGAGAATCAAGGTATAGAATATCTTTCAAATGCAAGAGATATGGCTACCATTGAGAACTATGATTATTATTATCACAGATTAAGAAAATACGCATTGCTTAGATATTATGAGCAAAAAGGTCTTGATACAAGATTTATTTTTGACAGTACCATTGCAGATACCTCAAAGATGGAAGCTGAACAAATTAAGTTTGACAATTATACTGAGCAAGACATTATTGAAATGGTTGAAGCAACATTTGTTATTAATCCCAATATGAAATATTGTACCAATACACTAAGTACAGATGTTCAAGCTGGTGATGGCATGACAGATTTGGTAAATGAATTGATGGAAGTTCCTGATGTTGGTTTAGCTTTGAATAACGAGGGATTGAACACTGTATCAAGAGGTGCGAGATTAGGATGTTTATTTATGAGATCGTGTCCTCAAGGTGGTGGTAAAACTCGTATGGCTGCTGGTGATGCTTGTAAAATTGCAGTTCCGTATTTTTATGATGTTGTATCAAAACAGTATGTGTATACAGGAAATTGTGAGCCAACTACTATTTTCTCAACTGAGATGCCAGTAGATGAGATACAGACATTATTAATTGCAGCCGTTAGTAAAGTAAATGAGGAACATATTTTATATGGTACATATGAACAAGGAGAATTAGAAAGAGTTCAACAAGCCATTTCTTATATCGAATCTAGTCCATTATATATCGTACATATTCCTGATTTTTCCATTGAAGACATTAAAAACCAGATAAAAAAATACAACCGAGAATTTTCTGTTAGGTATTTTTTCTTTGACTATATTCATACCTCATTACGTTTAATGGCAGAAGTAAATAGTAAGTCTGGAATGGGATTGAAAGAGCATCAGTTATTATTGGTATTTGCAACTGAATTAAAGACGATTGCTCAACAGTTAGATGTGTTTATTTATACTGCTTCTCAGTTAAATGGTGAAGCACAAAATGCACAGTATAAGGATCAGAACTTGTTAGCTGGTTCAAAAGCATTAGCGAATAAATTGGATATGGGTGTTATTTCAATGGCTCCCACCAAAGCAGAAAAAAAGAAAATCGAATCAGTGTTACATAAAATGGTTAATATGCCTGTGCCTAATATGTGTCATTGGGTATACAAAGTCAGACGAGGAAGATTAACACGAATCATTATTTGGACAAAAATTGATTTGGGTACTATGACAGAACAGTGTTTGTTTGTAACGAATTATGATTTTGAGTTAATTGATATGGATTTTACAAAGATTGAGCAGGTAGAAGAGAAGATTAAGGAACATTCTGTATTGCTATCTCAAGTACCTGATAATCCGATTGATGAAGAACAGGAAGAAGAACCAACTGATAAGAAGAGTTGGGGAAATTGGTAAGTGAGGTGAGGGTATGTATTTAGACAAGGATGCAATTCTTAACTCACTTACTAAGGAAGATATAATAAAAATTGTTACTTATTTTGGCTCTAGTTATCCAAAAACAGATAGTAATGGCGATTTAATATTCCAGTCGGTATGTCACGGATCAGATTCGTGGAAATTGTATTATTATCACGAACCAAACGAGGATAAAGGGTACAAAGGAAGAACTTTTCATTGTTACTCTAAATGTTCAGATAGTTTTAACGTTGTTGAATTAGTAATTAGAGCCAATAGAGTTAAAGGAAAGACAGTTACATGGTATAAAGCATTACATTTTATTGGGCAACTTACAGGAAAGTTAGCTGTTACAAGTGCTGATGAGATTGAGAAAGAAAAGAATCGTATTAATGATTTTGAATGGATTAATCGTTTGAAGTCAGTAAAAAAGAATAGACGTGAAGTACCTACATTGTCTGAAATTAGTGAAAATATCTTAGACACATTCTACTATGCACCTCATGAAGATTGGTTAAATGACAACATTTCTCGTGAAGCTTTGAGCAGGTATGAGATTGGTTATTATGGATTGACCAATCAAATCGTAATTCCACATCGAGACAAAGACAATCGGTTGATTGGAATTAGAGGTCGTTATCTTGATGAATCTGATATTGAAAGAGTAGGAAAGTATGTTCCGCTTCAAATAAGTGGGAAGTTTCTTAGTCATCAATTAGGTTCAAATCTATACGGAATCAATGTTACCCAAAACAAAATTAAATCAATACGAAAAGCAATGCTGCTTGAATCAGAAAAAGGATGTATGCAAAATTATTCGTACTTTGGAGAAGATTCATTTGCAGTAGCAACTTGCGGAAGTAATATTACTGTCACTCAGCAAAAATTATTATTGCAATATCTCAAATGTGAAGAAGTGATTGTGGCTTTTGATAGAGAATACCAGGATGCACATTCTTTTGAGGCAGAGATTTATTATAACAAACTTGTAAAAAAAGTAGCAGGATTAGTGCCATATTGCAAAGTTTGTTTGTTGTTAGACAGTGAGAATAGATTGCCTTATAAAGCCAGTCCTACAGATATGGGGAAAGAAACATTGTTGGAATTATTAGATGAGAAGATTGTTATCACAATGGATGAAGTTAATAGAGTGTTGAAAGAATCAAAGAAGGAGAAGTAATTGCAAGAATTAAAAGATAGAGTAAGACCTATAACTGATAAGGACAAAGGTTTACCTACATTTTCATATAGTAAAATTGAGGTTTTTAAAAATTGTCCTCTTCAGTATAAGTTTAAATATATGGATAAGAAGTATTCACAGGATACTTCAATTGCACTTGAGTTGGGTAGTCTGTGTCATTATGTTTTGGAACAGAAGGGCAGGATGATTGCTTCTGGTCAAGCAGTAGATTATGATAAGTTAAATAATATTCTACAGAATGGAGTGACCGAAACAGACGAAAAAACAAAAGAAGAATTATTAGGTGTAGCACAGCTAAGAAGAAAATATTTTGAAGTATGGCACGAAGCTGATAATGCGAGTGGTGCTTCATATGAAGAAAAAATAAAACTATTTGATAAAGTGTTACACGAAGAAATGGAAGATACTACTTGGCAGCCTACATATTTTGAAAAACCTTTTGAATTTGTATGGGATAACAAAGTTATTTTAAAAGGTTTTATTGATCGAATTGATGTAAAAGATGGTCAGTATAGAACTGTTGATTATAAGACTTCCAAGAAAATATACGATCAGAGTAAATTGGCAACCTCATTACAGTTTGGAATTTATGCCCTGGCAATTTTAAACGAATTTGGTGAATTGCCTATTGAATCGCAGTATAGATTCATCCTTATAGACGATGAACAATATGCTCTTACAAAAGGATGGGAAAAGCGTTTAATTAAAGCACTTGATAAAGTGTTTGGTGATATTGAAGCAAGTGAGAATAAAAATCTGTTTATTCCGAAGCCCACGCCATTATGTCATTGGTGCAATTTCTGCACAACAAATCCAGAAGCAACTATTTATAAAAATGAATGTGAATATTATTCAAAGTGGACACCAACTCAAAAGACATTTGAAGTCAATAAAAAGTGGAATGCTTTGGAGAATAATAATACAGAGAAGAAAAGAAAGTTGGTATTTTAATGACAGAAGAAAAACTAAAAATGATTGAGCCTATTTATGACTCGTTTGAAAATGAAGATATTAAAGATTTCTGTAAACTCTTGGTATCAGAACTTCCTTTGTATTGGTGGGAAGTACCTGCCTCGTCTACAGGCAAGTACCATCCTGCATACGCATTAGGCGATGGTGGATTGATGAGACACAGTATTGCAGTTGTACGATTCCTTAATTGGTTTTTCAGTCTTGAACAGTATCAGAACAAATTCACTGACAGAGAAAGAGACTTATTAAGATGTGCTGGTTTAGTGCATGATGGCAGAAAATCAGGTGCAAGTGATGATGTAAAGGAAGTATTTACAGTATTTGATCATCCGTTGTTAATGGCAGAAGCGGTTAGAAAGCACAAAGAAGATGCAGTTATTTCAGATAAAGAAATTGAACTGATTGCTAATGCGATTGAATCTCATATGGGGCAATGGACAACCTCAAACAAACCAAAAGATGCTGGAATTGTGCTTCCAAAACCATCAAATAAATATCAGGAGATTGTTCATTTGGCTGATTATCTTGCTTCACGAAAGCCGTTAGACATGGAGTTTGATGAATGGAAGAAACCTGAGTTACCACCTTTAGATACTTATGTGTTGAATTTCGGTAAGTATAAGAATGAACGTCTTGTGGGGAAATAGCACAAAAGGATAAAGGATACATTGATTGGTTGAAAGAGAATTATGGAAGAGAACCAGTCAGAAGCTTATTAAAACAGTTATAAGAGGAGGATTTGAGTGAGTTTTTTTGGAGTACATAACCATAGTGCAGAGGGAAGTAATTTAAGACTTCGAGATTCTATAAATAAAGTGCCTGAAATGATTGAGTATGCTCACTCATTAGGTCATGCTGGCATTTGCTTTACGGAACATGAGTCTATCACTTCCTCTTTAGATGCACTTAAATACTATGATAGTCACAAGGATTTAGAAGGATGGGAGAATTTTAAAGTTGTTCTTGGTAATGAGATATATTTGTGTACAGAAGATGTAACTGCCGAGAATAAATTTAATAATAGATATCCTCATTTTATTTTAGTAGCATTAAATGCTCATGGGCATCAAGGCATTAGAGAATTAAGTACAAAAGCTTGGACTAAAAACTCTTTTATGCATGTAATGATGCGAGTTCCTACCTATTATAGCGACCTTGAGGAAATGATGGAAAACTATAAAGGAGATATTATCGGAAGCTCGGCTTGTCTTGGGGGAGCTTTACCACATAGACTTTTACAATTTCAGGATTTAGAAAGAGCAAATCCAAAGGAATATGGAAAAATATGGCAATCTTGTAAAGATTGGATTGCATATATGAATGAGATATTTGGTGAAGGATACTTCTTTTTAGAGTTGCAACCTTCTCATATGATGGAGCAAATCTATGTCAATCATAAGTTAATTCAGTTATCAGAAGAGACAGGTACACCATATATCATTACAACGGATGCTCATTATCTTAAAAAAGAAGATAGACAGATACATAAAATCTTTTTGGAGTCTCAAGAGGGCGACAGAGAAGTAGATGATTTTTATTCTACCACTTATATCATGAGTGAAGATGAAATTCATGAGTATATGGACGAATACTATGGTCACGATGTAGTTCAAAAGGGATTAGACAATACAATGCTTATATATGGAAAAGCAGAGTATTACAAACTCACAAAAGACCTCGATATTCCGTATATTCCATTAAATACCTCTGAACCGAACAAAAAATTGTATGAAAAGTTTAAGAATCAAATCCCCTTATTAAGTGAGTTTTATCATTCTGAATACGATTGTGATAGGCATTTAGTAAGAGATATTGTTGCTTATATTGACACAGATCCTTATTACCAAACAGATGAAGCTTATGAAAAAATAAACGAGTGTCTTCATTATATAAAGGATTCATCCGAAAAAATGAAGGTTCGTTGGTCTAAATATCTTCTTCAGATTGCTATTGATGTACAGATTGCTTGGAGTGCAGGTACATTAGTGGGGGCTGGTCGAGGTTCTGGTGTAGGTTTCTGTCTATTAAATATTCTTGGTATCACACAGATTAATCCATTAAGAGAAAAAACAAAGACGTATCCTTGGAGATTCTTGAATCCAGAACGTGCTTCTGTTTTGGATATTGATATTGATATATGTGGTTCAAAGCGTGAAGCAGTTATTCAGGCTATGAAAGATACATATGGAGAAGATAGAGTTAGTAAGGTTATGACACTATCAACTGAAAAGAGTAGAAGTGCTATCTTAACAGCAGCTCGTGGTTTGAAGATTGATAATGATATAGCTCAGTATATTAGTTCATTGATTGTAGCTGATAGAGGTCAATTAAGAACTTTATCACAAATGTATTATGGTGATGATGATAACCCACCTGTACAAGAATTTGTTACAGAAATGAATAAATATCCTGAATTATGGGAAGCTGCACAGAAGATAGAAGGACTTGTCAATGGTGTAGGTTCACATGCAGGTGGAATTATCTTAGTTGATAGACCATTTACGGATACAACAGCACTTATGAAAACAAATTCAGGTGATGTTATTACTCAGTTTGATTTACATATGTGTGAAGATTGTTCTCTTATTAAAGTCGATCTGCTTTGTATTGATGCTTTGGATAAAATGCAAGCAGAGTTGGAATTGCTTTTGGAGAATAATGTAATAGAGTGGCAAGGTTCATTGAAAGCTACTTATGAAAAATATATTGGTGTATATACTTTGGAACGTAATGCTAAAGATATGTGGGAAATGCTTTGGAATCACAAAGTAATGTCATTCTTTCAGATGGAGAAAGAGAGTGGTGTACAGGCGGTTGCATTAGCAAAACCTGCTTCTGTTGATGAATTAGCAACCATTAACTCAGTATTGCGACTTATGGCACAAGAAAAAGGTGCTGAAACACCGTTACAGAAATATGCTCGTTTTAGAGAAAATATCCAGTATTGGTATGATGAAATGACTGAATATGGTCTGACACAAGAAGAACAAGATATTCTGAAAGATATTATTGGAGTATCATTTGGCATCTGTGAAGCCCAGGAGTATTTGGTACTTTTGACAATGCATCCGAAGATTGGTGGTTTCTCACTAGCTTGGGGTGATAGATTAAGAAAAGCGGTCGCAAAGAAGAAACCAAAAGAGTTCTTGCAATTACAAGAAGAGTTCTTTGCTAATGCAAAAGAAAAGAATTTATCAAAGAATTTAACGAACTATGTGTGGAATGTGCTTATTTGCACTCAGCGAGGGTATGGATTCAATAAAAGTCATACACTAGCCTACTCAATTATAGGTCTTCAAGAGCTGAATTTGTGTTATAAATACAGCCCGATTTACTGGCAGACAGCGAATTTAATTGTAGATTCTGGCGCAGTAGATGAAAATGCAGGTGATTCTACCAATTATGGAAAGATGGCAATAGCAATAGCGGCTGTTCAAAAAGAGAATGTTAAAGTAGAACTTCCACTTATCAACTCAGCAGACTTTGGTTTTAAAGCAGATGTTGAGAACAATCGTATCATTTTTGGACTAAAGGGTATCAATGGTATAGGCGATGATATTGTACAAGCAATTATTCAGAACAGACCATTTAATTCTATGGAAGATTTCGCTCGTAAAATGCTTGATACAAAGCTTATTACTAAGTCAAAAATGGTTCAATTAATTAAAGCTGGTTGCTTTACAGAATTGCACTCATCAGATAGAAAAGAAACAATGCGTTGGTATTTAAAAAACTATGCTTTTACTCCAAGCGACAAAATTACAATGCAACAGTTCGCAAAAATGACAGAATTGGGTATTATTCCTGAATCATTAGATTTAGCAAAACGTATGGTTAATTTTAAAAAATATGTTTTAGATGATGAAGGATTGTATGAAAAGCATATAGATGAAGGAAAGAAAGTACCAAAAAGAGGATATCATGATGGTTATTATATTCTCGACAACAATTCTCAACCTTTCTTCAAGGAACATTTCACAGAAGACTCAGTAGTTAAAATAAAAGGAGAATATTATATCGTATCAGAAAAATTGTTTACTAAAGAGGTTGATAAATACATTCAGCCATTAAAGGATTGGTTTGACAATACTGATACATTAAATCTCTATAATGAAGCTTTATTTAAAACTATTTGGAATCAATATGCTGATGGTACATTACCTTCTTGGTCTATGCAAGCATTAAGTTTCTATGATGGTGAGCATGAATTGGAGAATATTAATGAAGAACTATATGGCATAGTTAATTTCTTCGATTTACCAGAAGAACCAGAACCTTACGATTATTACACTCGCTATATTGATGGTTCACCAAAGAAAATGCCTAAATTTAAGATTTCAAGAATAGCAGGAACAGTTATCAATGCTGATAATTTGCATTGTATGGTTACACTTCTTACAAAGTATGGTGCAGTACATGTGAAGTTTAATAAAGGTCACTATGCTTTTTATAATAAACAAATTTCAGCAAAGCTTGATCCGAATAGTGATAAGAAGACTGTACTTGAAAGAAGCTGGCTAAGTAGAGGTTCAAAGATTGTTGTGGCAGGAATCAGAAGGGACGATAGTTTCAGACCAATGATTTACAAAGACACAATTTACCAACATACAGTAAATAAAGTTCAAGAAATACATTTAGATGGTACATTGCTACTTCAATCTGAAAGAACAAAAGTTGATTAAAAGGAAAGTGAGGACTAATGGCATCAGAAAATAGAATAAAAATTATATGTAGTGTAGAGACAATACGATTTTATAAAAATGAATTTGGAATTGCTGTTGTCTCAGTAGATAAGGTCAAAGAGGGTAAACCTAAGACCGACAAATTCAATCAGATCATAATCAAAGGTACAATGCCACAGTTGGTTGAAGGTAATCCATATGTATTGGTGGCAGATTATGTAGAAGATCCCAAATGGGGAGGACAATACAATATCATATCAATCTATAGTGCCATTACCTTTAATGAGAATGACAAAGTTGGACAGAAGAAATTCTTGTCCACTTTGTTCACCCCACTTCAGATTGAAAATATGTATGACGCATTGGATGATCCATTTGATTCTTTGAAGAATAACAAGGCAGAAGATTTGGTAAAGGTTAAAGGTTGTGGATTAGACACGGCTGCACGATGGATTGAAAGATTTAATCGGAATATCCATTTAGCAAAAATCTTCTCAGAGTTGGAGCAGTATAACCTTACGAACAATATGGTGAATAGATTAATGGAACGGTATAATTCACCTGATTTAGTTGTTGAAAAGGTTAAAAATAATCCATATATCTTATGTAACGAAGTAAAAGGAATCGGTTGGAAAACAGCAGATAAAATAGCACTTGATAGTGGAATGGAAGAATTTTGTTCTCAACGTATTAGTGCTTTTATTTACAAATACCTTGAAGATTCTGGTCAGGATGGTTGTTCATGGATTACACCTGATGAGTTAATGGGGGCAATTATTGATGAACTTGGCGAAGATGTTCCTGATATGAATATTACAGAAGCAATTCATGATATGGGTGATGAGCTGTGGTGGAATGAAGATAAGACACAGATTGGTCTTAGAAAATTCTACAATATTGAAGATAAAATTGCCAAAGAATTAATCCGATTAAGAGATGCAAAATCAGAGATTACATATGGCGATTGGGAAGATACAATCAAGCATGTCGAGCATAGGAATGGTTGGCAGTTTACAGAAGAACAGCGAATGGGTGTAAAAGAAGCACTTGAAAACAATGTAGTTGTTATTCATGGTGAAGCTGGAACAGGTAAGAGTTCATCCGTGTCTGCTTTTCTTGAAGCATTGAAAGATTATGTATATGTACAGTGTGCTTTATCTGGTCGTGCAAGTTCTCGAATGGCTGAAATCACAGGAGAAGAAGGATATACAATTCATAGATTGCTTAAATATCCTTGTACTGATGATGGAGGCAAGAATGGTTTTACATATCATGATGAAAACCCATTGGATATTGACATTGTAATCGTAGATGAAATTTCAATGGTTGATGCCTATCTTTTCTATTATCTTTTAAGAGCAATCCCTTCAGGTGCAAAGCTTATCTGTCTTGGAGATATGGGACAGTTAGAGTCAATTGGATGTGGCAACATTGCGTTTGATATGATCAATTCTCCTGAGATTCCTACGGTATATCTTAGTCAAGTACATAGACAAGCAGCAGCATCAGCCATTATTACAGAAGCAAGACGTATTCGTAAAGGAATACAGATTGTAGAAAAAGACTGGGTTGGTACAGAGACAAGAGGAGAATTGCAGGATTTATCATTAGATTGTTATTCAGATAAGAGTAATACTTTCTATAAAATAATGCAGAGATTTTCAGAAGCAATGAACACAGAGAACTTCAATGTTATGGAAACTCAGATACTTGTTCCTGTTAAGAAACAAGGTGATGCTTGCACTTATAACATTAATAATACGATTCAGGATTTATATAATCCAGAAGACGACAATAAAGAACAGATTGAGGTTGTATCACAGGGAAAAGTAACAATTCTTCGAGAAGGAGACAAAGTTATCAATACACAGAATACATACAAAACCAATCCACCTATCTTTAATGGTAATCTTGGTATTATTAAAAAGGTATTTCCAGAAGATAAAGCAGTGCTTGTTTCATTTATGGGCATTGGAGAGGTATATGTAGAAGGAACACAAGTTAATAGTATTGAACTTGGTTATGCGATTACAGTTCACAAGTCTCAAGGTTCTCAGTTCGATCATGTTATTTTCGGAATTGATTTTTCATCATATTCCCTTTTAACAAGAGAATTATTATATACAGGAATTACAAGAGCAAAGAAAAAATGTGATTTGGTTGCTCAAACTGGTGCTTTGAGAATGGCTATCAGTAAAGAGGGCGTAAGTAAGAAACAGACTCACTTACAGCAGTGTTTGTATGACACAGCTCATCCAAAGTTAGTATTTTAAGAGAATAATATAGTAGAGGTTTCTGGAATGCCCATAAATAGGGCGTTTCAAAGACTCAAAAAGCCAATGAAAGACGGATTTCTTTTGCATACAATATATAGTGCATATACAACATAAAAACATACTATATGTTGCGCATTGAAACATAAAAATAACAAAATAGGAGGATTTATGAGTTCAAAAGACAATTCATATGCAAATACAGACAAAAAGACATTATTTTTATCTGATGATGTAGACAACGAATCTATTGGTAAATTAACATGGAGCATTTTACAACAGATTCGAGAAGACGATGAGAAAGATGAAAAAGAGAAAGATTATAAGCGTGAGCCAATTAAACTATACATCAACTCGTATGGTGGATCTGTTTATGATATGTGGGGATTAATTGATGTCATTCTTAATAGCAAAACTCCAATCTATACATATTGTACAGGATATGCAATGAGTGCAGCTTTTAAGATTTTCTTAGCAGGACATAAGAGATATTGTTACAAGCATTCGACATTTATGTATCATCAAATGAGTTGTTGGAGAAGTGGTAAATATCAGGATTTGGTAGAAGACAGAGAAGAAATGGACTGGCTGAATAAAAAGATTGAAGAATATGTAATCGACAGAACAAATCTCACAAAAGATGATATTAATGAGATTCGTGAAAAGAAGAAAGATTTCTATATTCATTCTGACAAAGCAGTCAAATATGGAATTGTTAATGAAGTTTTGTAGGAGGTAAAAATATGAAAGTAACGATTGATATGGAAAACTTAGAAACACTTGTTCAGACAACAATGGAGAAAAACATTGAGAACATTGTTAAAGAACAGATTGAAGGAACTGTTAGAAAGGTAGCAGACGATCTTTCTAAGAAAGTAATTGCAGATGAGGTATCTGAAAATTTTCAGCGTTTTGTTGATGAATACATAGCAAATACAAAAATCAAAGTTGGTGGAAATTATTGGGATGATACAGAAGAACAGGAATATACCGTTGAACAATATATTAAAAATGAATTAAAGGATAGACTTGATTCTGGAAAGTTAAGAGTAAAGAAGAAAGGACACACAAGTTCATATTCAGATGATTTCGAACAGGTATCATTTGAAGAATATATCAATCGCCAGTTTGATTTTGATGAAATGATTAAAAAGGATTTAGATAAATTTATGGATGATATTCGCAAGCAGGTAAATAAAACTATGAAAGAAACTTTTGATAATTCTACCAAGAGTATGCTGTCAACTGCTGTACTTAATATTCTCGGTGCAAATGAGACATATAGACAGATTGAAAATAACATTAAGTGCATTGCAGATAAGCAGGTATAAGATATGGAAGAAGAAATTTATGAAAATGATTATGAGAAATGTGAATATTGCGAAGTAACATATTGGGAGAGCGATACTGGTTACAGAGAATATGGATGCAGTTTAATTACAGGGAACGAAAATGATTGTGGATGTATGGGTGGAGAAATTGAGTATGGTTGCCCTCTATCGTTTAAATATCAAATTGAAAGATAAGAGTTAAATTGCTGATTTCAGAATTGGAGTAAATATTATGATTAGTTTAAAAGGTAGTAGATTTTTAGTGTCCTGTGAGGATTATACATCAAAAGTGTTTATCAATAATGGAAAAGAGTATAAAGATATTACAAACGAATTATCGGAAGACGATAAAGATGAACTAATTGATGACTTAATATATGCAATTAGTGATTTATTGAAAAAATAAGATTTTAAAATGTAATATGAAACGACAGTTTCTTTGGAAGATTGGAGGTAAAAAATGAGTTCAAACAGAAACAGTAGTAGTTCAGGTATTGGAATTTGCGGAGTATTAACAATTGTATTTGTTGTACTTAAATTAGTAGGCGTTATTAATTGGTCTTGGTTATGGGTATTGTGTCCATTATGGATTGATATTTTACTTACAATTATTGTATTGGTGATTATCGCCATTATTGACAAAAGAACAAGCAATAAGTATTGGAAGAGTGGGAGAATAAAATGGTAGTAGTAGATTTAAAAGATTATCAGCAGGATTGTGTAGACGCTTTTAGAATGGAATTTTCTAAAGAAGATATTAAATGTAATCCAGAAGTAAAGAAACTCGCTAAATTTATTAATCGTCAAGGAAGGAAAATTGACAGAATCAATAAAAAGAGAAGAAGTGTTTTAGGATATAAGTAAGGAGAATAATATAATATGAAAATTTTAGCTTTAACAATTTTATTTATTTTAATGTTTTTTAGGATTAAAGGTACGCCAAGTGCATTAAGTAAAACACTATGGCGAAAGAGAATGGTTAAACAGCTCGCAAAAAGTAAAGAGAATAATAATGGAAAACCATTAAGCGATGCAATGCAAGGTGGTGCAATATTGATTGTATTTTTCATGGAACTATTCTTAATCATCTTTTACATAGTGTTAGGAAACAAAATTGGAACAACTGAGTTTATTATAATGTCTGCATTACAGGTATTTACTTGCTTATGGTCATTGGGTATAAGCTTATCAGAAGTAAAAACAGCTTTTAATTACAATATTGAAGATTTTAAGTTTCGCAGATTCCAGTTGTTATTTAATGTGGTGTTAGATTATATCTATTATCCGTGGGCGATTTACATGTTATTGAAGTAACAAGAATCCATTATTTCGTGTGGTGATATTAGGAGACGATAGTATGAGAAGATGGTTAGTAAAACGACCAAATGATGAGGTTATTGTGACGATAATGAAGAATAAATGTGATGAAACATATTCTTTTATTAATCTAACAAAAGAACACATTTGTCCATGTAGATTTTCATCAATGGAAGAAGCATTGCTAGATATGGATAAAAAGATAAAAGATGGAACTGTATTAAAATATAAAAAAATAGGAGAATAAAATGGCACAGAGTGCAAAACGATTAATGTTTATTAGAGTCGTTAAATGTAAAGATGAAAAACCATTAAATTACATTTGTTAATATAAATATTTTTAAAACAATCACAACAACTATGCAGTAATAGAGAATACATATGTGGTGGTGGAATATGTAGACACAAAATATCCGTTGTGTAGCGAGAAATGTACTTAAGTGTACGACTGAACATGCGCCTGGCTGTTAACCAGGAGTACGGAAGTTCTTTTCCCATAGCGGTCACGTTAATAATACCTCTGTTTGTACAGTAATGTATATGTAGGGTGAAAATCCCTACCCACATATTTATAATAAAAATATAATATGTAAAAACTTATGTCTTAAAAATCTAAATTTTTATAAAAATCCCCAAAAAAATAATAAGTAAAAAGAATAAAAATAAATAGAAAGGATAAAGTAAGGTCTTGCAAGATAAACAACGTTGTGCCTTTCTGTTTAAAAAATGATTAATAGTAAAGAAGTCTTATATAGCAAAGGCAATAATGATGAGTGTATGACTCCAAATTATGGAGTTGAACCAATTTTAAAATATATACCAAAAAATGCAGTAGTTTGGTGTCCGTTTGATAAAGAAGATAGTGAATTTGTTAAACAAATAAGGCAATCAGGTCATAAAGTAATTGCTACTCATATTGATAACGGAGAAAATTTTTATACATATGAACCCAATGAACATTGGGATTGTATTATAAGTAATCCACCTTTTACTAATAAGAGAAAAATATTTGAAAGAGCTTTATCTTTTAATAAGCCATTTGCACTAATAATGAGTAATACTTGGTTAAATGATTCTGCTCCTAAACAGTTGTTTAAAAATAAGGATTTACAACTTTTAATGTTCGATAAAAGGATGAAATTTATGAATAACGGAGAAGTTCAAAACAAAATAACATTTAGTAGTAGTTATTATTGTTGGAATTTTTTACCTAAACAAATAATTATGGAAGAATTAATAATGTAAAAAGGAGAAATGGGTAATGGAGATAAACTTATTGAAACTTAAGTTAAACAATCCTCACGGTGGGATATGCGGACTTTCTGTATTGAGAAGGAGTTGGAAGTACAGACCTATTGACTTCTGTTGTGAAAATATGAAAGAAGCATTTGGAGAAAAATTCGACAAGTTTATAAAATTTAGAGATGAATTTATGCCGATGTGGCGTAATGAAGACGAAGCATCAAACACAGATTTAAACATACCTCACTTATGTTTAACTACAACAGAAAGAGTAGCTAACGGTTTTGACTCTTATACGAAAGAGCACAATTATGCAATCAACTTCTGTCCATTCTGCGGACAGAAAATTACTATAAATGTAGAAGAATTAGATTTTACCAGCGAATATTCTCAATTAGTTTCACTCAGAGAAATAAATCACATCAAATCAACAAGAGACGGGATTACTGTTGATGAAAAAAGATTTTATCAAAAAGAATATGACAGAATAATAGAAACAATAAATTATCTTAATGAATTTATTGAAGTAGCAGATGTTGAAAGATTAAGACGATATGTTGGAGTTTAAAAGAGAATATATATATATATATATATATATATATATATATATAGATA